AGAATGATAAAGAATTAGAAGAGATTTTAAAAGATATCGAAAAGCTTTTAAAAGAAATCCAGGAATAACGGCGTGTCGTGTTGACAATTGTCAGCATGGCCCGTATCTTTTGGGGGCCGATTTGTACCTTATGTCCGATTTGTATTATTGCCTGGATGTGGCGTAAATCACAAAAAAAGATTTCCGACACGCCCGAAAAAGGGGTCAAAATGTCAGTGGTGTGTGTTATAGTTACACTATAAAGAATTAGAGATAAAGGTTATCTCAAAGAAAGGAAAACAAAATGTTTTCACTAAGTTATAAAATCGAATACAATACCGACCCTGCTTATCCACTAAGCAAAAATTTCGGTACTTGCTTAGGTGTTCTCGTAAAAGATGAATACTCTGCTAATGAAATGCTAGACCTTCTAGCAAAGCGAGGAACTATCCTCGAAACTAATTTGGAATACCTTCCAAATTATGTCCCTTCTAATCGTGTAGTAATTGCTACTACTAGAAGTTGGGAGTAATCATAATGGGTTACATTGAAATTTTTCGTATGAATGAAAATGGTGCTGGTTGGGTAGATTTATCTGAAGCCACTCCAGATGAAATGCTAAGCATTGAAATTGGTTTATTTCAAGAAGGTGCTTTATTTAATACTAAGGAGGCAGACTAATGCCACTATTTGAATTTACAACTTTCATAACAATAGAAGCGGAAGACTATGATTCCGCAATTTCTTGGTTTGATTATAAAACAAAAGGCTTAGATACATATGTATCAGATATAGAGGAGAAATAATAATGGGTAATCTACAAGATGTAATTGGAATTCCTTGCGAGGAATGTAATGGTGCAGGATTTGTTTTCTTTGGTGATAACAATGACTTTGATGTAATGGTGTGTGATTGTGTTCCCGCCGATGAAGATCCCGCCGAATATATTTTAGGAATGTAACGGCGTGTTGGCTTGACAAAATCAAGCTGGCCCGCAAAAGACACGGGCTCGGGCGTGTCTCTTATGGCGTGATATTTATCACACCTGGAATGTGGTGCAACTCACACCCTTGAGCGTCTCAATATTTGGAATTACTGGCTAGTAAGTAGAGAAATGTCAGACCCCTCTGCTATAATTTCAGCATAACCTAAAAAAGAAAGGTGGTCAAAATGACTACACTAAATGAAACTCTATTCTCTACTATCGTTCATGAATATCACAATGGTGGCGTTAAGTCATCGTATGGATTAGATAAATATACTCGTATGGAATTATTCCGCTACTTAATCCGTTCTAAGTCTTGCAATTGCATAAATTGCCTCTAGTAGAAAGAAGGTCAGAAATGAACCTAGATGAATATAAGGCGTATGTCCTAGCGACACGCCAAAACTCAAAGGCAGAAGCGATGTCAGTGCTATCTGCTACAATGTCCTCTAACAATCAAAAGAAAGAAGGTAGTCACAATGGCTAACTGTTACAATATCGAAAGCCTCTTAGAAGGTAAATACTATCGCTCTAATTCCCGCAAAGGATTAGACGGAATTATCCAATATGCTGAAAAGCGTGATGGTGTTTGGTATGGAGAAAATACCGAAGCCTATCTCGTTAAAGTCCGCCCTACCTATGACGGCAAGGGTATCTTCCGTAATGATTTCTATGCAACTGTTGCAGTAAAGGTCGGTGAATAATAATGTATAAAATTACTGTAACCTATGATGAGAATACAACGCCGTTCGGTGTATTCCAATACTCAGATGAATTGCAGGCTCATAAAGAGTTTGCAAAGTTTATTGACTGGGGATTCGCAGATAAATATTCTACTGTTAATCTCTACACGCCTTCAGGCAAGTGTTACACTAAAATATTCTATCGTGAAGGTAGAAGGGTGGTAGAAAAATAATGATGAGCCGTAAAGACTATATTTCAACCGCTGAAATTCTTGCTAGTGTGCAGGATAAAACTCACCCCGCAGTATATGGATACTTAGCGAGAGAGTTTGCAGTAATGTTTGGCAAAGATAATTCTAATTTCGATGTCACCCGATTCTATGACGCAATTAATTACAACACAAAGGTAGGTAAATAATAATGGGTAATAATCTCTCCTCTGATCTTGCTACAATGAATTTAGATTTAGAAAGTTCAATTGCAATACAATTGCGTTCTAATCACTATCCACCCGTTCCACTTTCAATGGTGCAACCATGTATTGATGCTATTGATGCATACTGGGAAGATAGCACCGAACGCAAAATTGATTTGCCTGAAGGTATAACTTGGCGTGGTGAAACTTATGCACCTGCATGGGCAATTATTGAAAGCCACCACTTGGAAGCATGGTGTCAAGATGACGAATACTATGAGGAATAAAATTATGGAAAAAGTAAAACGTGTACAAGAGCTGCGGCGTAGTAACGCCGCAACTCCTGTTCGCAATAAGAAAAAATATACTCGCAAAAATAAATATAAAAATAATTATGCAGAGTAATGCATAAATATGCAGGCCCGCTCTTTTGAGGACTTATCCACAGGTTTAAGTGGAGTTGTGGAAAACCCTGGATCCTGTGAGAAATCTCACAAATCTTGCGACACGCCGTAAATGGATTAGAAAATGTCAGTGGGTTACGGTACAATACTCTTATTCACACAAACAAAGGACAATAAATGACAACAACAGGCTTTACTCTTTATCCATTTACACATAAGGACATTAAGTTCGTATCTCGTATTTCTAATTCCTCCCGTTATGCTCCACAAATTGCAAAGATGGGCGAGGCGTTTATTGAAATGAATAAGCAGGCAGTAGATGAATGCTTGTCAATTACCGAAACAACAACTCATGATGAATTAGTTTCAATGGTAGCATTTATTAACGCAGGCGGAACAGAAATGTTTCTAGAATTGGCGTGATTTTTATCACACCAAATCTATCTCAAATAGTGGGATAGGGCTTGATAAATGTCAGCCCTATCCGCTATAATACTCTCTATCAACAACAAACAGAAAGCAGGAAACAAATGACAATCGGAACACAAACCTATCAGGTAGGCGACCTCTTTACAACACAGAAGTCAAATGTAACAGGGACAATCGTTGCTATCGAACCAATCAACGCAAACACAACTCGTGTTTTGCTTGATGTAAATGGACAGGAACGCTTTACAACAGTAAAGTTCTAAGTAAATAATAATAGCAGGGGCTATGTCAGTAGCCTCTGCTATAATACTCTCAACAACAACCCACACAAAGAATAGGAAATAAAATGACAAGAGCAATCACAGTAAAGGTGGCAACACCAAAGGTAATCAAGGCTTTGGAAACAAAGTTGGCAACTCTCAAGTCTGATAAAGAAAATGAAGCAAGCAACGAAGCAAAGTTCCAAAAGGCTATGGAAAAATGGCGTAAGGAAATTGGTAAGTATGCTATTGCTAATTTTGCTAAGGCTGAGAACCTTCGCACAAACTATCGTTCTTGGAACAAAACTCTCAATGTAGATTTTGACCTAACAGTAGCAGAAGGCGATTTCCCTGCTGAACCACAGCGTGATTTCACAACTATGCACGACCACACTTATCGTGAAATCGTGGAGGAAATTAACAACGCCCTCAACATCTTAAAGATGACAGATGAGGAAACAGTTAATGCTTCTACTATGAAGTCAATCGCTAAGTATCTCTAACTAAATAATCGAAACAGGGGCAGTTTAGAGGGAGTCCTCGCCCAATGTCGTAAGTAAGAACCCTCAACCAACTTCTAACAGAAAGAAAATAAAATGTCTCCAATCCTAGATGTAACAAAAGGTCGTTTCTACTCAAAGGGCGACATCTTCACAACTGGCAAGTCAGGCGTAACAGGAACAATTACAGAAATTATTGCTGTTCGTCCTAATCTAACAAAGCTCGGTCTAATGACTGAGGGCGGGCTTCGTTGGGCAATGGTCAAAATCGGTAAGTAATGTTACAATACTCCTGAGCATGAGTTAAAACTGCTCTTTCTATCCCTACTAGCGAAATGGATCAAAATGCGTTTTCGTATTGACATCTATGATGAAGTCAAGGCAAATGACATCAGAATTTTTTCTGATGAAGGTCTTGATAAAGAAGGACTATCACAATTAGTTTGGTCTAATGTTGATAAGTTTCAAGGTAATGTAAAAGCATATGTATATGATAGTTTAAAGAAGAAGAAGACAATGGCTGTTTATTATCCAATGGATGTTCTTGCTAATCATAGAAACCGCAAGGTGAATGTATAACGTTATCGGTGAATTAATTGCTTGGGTGCTAATTGGATTTTTGATTAGCCCCCTTGCATTAATTATTTATTTGTTTAGAAATTCAAAATAGATTTGACAAATCGGTTAGCCGCCCGTATATCTGCGGGGTTATCCACAGGCTTACGGCGTGTCGTCCACAACCCCCAGATCTGTGAGATTGATCACATCTCAAAGCTTGAGACATTCCCTAAATTAACTATACAATGTCAGTGGCACCTGTTATAATTAAGCCAATCTAATCGAAAGGATAACTCATATGTCAGTTCAATCTCCAGTGGGCAATACTGCTCACAAGTCAGAAATCGAAGATGGCTCAGCATCTCTTGCTGTAAATCTTCGTACCAATCCTGCTTGGCACTCTTTTGCCAATAAGGTGTTCAATCAAGATGAGGCAGTTACAACTGCACAAATGCTTGATGGTGCTAAACTCTCTAATTGGAATGTTCAGTTAGAGCCTGTTGCAGATTTGCTACCTGCAAATTACAATTCAGTCAGCGAGAATTTTCTTGTTGTTCGTGATGACCCTTACAATGCAGGTACAAAGAATGTCCTTGCAACTGTTGGCTCTCGTTATAAGACTGTCCAAAATGAGGATTTATTTTCGTTTGCGGATAACCTTCACGATGGCAACCCAGATGTTTATTGGGAGTCTGCGGGTTCTCTAAAGAATGGTCGTGTAGTCTATGGCTCTCTTTCAATTCCCCGCACAATGGTGCTTGACCCTAATGGTGCAGCAGATGAAACTAAGTTGTATCTAATCGTCTGGACATCTCACGATGGTTCAGTTGCAGTTCAGTCTGCAATTACTCCTGTTCGTGTAATGTGCCAAAATACTCTTAACCTTGCAATGAAGAAGGCTAAGCAGTCTTTCAAGATTCGCCACACCCAAACTGTTGATGGTAAGATTCTCGCTGCTCGTGAGGCTCTTGGCTTAACTCTTGGTTATATGGACGAATTCGAAAAGCAGGCTAAGGAACTCTATGAGATTTCCGTAACCGATGCAAAGTTCTCACAAATTGTGAAAGCACTTTATCCAAAGCCTGAAAAAGATGCGGCTAAGGTTGCTCTTACTAAATGGGAAAATAAAGTTGTATTGCTTGATGAGTTGTATCACAATTCGCCAACCAATGCTAATATCAAGGGCACTGCTTGGGGCGTTGTAAATGCTCTAACTGAGCGTTTGGATTATTTCCGCACTGCTCGTAAAGCAGGCGATTCGCTAATGGCAGGTGCATCTGGATTCGACCCAGTTGTTACCGCAGAAAAAAATAAAATCGTTAAGCAAGTTCTTGCTCTAACGAAATAAAAATAAATTCCTGAGCACGAATTAAAACTGCTCATCTGATTCCGTAGATCAATTGGTTAGATCGCTACCCTGTCACGGTAGAGGTTGCGGGTTCAAGTCCCGTCGGAATCGCAAAGTATAAATATGCATAAAGCTGCATAAATATGCATGCCCGCAAAAGATACGAGCTGATGCCCTCTCTTACGGGTGTGATCTTTATCATACGGGAACCTGAAAAAAACCACTGGAAATGCTTGTGAATGTCAGTGGGGTGGTGTATAATTCCATCATCTCTCAAGAAAGGAAGATTATGCCAAACTGGGTATATAATGGTTTAACAATTGAAGGTAAGCCAGAACAAGTAACAAAACTAGTAGAACAAATGAACACACCATTTGTGGATTATATTGAAGCAACAGGTGATTTGGCATTTGGTGTAAAACAAACTAAGTATATTAATCCTATATTTTCATTTCGCAATATCATTGCTCCAACAGATTTGGAAGCATATAAGGCACAGCCTAAGCGTTCTGAATTAGATGTAAATGACCCAAATTGGTGGGCAGATACAATGAAGGTAGCATCTGTAGATAATTCTTGGTATTCATGGAATAATCGTGAATGGGGAACAAAATGGGATGTTGCTGTATCTGAGGATAATGAATATCCAGAGACATATATGGAAGGTCCTACTGAAAATGGTGATAACTTAGTTGTATATTATAACTTTAATACAGCATGGGGTATTCCACTTCCCGCCCTTGAAAAGTTGTCTGCTCAATATCCTAATCTACTTTTTACTTTATCATATGAGGAAGAGACTGGTTGGGGTGGTGAACTAGAGATTCTTCGTGGTGTAGTAATTAGCCATGGTGAGTATGAATCTAGATGCCGTGATTGTGATGAACATGATTGCATGGAGTATTGCGAAAATGACTGCGGTGAGATTTGCTCCGCATGCCATTGGCTTGGCGAGGCTGACCTAGAAGCAGTTGAACAATGTGAAGACCATAAGCAGTACCTTGATACAAAGGTGCCTGAATATAGGAAAGCAGGTGCATAATGCATAAACATAATTGGTTATGTTCAGATGTTCCAGGGGTTTATACTTGTACATTTAATTGTGGATTTGGATATTGGAATCCTAAAACAGAACAAATAGAGGAGCAATGATGGATCTAAAATGGTTTAAATATACTTGGGTCTGTAATGGAGAATGCAATGCTTTAATTGAATATATACTTAAATCAGGATATACCCCAAATGTGACAGATATCACATGTTTATGTGGTTCAAATACTACCTTATTGTCAGTGGAAGATGCTACAATACCCGTTATACCCACACAGAAAGAGGAAACCATGGAAACAACAATAACAATTAACGAGACATATAATCCTAATCTACTTGTAACATATAAGAAGATTGACGGGGATGAAGTATCTTATCCCGTTCAAAAGGTTACAGAGATTGAATATTCCCTTGACCAAGGCCGTCGCTGGTACAAGAGTCTAACTGAAAAGCAAAACGAGTGGTACCGTAAGGAAAGCCAGTTGCGTACATTGCTTGAAGAGACATTTGCTGATTCAGAAGACCAAGAGACATTGACTGCAATTGCAGAAATCTTTGATATTCCTCTAACCAAGGAAGTTGAATACACTGCATGGGTACGTGTTGATTTAACTGTTGAAGTTGAACTTGGTGGAGACATGGATGCAATTGAAGATTTTATTGCAACTAATCTAACCGTTGATTCATATGATGCATTGATTCAGGTTACCAACCATGATGTTGAACGTGTTGAGGAAGGTGCTTACTAATGTACTTTGAACTTTCCGCTCCGTCCCGCATCGCCTTTCAAAGGGCGGTGTGGGATGCCAACATCATGGGTCTGGACCCAGAAGCATCTACAGAACCGTTGACATTCAACATCGGAACTGGTAGCATTGAGAAAGTATCAAACTTACGTGAGAAGTATAATCTAACAGAAGTTTATGTTTCAGAGTTTGAGCCGTATCACCCATATGGAGAATAAATATGTCAGACTATAGAGAAGGCTTTGATGATGGTGTGAGACATGCACGAGAATTGCTTGTCGAAACATTGTCTGAGCTTATGGATCGTAATGACGAACCTGTACACACTTACCAAGATATCGCAGATTTAATTGAATCGGGGATAATTTGACATGGACTGGATGCGACAAATGTAGAGTTGCTCAGGCACTCTATGAAGCAAAAGGTATGGCTGGCAGCCTGTTCTTTTGTGGACATCATTTAGATGAATTTAAAGAGGCCCTTGACAAATGGTCTTATGAGATAGTAGAATTAGCGGCCCAACAAGAAAAAGAAATGGCGGAGGTTTCAAATGGGAGCACGGATTAACTTTGTATTTAAAACTGATTTGGATATGCCAAACTTAGTTTTATATTCACACTGGGGTGAAACATCCTGGCGTGAGGATTTATCTGCAGCACTGCGGGCTGCAAAGCGTCGTATTGATATGGGTGACATTCCATATTCAACACGTATTATCATGGACCAATTAACTAAAGAAGGACGGGACGAGGAAACTGGTTTCGGAATCTATCTTGCAAATGCTAATCAAGAATACTGGGACACAACAGTAGAAATTGATATGACTACACAAATGGTTTGTGATGAAGGCAATTGGCATTCATTTGAATCATTCTGTAACTATCAGGAAGAGGTTCAAGAATACCATGACTTTACAGTCAACTGAAATATGGTATAATTAATTTGAAGTTAGGTGAGGCTTTCAGGTCCCGTCAGACCAAGTCTTTAAATATGCATAGTGTGGATGCAGCCTAACGTTCCCTGAAGAACCCTGGTGTTGGAGAGACCGCCAGGGTTCTTCCCTTTCTCAGCTCTGCTAAGGGCTGGGGACGGATCTTCTCTCTTACGGGGATGTGGTGTAAATCACAGGAATTTACGTAGACAAATGTCAGTCATCTGATATATAATACTCATATACGAAAGGCGGAATAATGTTAGGCTATGATTTGCAAGATTTAAACCATATGATTAAATCAGTAGGAGATTCTTCTATTTATATCCCACCTGCCCAAACAGAACTGGCAGAAGGATTAAATAAAGCATCAGAATTTTTACAAGGACTTTGGGCGGAGGGATACTTTGATGGATATGAAGGTTAAAATAGATTCATTATTAGAGTATATGAAACTACATGAGATTAGTTTAATGCAAGACCTAGAAGAGATTGATTATGTAAATGAACATCATTTTTATAGATGTAAGGAAGCAGAGATTTTAAATACCAGGCATTTAATGTCAGTGGCCAATGGTATACTACTGCTAAATGGAAAGGAATAATATGGATATCACACTAGACCCATATCTGTCCCGCCAAGTTATCTTGGGCATGGACGGGGCGGACATCATGCACGGGCACCTGAAGACGCTTATGGTTGAGGCAGAGGCACAACTAGAAATGGCACAAGAAGCAGAAGAAGATTCAGGCGAAGCAATGGATTCAATGGAGCGGAAGTACTGGGAAGGTGTCCTTGAGACATATGGAGAACTATACCAACTAACATATGCAATCGCATTTGCTAAAGCAGAATTGGAGAAAGACAACTAATGGACCTACAAGAACAAACACGTATGCAAGATGTATACAAAGACATTAATGTAATTATTGATAAGATTGGTAAACTTCCTGTGTTCCCGTCCCTGGTTTGGGTATGGACCTGGGATGTTACCAAGAGCATGTTAAACAACTTCAGAGATGATGAAGAGTACAAGGTTAACATGACTGACGAAGAAGTCTGGAAACTATTTTGGGAGCAAGCAGATTCAAATGGATTTACATTAGAATATGGCACAGAAACACTTGACGATCACATTAGCGATTGGCTAATGGATATTGATGCCATTGAATATAATGAGGAGGAAGAAGATGAAGATGAGTGATGAATATGTAGACTCAGTCCTGGCCCAGGCCCAAAAGCTTTTATGGGGTGGCAGCGAAACCGAAAATATTGAGGCACACAACCTCATAGCAAAACTAATTAAAGATAGAATGTCTTTAATTGAAGATAACTAAATAAGGCGGACACCCTATTTACAAAATCTGTAAATAGTGGTAGAATTTAATTGTCTATAGAAAGGACAAATGCAATGACAACAAAGCGTGAATATCTAAAGACCCAGGGAATCACAGTTGGTGCCCGTGGCCGTTTTTCTTCTGCTGCAAAGCAGGCTCTAGCGGAGGCTACCCAAAAGGGTATCACCTTCACCGCAGAAAAGCCTACCTCTGTAAAGAAGTAACCTGCCCATAGATCGGAAGGCTGGTTGAGAGAAATCTTGCCAGCCTTCCCCACTTATGATAGGATTCTAACTGAGGAGAGATATGGCAAAAAAAACACCTGAAGAAAAGTTGGCGGAACAAATCAAACAAACTCTAGATAATGTTAATTTCAATGCCCCACTAATGGCTAATTATCTAGTAAATACTAATCCACATTATACACAAGATAAGATAATGGAACTCATAGAGTCATTATTAACTTATCAGTATATGAAATACAATGAGGATTGGCAAATTGCGGAACAAACAAGTTATGGTTTAATAAAAGCGAGGGATTGGTTTAGAATCCTTGCAGATAATGACCAATTAGAACTTGATATAGATTAGATATAGATATATAAAGGATAGCTCCAGGATATAATTATCTTGGGGCTATTTTTTTGTGCCCAAATGTCCAAATTGTCTTTTTCTCTACGGACTGCGGGCAAAATGCCCTATTTACGGGAATACTACCAAAATCACTGGAATTTGTCAACATATCCTGCAGAATATATACTAAATCTATTATAATTATATAACAATTGTATAAAATCTGCAGAAAATGCTTGACAGATCTGGGCAAATATGCTCCATTACGGGCAAATTTTATATATCCCTGGACTATTGACATGTCCAATATTATATGATATGGCGTAATGTGGAGCAAAATGGATTACGGTGGAGTAAAATGGATGCTCTATATCATGTATATCTAATTATATATAATACAATAGTCTAATAGAATATTTTCTATAGTATAAGCTGTGGATAACTCTGTGGATAACTTAGATCAAATGACACAAAAATATCCACAGGGTGTGGATAACTCTGTGGATAACTTTGATCTAAATTAGGCGGGATTATTGAATAGGACTTCTATTTTTACTTTGCTTTCTAGTCCAAGTATTGGCTTTATGGGCAACAGTTCCTCTAACTGTATCTTCAATTAGAGCTTTATTTCTGGACAATGCTCTCTCTGCAATTTCTATCTGCTTGTCCCATTTAATCTTTTTCTTATATTTCTTATTCATTCGAAATCTACTTGATTTTCAAATAATTGGGCGGGAATGGAATGAGCTTCTTCATAGCATCTTTTGCAAATAGGAAAGATTCTTTCCTTATCTGCATCAACTGTCTCAGATTTGGATCCACATTTTTCACATTTACTCATCTTTATCTTATTAATATCTCTTATTACATCAAGGTAAGTATGGCTCATTATTGCTCTTCCCGCCTTATTTACAGACATTGCAATAAAATGGATTACGCATATGTTCTTTGGATATGATGATATGCTGAGAGCATCCTACACACTTGGCAGTCATTAAATCATGATCATCTAGTTCATTGATATGAACAATTGGATCATGGGTATAAAATAGCTTAGTTGCATACCATGTTAAAAATATGCTAATTATTGTAATCATTTACTCTTCTGTTTCTTTGTCTATATCTTCGGCAATCTCTATGAAGTCATCTAACTCCATAAAGTTCTCTAGGTTATCTAGAAATCCCATTATTAAATCCCATTATTGCTTCCCGCCAAATGCTCCAGACCAAGTAGGAATAGCTTCTGGCTCACCTGTTGATTTATTTACTGGAACGCAATTAGGTACTTGCTTGCCATTTTTATCTTTCATTCCAACCTGCTTATATCCTTGCCAGCAAGCCTTCTCAATATTATTCCACTTGTCCAAGTGCTCATCTTCTGATACATATTTCATTGTCATGCACTTATCGCATTGATCGCATGAAATGCCTTGTTCCTTACATGTAGCACAATCGCATCCTTGATCCGTCATATCTGTTTTTTCGCTCATAAAGCCATTATACTATTTCTTTATCATAGATGCAATCCTTATGCACCCTATCCTCTTCATAATGAATCTTAAACATTCCGCCACAATTGAAGCAAAGTACATCTAATTTAGGAGACTGACAAATGCCCTCATTCATTACACCTCCACATACAGGACAATGGGGTATATTAAAATAACCCTTAGCCCAATTCCAAAAAGTATTTAAAGTTGTCATTCTGCCACCTGCCGTGGAATCATAGACTCACAATATGTACAAAGGTCATATGTCGAACCTGTATAAGGACAGGTTCCAGCATGGATCAATGTATGTCCTTTATATCTGCATTTAATAGTTTTAATCCAAATCATTACGCTTTTTCTCTCTATCATCAAGTTCTGAAACTATACCGCTAACAATATATCCCAGGGCATAGCCTACCAATAGACCATATAGAAATGCTATCATTCTTCTTCCTCTGTCTCATATTCTGAGATTAACTCTTCAGAATGAAGTTCTTTTAATTCTGCTTCCCACTGTGACCAAGCCTCATCAATTCCCTGCTTATCATATTCATCGCCAAGCTTTTCATATAGGTCTGCATCATCTGCATCCATATCTTCCATCAAGGAATCAAGTTCGGTAATCCATCCCTTTATATCTAAGGAATAATAAGTTCCCCATCTATCATATGGCTTATGAAACCATGTCCACAAATTGCCGTAGACTTTATAGCGAATTCCATAATTAGAATCCTCATCTAAATTAACTGCCTTTATCAACATGCTGGCTCCAATTGATCCACATGCATTAGCAAACCAACGTAGTGGTAATATATTCGTTCTATCAATTCTCTTAGAATGATTAAGCATTGCTCTCTCCCGCCGCCGCACTTTTTTCACTTTCAGTGTCCCAATATGGTGCACCATTTATATCATAATCATTTAATCTAGATAGTAACTCAGAATTATCTTCTATAGCTTTCTGCAAGCTCTCGAAAAATCGAGAGCAGCGTTCGCATCCATAAAACAAACTGTTACCACGTCTAATTAATTGTAAGTCTTTTGACTCTGTGACCTTCTTACAATGTGCACACATTGCCATTTGTTAGCCCTTTACAGCCAAGATATTCTTAGAGCTAATAAGGAGGTACTTATCTTCTCCGTCATCAATCTCTGTGCCACTGTGATCTGGATACACCACTGTATCGCCTACAGCAATGCCTGTGACTGGGATAACATCACCCAGATAGTTTTGCTCGCCATTACCAATAGCAACAACTGTACCAGTCTTTGGTCCTTGTGAGGAGTATGAGGCTGCAAGTACAAGACCAGATGAAGTTTTTTTCTCGCCTTCTTCAATCTGCTTTACAAGTAGTAGATTTCCTAATGGTTTAATCATTATCTTTTTGTTTCTCCCAAGTTAGTTTGCCATCTTTATATACTGGCCAATATCCTAGCGAACGCCAGTCCATCCGCATAATTTTTGACTCACCCATTAATAACCACCCAAACAATTAATAGATCTAGTATGCTTTGCATATTGCATCAAATATTCTGATTTAGTTGGTGCCCAAAAATCTTTACCGCATGCACCACAATTACCAGACCAATCACCTTCAAAAAAATCATATGTCATTAATTTAATTCTTGGATTAGTTGTTACTGTCTGTGTCTTTTTTTGTTTCCGTATTTGTTCTCTACGTCTTGTTTGCATCTGTTAACAATCGCTTTCGTTAGTAATTCAATACGGCGAGATGATTCAAGAACATGTATATCATCCCAATCCATAGGGTCATCTGTCTGATTCACTTTCTTAGTTTACCAAAAAACTACTACTATTGTCAATAGTATTTTGCATATTTATACATCAATATGTATAATTAAACTATTATGAATACAATGCAATGGATAATTACAATAGGTGCTACTGCATCTGCCATTGGATATTTGTTTTCTAAGTTTATTAAATTGTTTTCAACTTGGTTTAAATTTATTAACGATTGGGTTGGAACAGATGAATATCCAGGAGTAATGGAAAGACTTGCTATGGGTCATGATCGCTTTGATTTAATTGAACAAGAGATGGCTTTAATTAAAGCAGAACTGTTTAATAACCATGGATCTTCATTAAGAGATGCTATTGATCGCATTGAAGAAGCCGTTTCTAAAAACAATAAGTAATTAGCTCCCTGGCCTGGATTCGAACCAAGATACTCGCCTCCAAAGGGCGATGTCCTACCGTTAGACGACCTGGGAATACAGAGCGAGTGACCAGAATCGAACTGGCACTATCTGCTTGGAAGGCAGAGACACTACCATTATGTAACACTCGCAATAAAAATGGAGCAGTTTACATAGACGTACTCAGGTCATTTTATCGTTCAACCCGTAGGTGATTTCGATAATATTATTATACAATTTATAAACGATACTTGTCAATAGAAAAGCCCCAGAAAAATCTGGGGCTAAACTAAGTTAATGTTGATTAACTATGATTCTTAATAGCTTCAGAAACAGATCCAATATGAATTGAATTCTTTTTCTTCTTTCCACCTTGGCTGGCATTTGTATTGATAGTATCTGTAGATGTTGTAGCACCTGATGGAGTACTATTTGCCGCTGGTGTCATACCTGTTCCGTCATCTGACATTATGCACCAAGTGGATTCTCTGAGTCTGGAACCATTGTTGGATCCATTGTAATCATTGGTGAATTAGGAGATTGAATATCTCCGTTATTTCCACCCATTCCGCATCCGCACATTGCACACATTATGAAAGCATTTCTGAAGCGTCTGAAGATGATTCTCCCGCTGCAGATGATCCCTCTTGATTAAATCCTGCATTGCCCTGTGATGACATGTCTGAAGCTGCAAATGCTGCTGCAGGTGCCTCTGTGTATGACTCTGTTGGCCATGGTGAGCTTGGGTTGATCTTTGGTGCTGTAAAGCCGTCTAAGTTAATTCCGTCTGCCATTTTGTTCTCCTATAGGTTAAAAATAGACCAGCATGCTTTTGGTCTACTACAATTATATCATTAGTTATATTCTTTTTTGGACCATAGGTTTTTCTTATACCAACCATTGATCACACTTCCTACTTGCCACATTCTGCGTCTATTATCTTCTCTTAAAGACATATTTTCTACTGTCTCCCAAGAATCCCTTTTAATTGGAATTACCTGATATATTGGTGTTCCTTTTGGAACAACCCCCTCAAATCCTTTTTTAACAAAAAATGGTATTCTTCCAGAAGAAAGTAAATCTTTATCTGTATCAATAACACCACTTAATGTAAAAAATGGAAGATCGTATTGATTTAAAGGTTGAGTAATTAATATGCTGTAATCTTTTGGTGTTTTAATTAAATGAGGATTATTCCAAACAAAATGTTTTTCATGATATCCATTTGGAGATGGCATAGGGTAAGATATTTCTGGACCCCTTGCTTGTAAAGGTTCCCAAAAATCTGGAACATCTACTGTTTGTCCAGGCCATCTGATAATAGGACCATGAACAGTTTGATCTACAATTAAATCACAAAATGTAACAACCATATATCCAGTTAAAAATGAATCTAAAAATGGAACACAATTTCTTAATGCTGGCTTTGTTTTATCACCTAAAAATTGTTTTGTTTTTCCATACCATTCTGGCACATAATTTTTAGCAGGCTTTATAATTTCAATATAAGGAAAATCAACTGCAAGTTCTATCTTTTTATTTGCCACTGATCTTTGCGTACCCAGTCTTTTTCTTGTTCATAGAACCTGGCTTCTTGAATCCCGCACCTTTTGGCATGTTAGCAATTCTAATTTCTAAAGCTTTTGCTACCTTTTTTTGTTTTTGTGTCATTCTCTCTCCCCCATTAGTCTTGAATGATGTTCTAAACAAACATCAATCATTGAATGTTCTGAATCTGAATAAAGTTTTTCTGCTGGACCGTAACAATCTTTAATTCGACACATGTCCATGTCCCAATAGTCTGCTTCACCTCTAGATTTTAATTCTATCAAGACAATCCGCCCTTTGTGCTTTGTGCAGTAGGGGCTGGTTGCTCCAATCCACACTCGGCACACTTTGCATCCATCATATACATTGAAATTTCTGATGTTTGTGGGTCAAACGCTGCTGTAATTTCAAATAAATTTGATCCACATTCTTTGCATAATGCTGACATTAAACTACTCCAAAATGTTTTAGAATTGCTGTACTTGCTAAAATACACCAACCAATATTAAAATAAATAATAGTTGGAAGGGTTTTAATTGTTGATGTTAAAATTAATGAAAGGCTTGAAGCCAATGCAAAGATATAGAACCACCAAAATTGTACTCCAAAAAGTAATCCTGGAACAATAATCATAAGCTTTGTGCTAAACGCCCAAAACTCAATAATATTTGTCATTGTCCAATACTTCTTAGTAAAAAGGTGCATTGTTACTTCTTTAATATCTTTAGGTTTTAACATTATTCTCCTGAATGAAAATTGTCTTTTAGGTATTGATAATGCGATGGTGCATTTTCAATTGCTTTTAACCACTTTTTACGAGATTCTTGTGTTCTCAAATAAAATTCTCCAGCTACTTTCTTATAGTCTGTATCAAAGTGCCAGTTCCAATATTTGGTTGTCAACATGTCAACAGTATAGTATTCCATTCCAACAGCAATAGCATGGAATCCAGAATCTTTTGCTGCACGATATGATTGACCTTCAATCTTGTCTCCAAATAATGTTATATGGTTATTGTAACCGCCCCAAATGTCTCCAGTTACATCATTGTTTGTCATATAATTCCAAAATTCAGTATCATTACGTTTACTCAAAGAATAGTGATATTGAATAAATATTGCAAAAAGGTCAAAACGCTTTTGAACATAAGCATTATAAAGATCTCTATTTATACCATTATAAAAGCCTTTATTAATTCCTCTTACAACTTCACGTAAATGTTCATGAATAAAGTAAATTCCATTACTTTCAAGTGGCTCTAGGAATGCTGCTGACATTCCAATACCGATCACATTCTTAACCCAAGTACGTTCATAGTGACCAGCTCTAAATGGAACTTCTCTAAACTTTAGATCATCGGTAATTCTATGTGCTCCATGATATGACCTTAAGTGCTCTTTAAATTCTTCTAATGCAGCTTCTTTAGTAGTAAATCTATCACTATAAACGTATCCAGTTCCAATTCTAGACCATAGAGGAGCCATCCAGACCCAACCATTGCCTAATGCTGTACAATCTGTATAGTTCTTAATTTCTTTTTCTGCATCTTCATATTGAAGTTGAACTGCCCAAGTGCTATTAACTGGAAGTTTATCTGCATATGACACAAAAGGTTCATTCATTGCTTTGCCAAGCAACATGCTCTTAAATCCAGTACAGTCAAAAAATAGATCTGCCGTTAATTCTTCTCCGCCTTCTAAAATTAACTTTTTGACACCTTCTGAATCAGCCACAACATCATTTACATTTGCTTCAATATGTTTAATTCCACGAGGCTTAGCATATTTTTCAGCTAACCATTCTGCAAACTTAATTGCATCAAAGTGCAATGCGTTATCTTTTTCAAATCTAAAATTTTCTAGTTCTGTTCCAGTATAAATTTTTCCACTATCCAAAAGAACTGAATTTGGCCATACAGAATTTACATAATCTTGCTTAGGTGTTTCTGGAACCATATGCTTCAATACATGCCAGTCATTTGCTCCAGGCATTACGCAGTTATCTAAAAATGGTTCACTAAATGGGTAATGATATCCACCATCGCCAATTTCATAAAAATCATTAAACTTAATGCTTAGTTTGTAACTTGCATCAGTATATTCCATAAAATCTTCAAGTTTTACTCCAAGCGAATACAACCATGCTGGCATTGCATTAAGTGTGCTTTCTCCTACTCCAAGTGTTGGTACATAGGGACTTTCTACCAAGGTTATATCTTTATTTGGAAATGCATTAATAAGTGTAGCTGCGGTCATCCAACCTGCAGAGCCTCCACCCACAATAACAATTTTATCTACTTTTTTCATTTAAATTCTTTCTAATAAGTAAAGATTGGGGATACTATAATCATTATACAGTACCCCCAACCAAGGTGTCAATGAGTTTGACTTACTTCTTTAGTGCAACCTTAGCCTTTGGATGAGCCTTGTTCCACTTTGTAGCGAGAGCGTTATATTCCGCCTTATAAGCTGCTGCTGCTGCATCTGATGCTGCCTGTGCTGTTGCCTTGTCAGTTGCAGACTTTGCAATTGCATCTGCAAGTGCCTTATCCGCTGCTACCTTATCTGCTGCACGTCCAGCCTTTTCTGTTGCAAGTTGTGCTGTGATTGTTGCCAATTCTCCAGCAAGATCACGAACTGAAATTGTTGCAACAACTGATCCTACTGGTGTTGCAAGACCTGTTACTACTGAAGCAACTGTTGCATAAGCAGTAATGCTTACAGAACCTGATGCTGGAAGAACAATGTCTTGTGTCTTTGTACCAATAGTTGCAACTGCTGTGTCAGTTGTAAGTGCTGTTGATGTTGCTGCACCATCCTTTGTTACCAAAGTATTGATGGTTGCACCAGACTTTGCGTTACCGAATACATCGTATCCTGCAACTGTGATTTTTTGTGTTGTGCCTGCTGCTGCTGTTGCAGGAGCTGTAAGAGTAATTGAGTTCAATGCACCAGCTGTACCCTGTACATAATATACTGTTGTATTGCCAGCGATTGTAACTGCTACTGAACCAACTGTTGTTGTCTTTGTGTATACATAGAACTCAGCTGTTGTACCTGTTCCAGTGTTAACTGTTAGGCTTGCTGATCCTGATGTTGATGTTACTGGTGCTGCAACTGTTGCAAGTGCTGGGACAATTGTTGCATTTGTTGCAACTGCAGAAACTGCTGTTCCTGTGTCTAAACCTGTGATAGCAATCTTAAGAGCATCTGCAGAATCAACAGAGTTATCTGCTGGAACTGGAAGAGCAATTGCTGTTGCTGATGTTGCACCTGTTGTTGCTGCTGCAGAGCCACCTACTGTAAGAGTAGTTGAGACCGCTGCATTTGCTGCAGTTGATACAAGCATTGTGCTAGTCAGGGCTGCAGCGATGACTAACGATACCTTCTTGAATGAACGCATTCATTTCTCCTTATTTTGTTTATCTGCCTCAGTTGAGCACAGAATATTAAATCCAGTCTTGCAGTTCTTTAATGAGAACATGCTTTGGCTTTGCACCTATAATAGTGTTTACTGGTTCGCCATTTACAAAAAGAATTAGTGTTGGAATTGATCCGACACCATATTCTTTTGTTTTTTTTATATTTTCATCTACATTCAACTTTCCAACTGGAAGTTGAAATTCATTTGAAATTTCATCTAAAATTGGTGAAACCTTTTTGCAGGGTCCACACCATTCAGCCCAAAAATCAACTAAAACCACTCTTTCAGAATTAATTACTTCATCAAAATCTTTATCAGTTAAAATCATTAATCTGTTTCCTGTGCTCTCTGGTACTGTTCAAATTCATTTTGGAGATCCCAAAATTCTTTCATAACCCTATCATATCTATCAAGTATGACTTGAGGGATGTCAACAAGTTCTGTTTCAAACGAGCTGTCAGGCTCTATAATATCATATATAGCTGAAGATATCAAGGCGATCTTAGGCATTTTTTACTTGCTCAGCTGCCTCATTAAATTTATCCATAAAACGCTGTACAACAAAATAAACAACTTCAGAAGCATTAGCTCCTAATGTCTGAGTGGCCTGTTCATCTTTTCGCTGTTCTTCTGGCATTTGGTTTAACCATTTTTGGTAAACTTCTACTACAATATCAGCAACAATTCCCTCTAACATGCTCTGTTGCTTTTCGATCATTGGATCTTTTTCCATTATTTGATTGCCTTTTCTAGGTTAATTAAATAACCACCCTTAACCTTAGAGTTAGTTGTGGTTGTTGCTGTTTGTTGCAATAAACTATAAATTTGATCATAGTTCAAATTTGGTTTTGCTGTTTCAACCGCTGCCCACTGTGCTGCAGCAATTTGAACTGAAGCAGATGTTCCTGCTACTGCAGAAATTTTTCCTCCTGGATTAGTTACATTCATTACTCCTAATGAATAGAAATCAACTGCTGGAGGTGTTCCGTTGCTGTAAAGTGCAATTGAACCAAATTTATCTGTTGCTCCTACTGCGATTGTCTGCGGAATGCATGAAGGATAGTCTACACGAGTTGTATCATAATCATTTCCTGCTGGAAACATTACTGGGACATTAACTAATTTTAATTTATCAATATCTGAAATGAGCACACTTGTTTTACAAAGACTGTTAAATGTCGCAAGGTCGTGGGTTCCCTGACTCATGGCAACCGATGCAATATTATACTTTGATTTATTTGCAACAACCCAATCTAATGCCTTAACAACTGAAGCTTCTGTGGTTGATGCACGATATCCATCTCTAGTTAATCCAACAATTCTAATAAAAATAATATTTACATTTGGATTTGCTGATGCAACGATTGATGCCATTTGAGTTCCATGATTAAATGCATCTGTTTGCATGTATGCCATAGGAATATATGCTGATCCTGGACCTTCTTGAAACCCCGTTCCATTTGGGCAAAGGTTCCATTCCATTGCACAAACTTCCTGTGCAATTCGTCCTTTAAAAATAGGTAATGATGTATCTAGTGCCGTATCAATTACTACAACTGATGGCTTTACTGTATCTGCAGATGAACCTACAGTACCAGCAAAAATTAATGCGATGCTTGTTGCTACTACGATTAGTTTTTTATTCATAGACCTTATAATAGTAAATGTAGGCAAGATTGTCAAGACCTACAGTTCAATATAACTATATGGTGGACATACTCCGATAGAAAATTGTGATGCTGCTGATAAAGATATCTCAAGTCTTTTATAAGGATCTCTCATTGTTTGAGTTGAAAATAATGATCCCAGTGCAAAATCCATTCCTATGCCTTCAGCATAATACGGAATAATATTTTCTCCAACATGATAGTCAGAGTCCATATAAAAAAGTCTTCCTGTGCCTGCCACTGCAATTAAAAAAACTCCACCATCATCTTCTTCAGTGTTATTTCCAATTGATCCAAATCCGCCAGACTTAAAAGCTTCTTTAACAGATTCCACAAACTTGGTTCTCATAAATTTGTCTAGACTTTTTGAATTTCCAGTAAACTTAGGCGGAATCCAATCATATTGCAAAATTTGACCCATTCTAAATGAATCTGTGTAAGCAATACCAAATTGACCAACTCTAAATACCTTTGCATCTTTTTGTGCAAAAATGTGTCCGCCTTTTTCGTCTACAGCAGATGCATCAGCACCCATGTAGACCTTTCCACCCTTAACAAGCCCGACAACACATGTCATTTATTATTGATTCCTTGATCTAGTAATTTTAGCTTTTTCAACTATATCTATTAGATGCTTAAGTTTTCCTTCTGTAAGATATTGGTTAATCCAAATTTTAGTTACAATCAAAAGTGTGAGCGGAACTAAAAGATCTTGATGGTTCTTCCATCTTTGATACATAAACCATACAACAAATAAATTCAATGCGACTGCAAGCCATGAGGCTATGATTCTAATTCTTTTTTCTGACATGATACCATTCTACAATATTAAAAATTTGATGTCCACTACCAATTAGGGCATCTATATTAAATTAATTATACTAATAACTCATCAGCTAAAATTGAATCGCCAATATATTTACGCTTAATTACAAATTCTTTTACATGGTCTGATCCAAATTGTCTTCCAGCCAAAATAATTACCCATCTAGGCTCAAATTTAGATGCAATACATGATTCACACATTAATAAATTAATTGGAATTAAGGATGACTTTTTTGCACTTAATTGATTCTTACTCTTATTGCAGCTATAGCAAAGTATTTTTTCCATTATTCTTCCTCTACATGAGAAATAAGAATTTCATCCATTATGGTAAACTCTTCATTCTCAATTAGTTCTTCATATTCGTGTTCATCTTTAGTAAATTTTACTATTGATGCATATAGTCCAAGGTTCTCAATTTGACCATACACTCTTTCCTCATGCAAGAAAACAATGATAGTTTTATCGTAATACTCTTTCACCTTTTGCTCCCTCTAGTTCAACACGAACACCATAGGATTCTATGATCTTCTTAACCATTTCAATATAATCAATAATTCTCATTCGTTGAGAATCATTGTATTGCATAAAGTTACCTTCATATAACCTAATAGCCAAAAAGTCTGGGAATTTAACTATATCCATTTGTAATCCTGGAACAGGTTGTTTTATATCCCGTACTTTTTGTGCCATTTCTTTAGTATAAAATACTGGCTTATTGATTTCGCCCGTCCATTGATTAATGTCCATGCTTAACCTTCAACTGTTTCCATACTAATTCTGTCTTATGAATATTCCGTGCTTTATCTGTTGAACCAGAGTTTAAATATATTCCGCCCCATATTCCATATTCATTTCCTTCAATGCCAGCTTTTAAACAATTCTTTGCTACTGGGCAAGATAAGCATGCCTGATCAATACTTTTAGCAATGTTCACGTCAGACTCATACTTGTCATAAAACAAGTTTGTATCCATACCCTTGCATGCTGCAAGGTCCCACCATTCTAAATCTTCTGGGTCTATTCCTAGATCATTTAATATATTTGACATATCTGTGAGGTAGCTCCCACATTCCGTTATCTCCTATTGAGATTTTTTCTGATAATCCCCAACAGTTATTGCGATACAATCCTCGCACATTACTGAATCCAGAAGAATCTCGCCGCCAAATAATCAATGTGTAATTATCCCAATAAGCTTCTTGGTTTCCCGTTTTAAATCTTTTAATAAACTTGTTTACCTTTTGTTCGTCTATATTCATTTGTGTTTTCCTTTGTACCCGAAGTCGGACTCGAACCGACAAGCTGTGAAGCAGCAAATTTTAAGTCTGCCGTGTATACCGATTCCACCATTCGGGCATACGCTGATCCACCTGGACTCGAACCAGGAACCACTCGATTAACAGTCGAGAGCTCTGCCATTGAGCTATGGATCAATAAAACACCCAAGGCCCTATACTAATTATATCGTTTAGTATAAGGCCCTGTCAATGCTTGTAGGGTAATTATTTCCAGGAATCTGGAATGTTTGATTCGCAACCAAGGGTTTTGGCACGAGATTTGATATGTTCTTTTACTTTTGGATCTGATCCGCCTCTTCCCCATGATGCTACTGCATTTTGTACATCTTTGCAATTTGCAATAGGGTAAGAGCCATCTGGCATTGCTGCACCAGTACTGGCCATATGACGGCGTTGTGCCGTGTCAAAATTTCTTTTGACCATATTTGGGTCTAGTTGACCCTTCCAAATGTTATCCATTTAGCACCCCCTTGGAGTATGAATATATTATACTACTTTTCTGCTTTCTTATCAACTGCTGAGAATGCTGAATTAATCTCATCAATTGTAAGCTTTCCGTCATCTAGGAAACCACGAGCAAGCTTCTCAACTACTGTTGCTACTCCTAAAGTTCCAGCCAAAACGACTGCTTTAATTGTGCTAATTCCTACTACAGCTCCTGCTCCAATTACTGAGAGTCCTGATGCTGCAAATACGGCTACAATTCTAGCAAGAATATTGTTAATGCTTGCAATTGCTCCGCTTCCAACTTGTGTTGGGTCTTCTACTGTCTTTTTTGCCATTTTACTATTCCTTTTCTTTTGGGTTTCTCAATCTCAAAGTGATTATCCATAATACAAATGAGATTAATGTTACTTGTCCGATTACTGTTTTGGCAGATCCAGTTAGAACCAACCATGCTGAAAATAATCCAACAAATGTCCAGATTTCGCTAAAGAAATCTGCTGATATATCTTTAAAGAATTGCTTCATTGTCCGAACCTCCTTCTTATGGCAGCAACTGCTACGGTCAGTACCAATATTTTTTTAGCTTTCTTTCTCGTAACTGGTGACATATCATTTCCAATATTAGCCATAGCTACGAATGCTTTATTTACCGCCTCAGCTCCTGGAACAGAAGCGATGGCACCAGTAAGTGGTGTAAGAATTACTGGAACAGCAATATCTGGTGCATTAAATGTTGTTCCTCCTGGTTGTCCTATAAATGTATCTTGAGTTGTTATTGCTTCTGGTGGAATTGGCAAACCAGATCCTGGTGGTGGTGCTTGTGGTGTTAATTTTCCATCTTCTCCAACTACTTGAGGTGCTGATTTTGTTCCAAAAAATTCAATGCCACCATTTTCTACACCCTTAACATCTTGCTGAATGTGCGGAACTAAAACTTCTTTAGGAGCTTCTTTAATAACTGTGTCTGAAAGCTGACTTGGATTATTTGGTTTTACACCAATAGCATCTTGTTTAGCTTTATCTTCCGCTGCTTTTTGTGCATCAGCTTTTGCTTGTGCATCTTTTTGTGCTTGAATTACAGCATCTGCTTGTGCTTTTGCATCCTTTGCTGCTTGCTCTTTTGCTGCTTGATCAGCAGCTATTTTATCTGCTTCTGCTTTTTGTTTATCTGCTTCTGCTTTTGCATTTGCAGCCTCTTGTGCAGCCTTTGCAGCTTCGTCTTTAGCTTTTTGTTCTGCTAATGCAGCATCTTGTTCTGCTTTTGCTTTTGCATCCGCCTCCGCTTTTGCAGCATCCGCTGCTGCTTTTTCTGCATCTGCTTTTGTTTGAGCATCTTTTGCTGCTTGAATTTCGGCTTCTGCTTTAGCTTTATCTGCTGCTGCTTGTGCTTCTTTAGCATCTTGTTCTGCTTTAATTCTTGCATCTTCAGCAGCCTTTGCTTCTGCTGCTGCTTTTTCTTGTGCAGCCTTTGCATCTACTATAGCCTGTTCTGCAGCAATTCTGTTTGCTTCTGCTTTAGCAGCGATTGCTTCTGCTATTCTTGCACGTTCTACTGCAGCAGCTCTTTCTTGTGCAGCTTGCAATGCTGTTTGTTCTGCTGCAATACGAGCATTTTCTGCAGCAATTCTTTGTTGCTCTGCATAATAATTTGTTGTAACTTGAGCAGCATTTGTCATGGCAGTTACTGCTTCATTTACTTTTGTTGTTGTTGTATTTGCAAGAGAATCTGCAGTTTGAATTGCAACTGTTAAATTTGTTTGAGCATTTATTAAATTTTGTTGTTGTGTTGTTAGATTTGTCTGAGCAGTTATTAAATCTATTTGTGCTTGATCATAAGCAGATTGTGCTTGAGCAATTGCTGCTACTCCAGAATTTGCAGCATTAATAGCATTTTGCCATGCTTCATAAGCAGCATTTCTTTCAGCAAGTTTTGTATCATATGCAGCTTGTGCATCTGCAGCAGCTTGAGTTTTTACTGGTACCGCTGCCTGTGCGGATGTAAGAGTTTGATTAGCTGCAGCAAGAGTAGTTTGAGCGTTTGTTAACTGTTGGTTAGCTGCTACAAAAGTAGCAGATGCGGTATTAGCAGCAGCAACCAATACAGGGTCTTTAGTAACCACTGTGGTTGCAAAAGCTGTGTTCATTGGGTTAGTCCAATAACCAGTTCCGTCTGCTCTGGTTATACCCCAACCAAGTGTGACGTTAGCCCCACCACCATTTTCGTAATACCAAAGAATAAAGTCTTGTTGTTTATCTACAGTAGTGTCATAAATAGGGGAGAACTGGCTCCATGTAGAGCCTTGGTCTCTCCAGTTATTAATAGCAAGTTGACCATCTATGTATAGCTTTGAACCGTCATCTGAGTAAACAGCATACTTAACTGCAACTGCTTCTTCTGGAACAGTAATAGTACCTTCGTATTTAATTATAACTCTATCGCTACGAACACCTAAAACAACACCGCTACCCCAGTTTGCAGAAATGTATGGAACGGTTGTTGTTAAAACAGGGGTTACATTTGCAGTAGGAATTGCGGGGGCTGCCCCACCGTTATACGTATAGGCAGATGCTTTAACTCCATTAGTTGTAACAGTTACAGCAGAATCCTCTGCTGCTGCTTTTGCTGCGATTGATGCGGTTGTTGCTTCAGCAACTGCTGTTTGTTGGTTTGTAACATTTGTAGTAGCAACTTCTACAGCTGTTTGAGCAACTGGAACTGCAGCAACTGCGGCATCAGCTGCTGCCTGTGTAGGAGCAATCTGGTCATGTAAAGGCCCTAGCTCAGCGTTTTTATTATAAAAATCAACGCAATGTGATCCTTGTGTGCAAGAAGCTGTTGCATCTAAAGCAGGTTGTGCTTCCTGTGTTGTTTTTAATGTATTTTGAGTTGAAACAACAGTTGCTGTTGCTGTTTCTAAGTTAGTAACGGCTTGCGTTACTACTGCAGTTTGAGTTTCAACATTTGTTTGTGCAGATACTGCAATCTGAACTGCAGATTGTGCTGCTTGAATTGCATTGTTTGCAGCTTCAACTTTTACCGATGCTTCTGCCACTGCTGTTTTAATTGGTTCTTGAGTAGTTGCAATTGATATAGCGGTTGATGTATCTGTATTAGAAAAATTTGCTTGAATTGTTTGAATGATAGCAGTACTTTGAGTCTGTGCTGCAGAGTTTAAAGTATTTTGAGAATCAGTTATTTTTGTTTCAATAGACTGAACTGTTATTTGAGAGGTTACTGTTGATGTATCTGATATATTTGGATCAGCTGGAGTTACTTGAATTGTGACTTCATCAGCATGAGCAGATTTAACCTGAAATAGAAAAAGCCAACCCATAACAAACAGGCTGGCAAGCAAAAGTTTTAACTTTCTGGTCAACTAGACTCTCCTACACGAAACACGTTATTGTGTTCGTATTATAATTATACCATTACATTATTTTGGATTGTCTGTTTTGTAGAACCCTGAACCTTTAAACTGAACACCAACAGAACCATAATGCCTTTGCATCGTTCCTTGACAATTTGTGCAAATTGGTGCAACATCTGGATCATTAAATCCTCTTGTAACTTCTACATTGCTGTTGCAATTCATGCACTTATATTCGTATACTGGCATTATAAGCTTTCTGTTAAAATGAGCAGTTTATGATAGGACATGCTCAGGTCCTTAATGTTACTTGATCTTAATTGTTTTTGGCTTCTTGTCTTCTGGGACAATACGTTCCAAGGTGATCTTCAACATTCCGTTTTCAACTGTTGCAGCAGTTACCTCAACAAATTCACCAAGGGCAAATTCACGAGTAAACTTTCTTGCAGCAATACCACGATAAGCATACTTTGGTTCCTCGTCATCAGAAGACTTGATTTCTCCCTTAACAGTAAGAACCTGCTCATGAGCAGTTACTTCAAGGTCTTCTTTTGAGAATCCAGCAACTGCAACTTCAACGTAGAATAGATCTTCGTCGTCAGTTTTGATTACATTGTATGGTGGATAGTTATTTCCTGTAGCATGGGTGTGAATTCTTGACAACTTGTCAAAGTCACGATTAAACCCGATGAAAAAAGGATCATTAAAAAGATCCATAGTAAATTGTGTTACCATTTTATTCCTCCTTTTTAAGCGAATAAGTAATATAGGTACCCCCCGAAGGCAGGTACCTATATATTATAGCATTTACTTTTAGTTATCGGAAGTGTCTGGAGCCTTTGAATCTGCTGCAGTTACATACTTCTTATATGCTGAAGGCCAATCTAAAATAGCTTTTTGAGCATCAGCCAATTTAATTGTTCCCGCACATACTAAACGCTTAAGTGCTGTTTCTACAACATCCTTTTTACGTGCACCGTTTCCAGCATATGGCTGAGGCCACAAATTCTTTGGGTCTGAAGGATTGCCTCCAAGTTGCAAAGAAATTAGGTGATCTTCTTCGTATCCCGATGCTGATGGTCCCCACATTTTTGTGTATGCCGCATAAGTTGTCTTTAGCTGAGTATCTTTTAACTTGTTTGTGTATGTAACTGTTGGACGAATTGTTGCTGTCCATCCAGACTTACAAACAGTTGTTGAGATATTTGCTTGAGTTACAGAAGCATTTAAAACTCCTGGAGTAACAGCATTATTTTGAACAACCCAATCAAGTGTTGCTGCTGGCTTAGTAGCTGCTGATGCTGAAGCACCTGCTGCAATTAATAAAATAAAGAAAGTAAATACAATTCCTTTTTTCATTACTTAGTTGGCCACTTTGGACGAGCAATTGCCATAACTAAACCGTAGTTACGAGACTTCTTGAAGGCACCGTCGCCATTTGCTTGTGATCCCTTAACATCTCCGCTAGTATTTCCCTCAAAAGTTGTTAGTACATGCTTTGCTGGATCATTAGCGTAAACAATTCCTACGTGCTCTGCTGTTGTTGCATCTGCATCAAAATTAAAAAATACGATATCTCCTGGTTGTGCTTGTCCGACTGGAACAAGTTGTCCGTTCTTTCCAAACCATTTTACACCAGCGTTGCATGATGCAAATCCCTTTGGTCCCTGTGCTGCAACAAGGTTGACTAATCCCGCTTCATTGAAACAGTATGAGACAAACATTGCACACCATGGTTGATGATTTAATCCAAACCACTTACCCATAATTGTGTCATTGTTTTCGCCTTCTCTGTAACCTTGATCTACAAACTTTTTTGCTGCAGCTAAAACTTTTACTGCATTTGGATTTCTTGTATCTTCTGCCATTTATATTCTCCTTTTCTGGCTTACATTATTATTATAGCATTTTGTGCCCTCGGCAGGAATCGAACCTGCGACGCAGACCTTAGAAGAGTCTCGCTCTATCCCCTGAGCTACGAAGGCATAAGTAAAGGCTAAGTTTCCTTAGCCTTTACGTAACCACAATCATCCCAAGGTAGCGACCCGAATGCGTAGGGGGGTTAGCACCTACAGGATAATTATATTACTTATTTAATTATGATAAGGTAGTCTTTAAACTTGCCTTAATTTGCCAATCCCAGAATTGATGTTGATCAATTCTTTCTGCAATAAAGTTTGCAGCACCCTGCTCATCAATTGCATTAGCTTTATCAAATGCATCTTTTAAAGATGCAAGCATTACTAGGTTTGTTGCTTCTAAACTTTGAAGCAAAGGAATTGCTGTGTATGGCACATCTTCGTATGCCATATTTGAATTGTTCATCCAGTCTGCAAGCTTATATGGTGCTACCTGACCAAACTTTCTTAAAAGCTCTGAAAATGTATCTAAAGATTCATATACATCTTCGTAGATTTCTAAAAAGAATGCATGGAACTGCTTAAACAAGATTCCTTCTACATTCCAATGATATCCGTGTGCCTTGCTATACATTACTACTACATTTGCTTGCACTAATCGCAATGCATCAATTAATTCTTGCATCATATCTCCTAATTATTTGGTATTTCTTCTTCGTTAATTTCAAGCGGCATAAGCCCGTGCTCTTTGGCTACTTGCAAACCTTCTTCGGACAAAGTAAAGATTGCTTCTAGGTCTTCGTTATAGTCTACATTAAGCATTCCAGCCTCATATAATCCTAACAAAGTCTCATCAACATGCTCAACATGTGCTGCCCACAAATCTGGAGCAAGATCTTTGGCTCTTTCTGTAATGCCAAGAATAAACTCGCCAGTTTCGTCAACACCGACTACCTCTATAGCACCTATCTCAATATAATGATCTAGTTCTGACATTTCTTCATCCATCTCTTTCTCCTTGTGCGGCAGGTAGGACTTGAACCTACGATTACCGAATTATGAGTTCGGGGCTTTAACCAACTAAGCTACTACCACAGTTGGTTAATTATAGTTGCCCGTCACTGTTTTTGTCAATAGTATCTTCTACAAGTTGCTGAACATATTCAGAAAAATGTTTTCTGATACTACCTGTAGGACGGGAACCAATTTGCTTCCATATCCTAGTATACTCTATTGCATTTGCATATGTTGTTGGGCAGACCATTATGCCATTGTAGTCACGTAAAACAGTTGGCATTGGCACATGCTTTCCACAACACTTGCATTCTTTTGCTCTCTCCTGATATTGGTTCATAGCATAAGCATCCTATCTATTGCATCTTGCAGATCATTTGGCATATTTTTTGGAGGTTTAATTAGGTTATATGATTCCTCTTTATTTGGCCCAAAGTCTGCTTCGTAACTCATTGATTCATAAGTATGAACTTTAATCTCCCTATCCGTAGGAATTAAAGACTTTGCAATTGCATTGTAGATTGAACCACAAACAGCATCTGCAAGGTCTTTAGATCCTTTTCTAGGGTGATCTACCTTATCCCTCATGATTCTTAATTGAAGCAACTCATCAATTAAAAGCTTTATATGTGGACCCTTTACTCTTTCTTCTAATACCACCATTGCAAAGTCATCGTAATGTTTCTTTGCAACAGAAAGGATCTCGGTATTAATATTATATTGTTTTAGTTGTTGCATCATATCGTGTGAATTCCAACGGTCAAATGTACACAACCTTATATTAAATCCAGCACTCTTTAAAGAAAGAATATAATCTTTAACTTCAGTAAAGTCAACAGATTTATCTGCTGTTGGGGTCCAATACATTACAGAATCTACTTCAACAACTGGAGCAGGTTGAGAATATTCATTTGTAACTTTAACATTAACCCAGTCTTTAACATGTGCCATAGATACTGCACAATGGTCATGCTTTTGAGCAAGGTCTACGTGGATATAATAGTCAACATCTTCCTGTGGCTTAAACCAAGTTTCAAGTCTTCCAAATTGATCAACCGCTATTCCAGAATTACTAAAAGCTGCTTCAACTTTTTCTCTAGACTTAAAGAATGCATCAACTGCATCTGATGGCATACAAGCAAATCTACCTAATGCATCTGGCATATTTTTATAAAAATCTACCTTAAAATCTTCAATCTTTTTAGTTGGATTAACTTCCCATGTTGGACGCTTTAAAGCATATGTTTTTGGATACAGGTAGGAAATAATATTATCTTCTTCCCACTCTACTGTTATCTCATTACCTTCTGTTCCATCTGGCAAATCGTCATCCATCTTTAAAACTTTACTTCTTACAACAGTTTCTTTTTCACCAATTACAGACTCATAAAACTTTTGAATTGGATCATTTTTAAATCTTGGAAAAGAAAGTAGTATAACTTTACCAAAGTCTGGGAAACGAGACATGACCGATGCACGATACATATCGTATAAAGCATCAGCAGTTTTAGCCTGATCGTGACCAGTTGTATTTTCAATAGCAAAACCTGAAATTTCATCAAGGATAACAATAATTACGTTATAACCTTCCCAAGCTTCTCTTTCTGAGTGACCTGAGTGAACTGTAATTGCTTTATCAAATTTCATTTCAGAAGCCTTTGATTCATACTTCCCTGCAAACCAAGGAGACCTATCAATGCGAGTTTTAAATCCCTTAAAGAAAACATTGTTTGCCTGTTGAGCATTAATAGCAATGTTAAGGATATCAATTGAATCCCCAGGAGGCTTGCCATAGTATGTGGCTGGATCTTTTAAGCATAGCAAAAGATAAACTATATAAGCTGTAGAAATAGTAGAAGAATAGTCCTTGCCAGAACCTTTACCCAATTGAGCAATAACTTCATTACAAGTTTGTTTAAATCTACGTCTTCCCTCTTCTTCACCAAATAACTTAATCAATGTTGATTCTTTATAAATTTGAGAAGATTTTTCAATAAGAGTATATTGAAGATCAGAAAGTGGTGGCAGACCTAAATACTCTGGGCTAGTTACAAATGTACGTAGGTCAACTGGACGTTCTTCAAACTCTTCGCCATCCAGCATATCAATAAGATCATTAAAATCAAATTCCACTAGCTTCCTCAATCACAACTGGCTCGACTACTCCAGTAATTTGTGACAATCTTTTTGCTACATCCATCTTACACTTGGGGCATGAAGATGTTACCTCTTTTAATATTTTTACGAGGATCTCTTGCTTGCGTTCTGTTTCAGCAATTTGAGTTGCTATTTCTGTATTTTCGAGAACACCTACTGCTTGAAGCATGCCAATTCTTTTGGCTTCAATATCAGCAATAAGCTTTAAGGTTGAAGATTTAACATTAAGAGCATCTTGAACATCCGCCTGCTCTACAGTTCTCCAGGCCTCTTTAATAAGCATATTATAATGTTCGTCTGCACCTACTAAGGCTTCCTTGGCTCTATCTCTTATGCTGGAATCGTTTTTGACAACGCCCTTCCACTCTTCAATAAGATCTAGGACTTCTGCTCTTTTGATGCCAGTTATAGATGCAATTTGAGTTGGGTTGCTACCTTTTAGCGACTCTGTAATGACCTTATTCATGCGATCAAAATGGTCAGCTAATTCTATTTCACTCATATAGTATATTATACTTTTAGTCGACTAAAATGTCAATTCTGTAAGGCAATTTTAAACAAGATTAAATAGCCAATCAAATCATCAATATCGTTATCTCCAGCATATCCTTGATTATTTATAACTCTATTAAGCTTGTCATCAATGCGAACCTTTAATTGTTCTGTTGAATCCGCCTGTGAAAATATCCTTGCAGGGTTTAATGCTGAATCTCCATAAGATATATTTTTTTCAATAAGAAGGTGAGCTACTTCATGGCATGCTGACCATATTTTACTTCCTGAAGGGGCACTAACTGAATGCAAGTATAAATCCCTACATGAAAATTCTTTTGCATCTTCAAATACTGGCTTTAACATTAGTCTACCTTCTTGTTTAATGTTGCAATAAAATGATCCTCAACTGGATTATTTGGGTCTTTTGTATATTCAATTGTATCAATTGTAAAATATTGTTCTACAATTGGCAATACCTGTGATGCTGAATGATCAATCCATGTTCTGCTATGAAGGATTAATCTATCCGCCATTTGAGACAAATCTTTTAAATAAGAATCTAGTTCTGAATCTGATATATGTTGAAAAACAAGACTTGCTAATACGGTATCAACTTTAAAAGACTTTACATAATCCCAATCGGTTGTATATTCTATATTACTTAACTTATTATCTTCTGGAACCAAACCAATCATACTTGGTAAATCAAAAGAAATAACTTTATCATATGTGTCTGATAAAGCTACAGAGTTTCTCCCAACTCCGCAACCAAAATCTAATGCTATTGAACCTTTGCCAAACAAAGATCTAACATTATCGTATACTGGCATTTCGTGCAGTGGACCATTATATCCAGTAAGTATTAAATCTCCTGCTGTTTCTTTGTTGGCATTTAGCCACACGTCTTTACTCATCGTTTTTTAATCAATCCAAACTGTTCTAAATATCTCTGTATGGTCATTGCAGAGACTCCACACTCTTTAGCTATTTCTGTTACCGTTTTCTTTTGTACCGCATACCTTCTAAATAACCACTCTTTACTTTGATATAGTTTCATCGTTCTGTTAATACCTGATTTCCATAATGTGCAATACCAAAGCTATCTGCAACATCAAAATCAACAACTTTGATGCCGTACTTATTATTAAAATAGTCAGCAGTTCTTTGCTTTCTCATATTTCTTATTTGATTTTTATACCATGAATCTGCATAACCTGGATGCTTTTTTCTTATTTCTTCTTTTTCAGCTTTCGTCGGGTTTTTATTTCCGATATATGCCTGCCAAGAAGTAGGAGATATAGTAATAACACTGGCACCAGTGGACATAAGCTCAGCAATAACAACTCCATAAACATAAGACAATTTTATCACAGCATCTGGAGATCTGACAAGCACAGCCCCTTCTACAACAATATAGTCTGCAGCCAATTCCTTTAGCATTGCATTAGTCTTTATTTTAGCATCGTACATCTTTTCATAAATATCCATGCCTTTTAATTCTATTTTTCCCCATTTTACTGGAACATCATTGTCCATAAGACAAAATGCTATTGAATTTGTTGAGGCATCTATACCCAGAACTTTTATTGCTTTGCTTTTAACTAAACTAGCTAATCCCATCAAGCATCTCCAGAAGACTTTTTCTAGTCTCTATCTTATTTTTAGATATGCAACTTGTGCATATCTTTGATTCGCTATACCTACTCAATTCGCCTCCGCATTTACAATGTCTTATGGCACCATTTCTGATGGCTTTCTTTTCATAATATTTTTCCATAATCCTACGATTAGTTGCAATACGACAACATTCGTCAGAGCAGTATTTTTGATTATGAGTTTTTGCATTAAACTTTTGCTTGCAGTCTGAGTTTGCACAAATCATATAAGTGGTACCTTAAACATTTCTATTTCCACGGATCCTTCATCAGCTGTTTTAGACCAACAAGCTTTTTTGATTGGACAATATGTGCATGGAGATTTAGTTTTAACTGCACCTTCTGGTCTTACTGGAAGATCTCCCTCTTTAAAATTATCCCAAACTTTACATAACCATTCAAAAGTGTCATCAATTATCTTTTGGTTTCTTTCATTCATGCTAATTGGTATGACCAGAAGTTCTTGAGTATTTTTATTTTCATACAAAAAGAATCCTTCTTTAGCACCAGTTAACTTCATATAAGTAAGTAATTGAAGCATGTGGTTTGCTGAAGATTTCATTTCAGATTGTCTTGTATCCCAAACTTCTTGCTTGGCAGTTTTAATTTCACCGATAACTGTTTCGCCATCATAGTTCATTACAAGATCAATGAAACCACGAATAGGTGGATATTCATTTTTAATTTCACGTTCTTCTTCAACAAACTCTGGCATTGTTGCAATAAGTTTTTGTAAACGTTCGTGAGCTTGAGTTCCTTGTGCCATATTAGCAACTGCTTGTGCTTTGTTGTCGTCAACAAAATCTGCACCACTAAATGCCATGTACCAATATCTTGGGCAGTTTCCATGTCCATAACCAATTGTACTTGGACTAAACGAATACTTTGTCATCTCTCCATCAGCACGTTTAGTTGCAAGATAGGCATCCTCAAGTCTTTGTGAAAAAAGTTCTGCATCAAACTTGCCAGAATACTTTCTAAACTTTAAATTATTTACAATTCCTTTTGCCATTTTTTCCTTAATAACTATGTCTTGCAGCGTACTTTAAGGCATCCACAAGTCTATCCAATGCTTCTTTTACAGAATAATAAACATTCTTTTTATTATTATTCATGGTTCCAGCTTTGTCTTTTGCAAAAGTAGCGTAGTAAGATGCTAAAATAGCAAGCTTTGCACTGATAGCCTGTAACTCAATAATAAGCATAGGTGCTTTTGCTGATGGAACATCTGGGTTCATAATCAATTTTACCAGAATTGCAAGAGCTCTGTCTAATTGCTCATCAGACATAAACTCATGCATATCGTTAAACTCAGTAATTTCACTAATTAGTTCTAGTGTGCTTTTATCACTCATGATTTTCCTCCCAGCATTCAATCAATTCTTCTAGAATAGACCATTCAATAATACCAAGTCTGACCTTGGATTCTTCTCCAATAATTATCTTTAAGGCTGGGTGTTTATCTCTGCTAACCTTAAAGGTATCAGTACAAATTTTAGACCATACTGGCTTATTTAAGTTAAAAGATTTAGATGCTTCTTTATAATCAACAAGGAACTTCTTCCATTGTGCGTCACCCTTTTGATAGTCCCCACGCCCAGAATTTTTCTGTGCCTTTGCACCATCTCTTTTAATTTCAGAACGCTCAGACATTATTTAAACTTTACTGAAGAAAGATGACCTTTTGTACAGGTCCATTTTAATTTTTCTTCTTTTACATAGTGTGAAGCATTATTTACTTCTTCTTCACATTCCTGACATAAAAATGAACCACCATATACAGGAACAACTTCTTGCTCGTTCTTTATGTTTTTGCCCTTAACTTGACTCAACAAATTATTAAGATCTGACATGAATTTCCTCCTTAAGCTTTCCAACTACCTCTGGATTTTCACGAAGATATTCTACTGCTTTAGCACGACCTTGGAATCTTTCTTCTCCAATTGTGTACCATGCACCGCCCTTTTGAACAATGCCCATCATTTCAGAGACATCTAATGTTTCTCCAACACTATCTACACCCAAAGAGTCCCCTTGGTAGTAAAAGTCATATTGTCCTGATAGATTAGGGGGGCCGAGTTTGTTGTAATCAATAATCCAGTTAACTGGTCTTCCGACTCTTTGTTCGATAATCTTGTCGCCAACTTTAATGCCAGCTTTAATAGCATTAGCTTCAGCTTCTGACGACCAAAGTTTAATGACTGTTGAGGAAAAGAACTTGACTGCCATTCCACCCGTGGGGATGTGCGAAGCATGCATAGATCCAAACTGATTTCGTTGTTGTGAGATGAGAACAAGTAATGTGTTTTTGTTTGCATAATTTAACATCTTGACCGCATGGGTCATATCCTTTGCTTCTGCTCCGATTTGCTTGGTGTCTTGCAAATCTTTCATTTCATTTCCATCTTTTTCAAAGTAGATAGCTGGAAGAAGTGCTGAGATGGAATCAACAACAATTAAATCTACTCCCGCCTCCATAAGCTTTGTAGCAACATCAACCATATCATTTACAGTTTTTGCTGGAGAATAAATAAGAGAAGTTGAATCTACTCCCAATGATTCTGCCCATGATTGATCGTAAGATGCTTCAGCATCAATCCAAGCACAGGTCTTGCCTTCTTGTTGTGCTAATGCAATCATCTGCAAACAAAACGAAGATTTTCCTGCTGACTTGTTGCCCCATACAAGGACTTGACGACCATATCCAAGTCCGCCTTTTAATGCCATATTCAATCCAACACTTGGTGTAAGTTGCTTATCAACTTTTACATCAACTGCAGACTGAACTCTTTTTCTAGTTTTAGGATCTAAATTAGATAAAATATCTTCTATGTTCATATGAACTCTTTTCTTTTCTTTAGTATAGCATTAAAACAAATTGCCGTGAAGCCTTGGACGGTTTTTATTTTTATTAATTTTAAAATCTAGAACATCATCTAATGAATCTTCAACCAATCCAGCATTTCTCATTGCTGCATAAACATCTAACAATCTAATAATAACGTCAGCAATTTCTTCTGTAATTTCGTGGCTTCCTTTATCTTTTCTTAAAGCCTCTAAAACTTCTGTAACTTCTGAATGTACTAAAGCAAGTTTATTTCCTAGCTTATCAAATGTTGTTTCGCCTTCCCAAAAACCCTTTTCAATAGCAGACTCATGCAAGCTTGCTGCAAATGCATCAAGCCCGAACTCCATGATTGTGCTACTCGCTGTCTCCGTTGTTTTCTCCGAGTTCGCTTGCACTCTGAAGTTGTTCGTTGTTATTGCTCCCATTATTTTCTCCTAATTCAATTATAAATGTATTTTTATCTGGATTGTAAGATACAACCAAACCTGTTTCTCCTTCTGGATTTAAGATCAATTCAGAAGGAACTTCAACTGACTTTAATGTTTTAAGCATAGCAACCATTAAAGATGTGACACTAATTTGTTGATTAATATCTACTGTCTCTTCTGACATTACCCCTCCACATATATATCTACTTTATTATTTTCCTTTAGCCAATCAAAGGTTTTCATTAGATATTCTCTTGTTTCACAATTAGAACATCCGTCAAACGGTTGATAAGGCTCAAAGCCTTCTGCTACCTCTTCCATATCATATAATGTATTAAAACATTGTTCCATATGATAAATTACAGTATCTTCTAAGCTTTTTGCTTCTTCTTCAGTTAATTTTACTTCTATCATTTTATTTCCTTTACTAATAAAGTTCCATCTTCTAATTTAGAAAGAGTAATATCGCAAATCATTCCTTCTCTCATTTTAGCCAAAGCAAGCTTATACATTGTTGGAAATGCAATTGCACGTTCCAATTCTCTATCCTTGTTGGTTAAAACAATGTGAGCCATCATTTTTCCAGCCTTAGTTTTGTAAGGCGTAAAATTTAACACCATGTATTGATCATCAGGTATATTATCATAACTTGCACGATATAGATAGTCCACAAAAACATCATCTGAATCTGGCTTAATATCAGAAACTTTTACGTATCTTGCAATACGATTATCTCCTACAAGGATAAAATACATCTGACCAATTTCAATTTGGGTTTGTTCATTATGAAACAGTCCTACGGAACCAGTTTCATCTACAAGCTCAACTCTAGCCCAGCCAGTTCCTCTTTTAATTCCTTTAACCATTCCAAACATCACAAACGATCCAAGGTCTTCAAACTCTTCAATTGGTTTAGCTTGTGCCTTAATCCATGGTGGAAGGTCTAGTAAATTAAATTGTGGAATACCAAGGTATTCATAAAAATTGTCTTGCTCTAATCCTGATCTTGGATTGTCTTTAAACGCTGCCGCCCCAATAGCGTTAAGAGCACCAATAGCACGACTGTTGATACCACTGCCTTTAGCAGAGGCTTTTTTGGTAAAATCTTCATAACTTAAGTATGGCCTTTCTTTAATAATTTTTGCAGAGATATTGTCAGAAATAAATTTAATATCTGCTAAACCAAACCTCATGGCTTGAGCTTGCAAAGAAAAATCAATTTCGGATTCATTAATGTGTGGGAGAAGAACTTTTAACCCAAGTCTCTTACTCTCAATTAGATATTCAGTTCTTGAATCAATTGATTGTTCATTCTTTAAGATTGCGAACATAAACTCTAGTGGATAATAATGCTTAAGCCATGCTGTCCAATAGGATACCATAGAATAAGCAACAGCGTGTGAGCGGTTAAAAGAATATCCAGCATGTGCTTCAAAATCATGCCAAAGATGTTCTGCTTGCTCTTTTGTAATGTGTTGAGATGCACCAGTAACAAACTGATCTTTAAACTGATCAAACTCCTTTGCATCTTTCTTTTTACCAATAATCTTACGAACCTTATCAGCTTCAGACCATGACATGCCGCCCAAATATACGCAAGCCTGCATAACCTGTTCCTGATAAATGATTACTCCGTAAGTATTTTTTGTAAATGGCTGCATGATTGGATGAACAAACTCAATCATCTCCCTGCCATTTTTACGGTTAATGTAAGAAGCACCTACAGTATTCATTGCTCCTGGACGAACCAAAGCATTTGATGCTGCAAGGTCTTCAAAATTATCTACTCCCATTTTAATTAAGAGGTTAGTGTATGGAGTTGCTTCCGCCTGAAAAACACCCTTGGTATATCCATCGCTAAGATCTCTATACACTGCTTTATCATCTAGTGCAATTTCTGAAAGTACAATATCTTTATCGTAACGGTCTTTAATTGAAGCCAATGTATCCGAAATGATTGATAGTGCTTTAAGTCCAAGTGCATCCAACTTAATCAAACCAACGTCTGCAACTTGATCCATATCGTATCCAACTACTGGAATACGACCAGAAACTTTATCTTGTGGGTCTTCACGAGTTTCAATTGGTGCATAGTTACGAAGGTCATCCTTTGCCACAACAACACCTGCTGCGTGAACTCCAGTGCTTCGAATTCTTCCTCGCCAATTATTAGCAAGCCATTCTACTTCTGGATACTTATTGCGAAACTCTCTAGTATTAGGTGAATCAACATAGTCTTCAAATGTATCTACTGATTTTAGTGCACGATTAACTTCCTGCAATGGAATCATAAATACACGAGCAGCATCACGAATTGCACCCTTATCTTTAAAGTAAGTAAAAGTTGAAATAGATGCTACGTGCTTAAACCGCTTCTTAAGATACTCTTTAACTTCCTTACGACGACGGTCTTCAAAGTCAGTGTCAATATCAGGGAAGTCATTACGCTCTGGATTAATAAAGCGGAAGAAAAGTAAATCATATTTAATTGGATCAACTTCAGTAATACCTAGTGTATAACAGACTAGGGAACCTGCCGCAGATCCACGACCAGGGCCAACCCGAATACCATTATCTTTAGCCCAATTAATCATATCTGAAACAATTAAGAAATAAGAAGCAAAATTTTTTGAGGCAATTACAGCAAGCTCTTCCTCTAGTCTATCTAGGTAGACTTTGTCAGATGCCTTTTCTAGGCGTTGTAAGCCCTCTACAGACAGTTTGCGAAGGGTTGTATCAGCATTGGTCTTTGGAACTGGCAAAAGGTCTAGGCCTTGATTAAAGTCGTATTCCTCAATTTGGTCAGCAATTAAATCTGAATTATCTAAAATATCTGTTCTGGTAATTCCAGTCTCTGCAAATTTGGTAGCCATTTCTTCACGACTCATAATAAATAAATCTAAATGCTCAAATGAAATACGACGGTCTGGCCAAAGATAATTAAATCTTTCAAACATATCAGTCATTGTACGTGACTTATCAAAATCAAGATCTTTGTTTACTTTAGGTGATGTTGATAAAATTAACATAGCTTCTTCTGCAGACCTTTCACTTTCTTTTGAAAAGTGTGCATCTGCTGTTGCCACAGATTTAATTCCAGCCTCGTCTGCAAGTTGAAGCAACTTATTGTTTATATCTACTGGATTGTCTGGCTGAACCTCTACATAAAAGTTGTCACCAAAATTTTGCTTAAACCATTTTAAAATCATACGTGCTTCTTGGTCATCCTGCTTTTCAATTGCTTTGGATACCAAGCCATTTAAACAGCCAGAAAGAATAATAATGTCTTCTTTGTATTCTAAAAGAATTTCACGGTCAATACGTGGCTTATGATAAAAACCTTCTGTCCATGCAAGTTCTTGCAAACGATGAATATTATTTAAACCATTTTGATTTTTTGCAAGCAGGATGATGTGGTTGTATGCTTGAATTGTTTTATCAGTTTTAGATGAACGATCAAATCTATCTGTTGGAGAAATGTATGCTTCAACGCCAAGGATTGGCTTTATACCAAGTTCCTTTGCAGCTAATTGCATATCACGGTGAGATGACAATGTACCATGGTCTGTAATTGCAATTGCTGTTTGACCATTGTCTTTTGCAGCCTGCATTAACTCTTTAGGTGAATTGTATCCGTCCATAAGGCTGTAATAGCTATGTACGTGAAGGTGTGTAAAATTCATTTCCGCCTACCTGGAATGGGGCTGGTTTCCCAGCCCCAACCAATTACCAATCTAGATTGCTGCTAGTTGCAGAATCCTCGTTCTTTTCATCTTCTCCAAATAGGTAGAAGGTTTCCTGATCTGCATATGGCAAATCACGGATTGCAGTCTTTTCAAGTTCAAAGATTTCCAGCTTAGATGAATCAAATTCAACTTCATCCTTTGCAAGTGGAATAATTGTATAACTTGTATCTGTCTTTGTACCAGAACGCTTAATACGCCATAGAAGGTTACTAATGCTTCCCATTTCTCCAGCGTATTCAATAAGTGTAGGTGTTACTGTCTTTCCGCTAGAACCCTGTGAAAGAATTGCAACATATGGCTCTTCCTTGCCGTCATCAACAAGAACGTTGATATACAAACGAGAACGACCCTTCCAGCCAGCTTTAAAATCTTTGCGATGTTGTTCACAACCCCAGCACTTGCCTTGATCGTCCATAGAGCATAAAGCCTTACGGCGATAGTCTTTTGGATTTGTGTGCTCAACAGCAATAAAGCCTAGTCCAGCTTTTTCTGAATAATTTGGTGAGTCAGGATCTAGTTCCTGCAAGAATCTTACTTTTACGCTTTCGCCGTCTTCCAACTTAACCCAACGGCCCTTTGCGGTGTCGCCACCTGAAGACTGTGGCTTATCTAGTGTTTTGTTTAGGTCTTTAAGTCCCTTAACGATACCCATTTGTATCTCCTTTTGTTATGTAGTTGATGGTGTAAATCCATCTGTATTACTATTATATCATTCCCAGCTGACATATTCAATATGCGAAACTGAGTTTTTTATACAGGTTTTAATTTCTTCATCAGTCATATCGCCTGCATCTTTTGCATCATGTGGGTATATCTTACCATAAGATTCTGAAGCCCACAAGACATCTTTATTTTTTAACTTATGAACAATATTATTGCCCAATGCTCTTCCTGCCTGATCATTGTCAGTCATTATAATAAGTCTGTTAAAATATTTATTGAGTAATCCTAAATTATTTGCAGATATATGTCCCCCCAAAGTTGCTACAACATTTGGAAAACCAGCCTGATGAACTCTCATCGCATCAAAACTAGACTCCACAATGATGCAAGTTGCACCGATACGCTTAGCACGATTAATGTTAAAGAGGGTAGCATTCCTTGGAAGCCCTGGGGAGTTTTTAAACTCTTTGGCTTTGATACTTCTGCCAACAATCCCAACACAAATACCATCTGGACTATGAACAGGAACTGTAACCATAGATCTATTATTAGAATAACCAACATTAAAATACTCCAATGTTTCATCTGTGAATCCACGAGTATACATATACTCTTTGCCTTCAGAAAATTCTTTCATTTCTAAAGAAAGCTTATTTAATATATCTTTATCAAACTCTACAAAGTCTGGTTTTTCTTCTAAAGTATCTTGAAGCAAGTCATCGAAATTTGCCAAAACTTCTGATTCTTTTGCCGTAACAAAACGCAAAGCCTCGTAATCATTTCTATTTGTTATACGTTTTACTAAATCAATTAATGTTCCGCTTTCTCCACATGAAGGATTAAAGCAAAGCCATGCACCTTTTTCTTTACTAACACTGCAACTTGGACTGTGATTGTTAGAATGAAAAGGACAGTAAACCAAAAAATCGTTTCCTGTTTCGCTGGCAACTTTTACATTAAGCGATTTAAGAACAGATTTAATGTGTGAAGGTGTATACCTTGTTATATTACTTTGCAATGTTTTCATAAATCTCTTTAATAATTCCTCGATTGATATCCCAATCTAGGTAAAAATCAAATGCATCTCCGTGACGATTTTTTCTAGAAACAATTTCAATCATATTAGTATCTGTGTATCTATGAATAGCAATAGCCATGTCAGCATCATATTCGATAGCCTTTGACCATGCCACCTGAGAAAGCATAGGAGGGTTGTCTTGATCTGAAATATCATCCATAGTTGCTGCAGTAATATCAATTACTGGAATATTATTATTCATAGCAAGCATTTTAAACTCACGAGAGATATTCATATTACGTTCTGTTGCACCAGTACTACGTTTAGTATCTACAAAAAGCTGGTGGTAATCAAGAATAACTAAGTCTGGCTTATGCTGGTCAATCTTGGCTTGAACAGTATTAGCACTTACCTCTCCCATGCCTTCATTAGACACAAGAACAAAACCATTTTTATCCGCAAAGTTTTTCTTACCCCAATTATGGAAATCATCAATATTGACATCTCCTCTAGAAAAATCAGATGCCTTAAATAATCCAGAGCCCATCATTGTATAGATACGATTACGCATATCTTCTGGAGACATTTCAAGCGAGATAATCATTGGCTTGAATCCTTGTTCCCATGCCTTGCATGCAAGGTAGGACGTAAACCATGTCTTACCACGTCCTGGCCAACCAATAGCAACGATAAGGTGTCCTGGAGCCATACCAGTTGCATAGGCAGTATCAATAGCCTTAAAGCCAGTAGGAATACCTGGGCTTCCACCCATTGCTGCAGAACGAACACGAAGATTTTCAAAATATTTTTCTGCTGACTCAAAGTCAGTTACATCAATATCACGAACGTTACTCGTAAACTTACTTAATGAGGCAAGATCTGATTGCATTTGTGCAATAACTCTGGAAGGAGCATCCTCTTTTAGTCCAGCTCCACCACGAAGAATAATAGTCTTTAACTTGTTAGCCAAATATTCTGACTTAAGTTGATCTAAATAATAACCAGTTTCTGCTTTAGGGTCTGATGCCTCGAAGTCTCTAAACTTTTCTTGTAGAATACCAATTTCGGGTACGGATTTAAACTTATAATAGTAAGACTTTAATCCATCCCATACATCTTTGTGAGATGTAAATAGCTCATCAACATTATCCGCAAGGATAGTACTTATATCTTTATTCTTGCAGACTGCTGATATTAATGTTGCTTCCGTATTCACTTAGCCGCCTCTCTCGTTCTTCCACCATGACCTTGGTATTAGATCTTAGCATATCTCTATGCATCTTGTCATCTTCAATATCTTTCCACATCTTATCTATTTTATCAAAGTTATAGAAAAACCAATTTAATGGATGACCATATTTTGCCAAGGTAAAATAATATTCTATTAAACCTTTTGCTCTTTCATATCCTACACTATCAATCAAGTCTTGCATAGCCCACTTTTCCCTAAATCTATTTAGAGAAGGCTTTTTACCATACTTATCTTCAAATAAAGAAACGTATAGTGTAATTAAAGCATGAGGCTCTTGATTAGTAGTTTTACTTGCCACCCTTTAATTCCTTTTCCATTTCCTCTGTTTTTTGAATAAGCTTTTCTTCTACAAACTTATACACACGATCAGTTGCAGTGTCTACGTTCTCACCATTTCTTACTATATCCTCTACGCCAATTCCAATTCGAACGCTCTCGTAATTCCCCAGGTTCCGTGTGTAATGGAGATCTACTTTTACCACTGTCTTTGATGATTCTTGACTCATTATTTTCCTCTTCCATTGGTGAGAATCCCATAGGGACACTCTTTTTAACTCTTGGCGTATCTGAAAGTATGCTGGCTACTTCCATCCATGCCCCTGCAATTGTAATTAAACCAGCAACATTTTTCTTTTTATTTGCATGAGCAGATGCTAGATCTAAATTCGATGCAATTCTTTCTAGAGCTAAGCCTTCGTTTAACTCTTCGAAATCTTCTTCAATCATTAGCCTTCCAAACTGGAACAAAGTTTCCCTCAGAGGTCTTAGTATACAATATGATGTTATGTTTCATCAAGGCCTTTAGCTCAGATTTTGTTGGCAAGTCTTCTATCATTCTTCCAGCAGAAAGAATATAGTCATAGACTTCTAATACATCATCTTCGCTAAACATATACTGAGACCATTTTAAACTTTCGGAATTTCCGATTGGGTAAATTTTTTGTGGTGCACGTACTTTACCTTCAAGAATATAATCCTCGATTGTAACTCTGTGCTTATTTAACATTTTAGCAACTTCTGTTAAAGTATAAGCATTTTGCTTATGTTTTCTAACATCTGAAAATACATATAAAACTCTTTTTTTATCTGGATAGGACCAAGCAATTAGTGTGTCTCTAACTCTAGATGTTTTTAAAACCTTATGTATTTTACCATTTAAGAAGAAATACCAAAATTTTTCTTGTGTTCTGTTTCCCTTTGATCTAGCCATCTTCCGAATGCACTCGTTTCTTTACTAATCATCCAACGCTTGCCACACATCAAGCAATATAGTTCTATATGTAGCTTTTGGGAAAATACTCTATCTACGAATACTCTTCCTCCGCACTTTTTACATTTCATCATGCTGAAAACTTCTTTCCATCAACATAGCAAGTATAGTCTTTTGCTATTTCAATTAGTTGAATGTGTGGCTTTTCCCCATTCTCAATATGAGCAATAGCAAAAGCCTTCTGCCAGTTATGATTATTAGTATATTTCATTCCGTCACTATTTTCATCACACATGTGGCCAATCTCATATCCACGAAGAGTTTCTCCTTCTCCGCCGTTGCGAAGTTGGAATGTCTGATAAAATGTTCCTGCTCTGTGAGAGTGTCCACGAATAATAGATACTCCAAAATTTTCTACATCTTTTCGAACTGACTCACCAGCATTTTGTGAAATAGCATTTCCATGATGTACGTGGATGTCTCCAAAGCGACGCTTTGGTGCATCATTATAATAGATATATTCATAGCCCAAAGAATCTAAAGACCACAATGCTTCTGGGGTTACATCTGCTGCATACTCTGGAAGCTTTTTATCCAAATATTCAAAAATTCTAATATCGTGATTTCCAAGTGCAGAAAATAGTTGTGCGTTAGGCATCATGTCTCTTGTTTTGGCGTAAAAATCTCTTGCAGCTTTTGCTTCGTGACGAATCATAGGAACAATAAGATCCCTGCTGTCATCTTTGTGCAACTGCATAAATTCTGCTGAACGTCCCTCTGTATACTTACTATAGCATGCCTGATCGTCTGTATCTCCAAGATAATCAATTACATCTGGCTTAAACCATTTCATTACCTGAAACCATAAAGCGATTGCTCTATCATCTTGATGAGGGAACTGCTGATCGGATGAAAGCATCCATTTTAAATCATTTGACATTAATAATATCTATTCTGTTAGACACAAAAAGTCACGATTGCCGTGACTTGTTGTTTTGATAAGTGTACTATATTTTATTGGTTTGTCAACCAGATTTTGCTACTGCAAAATAATGTAGGGTTACTGATGTTGGCTTTACAATTGCTGAGCCAACTCCATTAGCCGCTCTAGTGATCCAAACTGTAACTCCTGTGGCTGAGGCTGTTCCAGATTGAATAAAATGAATTAATTCTGAATCTGTTGAAGCAGTCTCTAATGTTATTTGAACTGTTGCAGGTTCTGCTGTTAATGGTGGGGTAAAATTAATTCTTACTGGATGTCCAGCCTTTGAAACATCAACCGTTCCAACTGGCCATGTTCCAGCAACCATTTTTCTAGAAATAGCTTTATCAGCCAGTGTTCCAAATGTTCCAGCAAATTGTGCAGCATTGGAATTAATTTCATTTACATATGTGACAAGATCCTGTAATTGGCTGGCACTAATTGGTGCACCCTCTTGAAATGTAATATTTTTAAAGTCCGTTGCCATTTTTACCCCTCAATTTTTTGAGCAACACTATCGCTGTAGTCTTGCATCTGCTGTTCTCTTTCTTGTTTTTCATTAATTAAGTTTGTTAGTTCTGCTCTAAGTACAGCAACCTTAACTTCATAATCCGATACAATTTCGCCAATGCGAGATTGCAAAGCGGTTATAATTAATTCCGCCTTTTCCATGTTATGCTCCTGCTGTTAAATCTGCCTTTTCAGAATCCAAGACGGTTTTCTTGGCCTGTAGTTCTGTAAGTCTAGCATTTAATTCTGCTGTATGAGCAGCATCCTTTGAAGTTGATGCATTGTATTCAATAATATCTAGCTGTAAGCCATAAATAGCATATTCTAGATTCTTTATATGTTGATTAAGGATGTTTACCTTATCTTCATTTGTAAGTAGTGATGTTTCAGTTGCCATTGTTTCCTCCTCCTATATTATAGCAAACTAACCCTGTTGGGTCAAGGACTCTAAATTTAGCCTAAAAGACTCAATTATCTTGTCCATTTCAATTATCGCATTTGATAACCAAGCTTTTTCTTGTTCATCTTCAGACAAATCTATTATGGATTGAAATTTTATTTTTCTATCCAAATATATCTGTATTTTCTCATTTGTTATTTTTTCAAAGTTTATATCGTTCATTAGTAATAAAACCAGTTTCTTGTAGCTGCTGCAGGAAATCTAGAAGAAATTGAGCTAGTTCCTGCACTATTTGTTGCGGATGCGGTAAGGTAGTAATATCCATTTGAATTTGCATAAGCAAGATAAATAAATACGTTAACACTTCCAGACGTGGCATATGATCCTGATGCAACCTGTGTATACGTTCCAGTTCCATAACCAGTAGTTCCAGTTCCAGTTGCAGTTCTGTACAAATACCAGTTTACAGATGTTGCACCTGAAGAAGCAATTGTAAATCCAGATGCCGTTGAATTATTAGAACTACCATAACCATAAATTGATATAGTTGGGGTTGGAGGAATTGTAACATTTGCTGTCCATTTTGCATATAAAGTAATATTTGCACTTGGAGTATATGAAGAAGATGCAGAATAGTTGGTTCCCGTACCAGAAGAATTTGTATTCCATCCTCCAAATGTATATCCAGTTCTTGATATTGCAGCGGCTAATGTTACTGATCCTCCTTCTGTAGTTTGTGTAACTGCAGAAGGAGTACTGCTTCCACCATTTGCATCAAATGTTACTGTATACAAAACTATATTTGTAAGAGGTCCTAATTCAGTACCAGCCGTATATGTACCGCTATTAGAAGTTCCACCAGCATTTGTTGCTGTTGCAAATGCTCTGTAGTAATATCTGCTATTACTTTGTGCATCTGTATAATCAGATAAAGGAATAGCATATGTACTGCTTGTTGTATTTCCAGCATCTTTAACCAAAGTTTCAGACGTTGCAACTCCAGCTGTTCCTCTATAAAGCCTCAAAGAATATGAAGTTGGTGAACCAGTCCAAGAACCGACACCAAATGTTAATGTCTGTCCAACTTTTGTTGTTCCGCTAAGTGTTGGCACAGAACTATTTGTAGGAACTGCAATTTGATCTGTTGTAAAACTTGCAGTTGAATATGATCCAGCTATCTGATCCCAGTTTAAAGCTCTAATATAATAGTTATAAGATGTATTTGCACTTAAACTTGATAAAGATAGTGGGCTTGTATAAGTATTGGTCCAACTAACTAAATCAGTTGAATATTGAATCCAGTCTACTGTATTTGATCCTCCAGAAGGAATTGTAAATGGAATAGAAGCAGTTGTAGTAGTTTTTGTTATAGTTCCTAGACTTACAGAACTTGGAGCAGTTCCATCAACATTTTTCCAAACTAAACTAGTGGATGTTCCATAATCACTATATACTGCATTTGACAAGCTATAGTCTGAGCCTCTTCCACGAACAGTATATCTGTAATATCTATAGTATGGTGCTGTAAAGGTTTTACTTGTTCCAGACAAAACATATGCCGAATTATCTAAAGTTTGAGATACTCCACCAATTGTTACATAACTCCATGTACTGTTATCTGTACTTCCTTGTAGTGCTACCTCATATACAGCAGAATTTGTAGATGAATTCCATCCCACTGTAACTGTTCTATTTCCAGATGGTTCAGATACAGACTGTGTTGCTCCAGAAGGAAAACCTTTGCTTCCGCTGGTTGTTGTAAATGGTTGTGGATTATTTGGGGCTGTAAATGAATTTTGATATACGTTTCCAGCTTGTCCCAAAGAGTTGTAAGGTGTGATTGTTAAATAATATGTAGTACCACCTGTTAAACTTCCAATATTTAAAGGATTAGCAGTTTGGCTATTTAAAGAATTCCAAACAGATCCGCTATAACTTCCAGTATTTAGTGTATAGTTGTAATAAGAATAATCATTAAGTCCAGTAAACGAAACATGTACTCCACTTGAATCAACTGTTGCTGATGTAACTGATAGCATATTTTTTTGATATTGATTTGCTGAAGTTGCAATACTGTGATATCCATCATCTGCTGTACCATAAGCCAAGGAATCTGTAATGAAATTTGAAGATGGAATCTGTGCTTGAGTTTGTCCAAAGCTTCCAATAGTTCCGTCCATATATATTCTATATTTTGTACCAGTAGAAATAACATATGGTCCTGGAAGTCCAGAAACTGCATTTGATCCATTATAGAGTCCAGGTTGAGTTACTGTTAAAGGCAAAGATGATCCCTTATTGCATATTAAAACATCAGCATATGTAGGATTTAAGGTATCAAATTTTACTTGATATCTAAGTGCATATGTTGCAGTTCCAACATTTTGATATTGATATCCAGAAAATTGAATATAAAAATATCTACTATCTGAATAATATCCAGTTGTAGTTTCTGCCATGTCTAATGGATAAACTCCAATAGCTCTTCCAGAAGAAGGATATACAGTTTGAACTCCACCATCCAAACCGATTTGACCATTTGTATTTGGATATAAATAATTTCCAAAAGCAAAGTTATAAGTTCCAGTCACAACATAGGTTACTTCTGGAGAATATAAATTTATTCCGTCATCATTTCTTGTTCTGACTCTAAATATTTGACTTCCTACTGGAACCAAAAATGAATCTGTTGAAGCATATTGTGGTGCGGTTGTTAAAGTTACTAAATCTACCCAAGAACTTCCAGACTTATATTGAAGTGTATAGTCTTTGGTATATGTTACTGGATCCCAAAATGCACGTATGTATGCATATGAAGCACTATATGCTCCTGCAAAACTTATAGATGGACCTGTAGTTGGTGCAACTGGGGCATTATATATTGGACCAATCCAAGAAGAATAGTTTACATCTGATTGTGCCCCGCCTTTTTGACCAATAGAATAAAATCTTAAATACTGTCCAACTAAAGATACGGTATTTCCTGTTGCATTATCGTATACGTCTCTCAAAGTAAATGTGTGTGTTCCGCCCTCATACGAATCTGAACCAAAATCATTTACTTGTATTCCTGGTGGACTTATATAATGATAAAATGTTCTTCCTGTAGTTGCAGTATTTGTTGATGCATATTGCCAACCCCAATAAACTAGATCTGATGTTGGAGTATACGTTTGAGTATTTGCACTTAAATTATACCCATATGTTTGATAACCGCCGTCTTTATTTATAGTTACTGGATTATTAATTATAGGCTTAGTATAAATAACATCAGAAGAATATGTGTCTACAATTGGAGATGAAGTATAATCTGTATAAGAATTGTATGCAGTTGACACAACATAAATGTTATTATTTAGATCTGCAGTTATTGGAGTATAAGAATAAGTTCCATAATAATCTGATCCATAAGATGTGGCAACAAGCTGCGAATATGTTTTTGATTCAATTAAATTTCTTTTATCTGCATATGGATATCCCCTATACCATTCAATTGTTGATCTAGACGTATCAATTCCATAAGAACTAGAATTTTTCCAAGAGTAGGCAAAGGTTATCGGTGTCCCGACTTGTGCTGCAGTTGTAGTAAGACCAAAAGTATTTGTTCCATGAGTTGGAACGTGTAAACATATATATGCTGGAGAACTTGTTTCTGTTCCAGAAAGACCTCTTGAATTTGTTTTTTTAACTTGAAAGTAAATGTAATATCCATCATAATATGTTGAATCAAACGTATCAATGTTTGTATAACCATCTAATAATCCAGAACCATCAGATGTTTTACTATAATACCAATTATAAGATGTACTTGTAAAAGGACCATTTTGCCAATAGTTAGTTGGACTTACAGACTCATTTCCCCATAATTTTGTTCCCACATAAGTATATGATCCACTTACATTTGTTCCAGTATAACTTGAAGTTCTAATTGAAATTGGTACAGTGCTGTATGGCTTTAAAGAAGTATTAGTATAAAACTTTTTCCAAGCACTTGATCCAGTTGATGAAACTTTTACCCATGCCTCAGAAGCCAATTGCCAAGCACCAGATCCATTGCTTGCTACTTTAACCCATAATTCTTTTACAGGAGACCAAGAATACGCACTATCTTTTACCCAAAATGGCATTTAGTACACTACCCACAAATCTCCTACATACCCAGAAGTATATCCTGGATCAGAGTTGCCAGTTGCTCTATAGTAAACAGCCATACCCATTTGAAGTTCGCCAGTTTCAGGTCTTTCAACAACCATTCTTTGTCTTCCAACTGCACCTAATGGATATAAATCTTGACCGCCTGAACCTTTTCTATATCCTGGATGAGGATCGTATGCTCCTTGTGCACGGTATGCAATGTCTGCATCTTGCTGAACTGGTATTCCATACATATGAAGACCTGTGCTATTAGCTAAAATTTGAGTTCCACCACTGTATGCTGCCCAGGTATCTGTTCCAGAACCTGAAGTTCTTGGGTTTCCTATTAAAGAAATTCCGTTTGAATTAACTGTAAATGATGAAGCACTATCTCCAATAAAAGAAACGCTTGTAGATTTAACAGTTAATGCTGATCCAGTCCAAGAAAAATAATTAGATCCAGAACTTGAACCTAATGTTAAAGATCCTGTTGGTGTTAATTGAAAATTACCAGTTGCTGAAGAATTGTTTTTATGAATGATTCCATTTGTTCCGTCAATTTCAATGTGTGAATCTGTTATTGTTCCTACAGCAAGTCTGCCATTTGTACTGTTCATTTGAAAAGTATTATTGTTTGCTGATATAGAAGTGTCGTCAATTATAAATCCACCAATTGATGCATTTATAGTTCTCATATACCCATTATTAGAAACACTAAATGGATATAATCCACCAGCATTTTGTGTTCCAACATTTAATGCACCAGTAAATGTACCGCCAGCTCCTTGCAAGTTTCCGCTAAATGTTCCACCGCCAGTTATTGATAGGCCTCCAGCTAGTGGAGCTGAAAGAATTGCTACACCAGTTGAATCATAAATGTAAAATCCAGCAGATGGACCATTAGTTATATTTGAACTTGATATTTCAACTCTAGCACCAGTTGATGCACCTGCACGAATATATGATGTGCTTGTAATCAAGCCAGCCTCTAAATTATTAACCGATATAGTTCCTGCTGCTAATTTTGTAACATCAATTGATCCAGCAGAAATTTTGCCAGCAGTAATAGCATTTGCAGCAATTTTATCTGCAGTAATTGCTGATGAAACTATTTTATCTGCAGTAATAGCGTTTGCAATAATTTTGGATGATGTGATTGCATCATCTGCAATTTTAGTTGTTGTAATTGCTGATGTAGCAATTTTAGCTTCAGTAATTGCAGCATCAACTAATTTTGCATTTGTAATAATTTGATTTGCTAAATCAGATGGTATTGCAGATCTTGCTCCAAGCGGTTCGTTAGCAACATTTTGCTGTATGGTTCCAACTGTTCCATTTTTGTTTACTGCTGCTGCATGAATGTAAACTGGAGTATCATAATTTAAATATGTTCCGTCTACTGGAATTGTAATTGTATTTTTAAGATTGTTGCCAGTCATTACACCAGCTTCTTTATATGTTCCAGCTGTAGCGGTTGCTGAATTGCCTACATAAATTTTAATTGCTTGAAATCCAGTAAATGTTCCATTGGCGTATGTTCCTGCCCAATTTACTTGAATTCCAGAAAGAATTCTGTCTATGGAAAAACCATTTGGATTTGTTGGATCTTGTATTGTTTCGGTAACAATGTCTGTCACAACTACAGTTCTTGAAAGACTAAATAATGAAGAGGTTGTGCCATCTGGACGAATGGCTTGTAGTTTTACAATATAGGTTCCGCCTGGGGCTGCAATTGTTTTAGTACCAGATGTAACAAATGTTTCCGCTGGTTTTGTTCCGTCAAATGGTGCACCGCTTATATAAACATCAACTCTTGAAATGTTTGTGATTGGAGAACCTTGAGATGTTCCTGACCAATTTACTTTAATATATCCAGCTCCGCCAACCACATCGTTAACGCCAAGATCTGGTTGTCCAGGAGTTGAAATTAAATCTGTCAAAACATATCTTGTTGCTGACCAATCACTTGTTGTTCCATCTTCAAACACCCATTGAAATTGAAATCCATATCCAGTGTTTGGAAGTAAGCCTGTTGCTTTTACGTCAAAGTAATTCTTATCGGAAGGATCTGCATATCCTTTTACGTTAAGATCAGCTGGGATTAATAGTCCTGCCATTAAAAGTTCAGTGCCAATCTGTATTCTATATCAACTGGTCTTCCAGCCAACTTTGTAAGTGGTGTTGAAAGAACTGATCTAGCAATCATTCCAAATCTAGGATCGAAAGTATCTTCGTCATTAATTCTTAATCCGTCCAAATAAACTGTTGTTGCACCAGTATTTTTGGCAGTCACCTCTACACCAACTTTAAAGATTGATGTTGTATCTGGATTTCCTACTGTAACTAATCCAGATAGCGGAAGGCTTTTAATTGCTTCTCCAGTTGCGGAAAAGTTAGTATAGTTTAAATAAACATAATCTGAATCAGAACTATAAAACTTTATCTTGATAGAAGAAAGATTGGTATCTGCTTGGTTATAAGACAAAGCAAGTGTGTCATTTTGACTATAACCAGAAATATTAAGAGGAATAATTGATGAGGTAAATTCTTTTACAGCTCCTGATGCGGAAACAATCTTAAACATTGTTGATCCAATTCTTGGTGTTGGAGTTGTAACTAAATCTGGATTAATTCCAGTAGAGTCTACCCACAATAAATTGTTTTCAAAATCTGAAATAAACTTGCTATCAAATGCATTAACGCTAGATCTTACTCCTGGGTAAAGACCTATTTCCTTTACAATCCCCGCCACGTCTTGTGGAATAGTTGTTTTATAAACAACTGCATATGTGCTGTTGCCAGATTGATCTGTTTGAATATCAATTGAGCCTAGGGTTACTGGATATCTATAAAATTCAAATCCAAGTCGTGTATCGTTACCGCTTGAATTAACTGCTGTTGAATCAATACCAATTGCAAGCTCTTGCCCTGGGAACGGGGCATTTCCTGCTAGATAAGAAGTAATAAATCTTTTTCCAAATTTAGTAATCATTGCTTAGGCACCAACATATTCAGTCCGACAACTGATAGTCCAGTTGAATTTTTTACTCTAAATGTAATATTAACTTTTGGGGGATTAACCGTGTAATCAATCTCTTGTTTATAAATTGAAATATCAGAAAGATCTGGTGGAAGCTTTTTTCCTTTTGCTGGAGTTTTTGGATTAACTGGATCAACTGGATTTGATGGTGGAACAACTGGCCCACTTCCTCCTCCAAAATTTCCGCCAGACAAATATGCATTAACATAGCTAGTGGTAGCATTTGCAGAAATAATTCTTACAAAGGATGGGTCTAGGTAATATAGCTCTGGTGAATCTGCCGTTAAAAATATCGGAGCATTTTTTGCTACTTGGTTGCTGGAAATGTTAGCATTAGTCATAATTTTAATTATACCATTTGGTCAACTATAAATGGATCTAGCTGTAATGGTAGTCTCTAACCCGTCCTTCCATGCTTGAGTAACATTTGTAACTACAAATTTATTACTTGAAGACAATCCATTGAACGGATAATCAACTGTAATAATATCTGAAACTGAAATTAATGGATTTGCAAATGTAACTAATTCAATAGTTCTTTGTTGATTTTTCCATTGATTTTTAATCCAATCAGAAAGATTTTTAGCATCAATATATTTTTGAATCCATTGTGAATTAAATGCAACTGGTTCTTGTGGAGAATATGGGTCTAGTGTATCATCCATATAAGTAAGTGGGCTGCTTGTTGTAATTGTATTTCCAATAATTGCAAACGATGTGAGTGCTCCATCATCAATTGGAACATAGGTTCCAGAATTATTTAAAAGATATATGTCTGCTGTAAACGAAGAAAGTTTAGATCCAATAACTGAAACCGCCTGATTAATTCCAGTTGTAATATATTTTGGAAAAGCTGGAGTAGAGTCGTATCTAGTTTTGATATTTCTAATTTCTCTAGCAACTGGCCCAAACTCTTGAACAAATTTTGTTGATGTTGATGAATCAACTTCTTGAGTTCCACTTACAAATAAATCTCCGTATGCTACATCAATTGCTGTTTTAGAAAAGCTTTGCTTATAAATATTATATGTATTTGCAGAGTTAAATTGTGTTGAATCTATTTGCATGGCATAAACATAGTCAAATGCTGCTGTACCCAGATTGGCATAAAGTCCAATCTTGCTAGATTTAGGTAAAACTGCAATTGTATTAGACCCAACTGTTTTAGATGAATCTGAAGCTGTAATTTTAAATCCATTAACATAGGCAATAAGATCGGTTTTGGTTGACCCAACATTTACAAATATATCTATCTTGTAAGAGGTTCCACTATAAATTCCAGTAAGTCTAGCCGCATCACTTACTGATTGAGAATCATCCAATAAATACTTATTGCCATTTTTTACCTTATAAAATTTAAATTCATTTCCACCTTGAGCTGCGGCAGTTGATGTACTAGTAATTGAAACAAAATATCCTGTGGCACCATTTCCATCAACAAAAAATCCCATGCCACCGCATTGTCTTTCATCATTAACGGATGCTTTAAAAAACATAGTTGTGCCAAAAGCATAGTATTGGGAGGCGGTTGATATTTTGCTATCTCTTATAATAATAGAATTTGTTGAAGAATCGTTATCGGTACTAATTGTAAGAAGAGATTTAGAAACATTAAATTCTTTATTCATTGTATATGAAACTTGTTCAGTTCCATCATATGCTTGAGTAGTTGTATCTACTTGAGCTGCAACAGATGATACTGTTGCATTGTAATCTACAATACGATCTGTTGCCATTACTTCCACACCACGCCTTTATATCCAGACCAACCATCTGAATCATTTTTTGCATTAACATAATGATTTTCGATCTTTGTGCCAAACGCTCCTCTGGTTTTAATTCTATATCTTCCAGTTGGCGTAAATGTTGTTTGATATAAATTATTTCCTGGGGTTGCATTAATTTTTGCTTGCCCACGATATTTAAGAAGATCAGATTCTCCAGTAACATCAATTGTTTTAGAATCTAACGTATTAATATCTGTATATTGATATTCTATAGCATCATACTCTATAATCTCAGATCCCACCATAAAAAATCCGTTGTAACTATAAACAATTTGCTCTGCATTTAAATCATTAATAACAATTGGATTAAGATGAAGATATTTTTTTACTCCTATTGAAGGAACATCACTAGTTAAAATATTTTCAACCAATGCTGCTGCGGCAAGAAATGATTGTCCAGATGACCAAAGAGGTGCACTACTTTGGTCGTATGCAGAGCTTACGGCACTGTAGTAAATAATTTTTACCTGATTAACAGATGGCAAATCTTTTTTAACCAATGAAATTATATTTGATAAATCAGATCCACTAAAAGAATTTCTAAACTGATAGTTTACAGACTTAGTAGCATCATAGATAAAGTCTCTTGTATAAAACTGCAATACATTGTTTTCATCCATAACAGCACTCATCTGAGAATCTCTGCAAAGATTTTGTAAGTTATCCCAAACTGTCATTGTGGCATCTGTCCACCAGTAATTTGGAGAAATAATTGATTGATCATTTGTATTGTAGTTAAAGCTATAATTTGTAAATCCTACTGCATCAAGCAATCTTCTAATAATTGCTACGGACGAATAGCCATCGCAAAAAATATCTGGTGCTAATGTTTCTTGAAGAATTTTTGCTCCATCAAGTCCGTTTAAAGTAACATCACCATACTCTGCGATATCCCATGAATCTAAATAAAATGTTCCTTGATTAATCTTATAATAAGATCCCTTTGAATCTGAATACCCTCCGCCTGAATTGTATAATTTTATATAAAGATTTATTTGAGCTTGCTTGTATAAATACATCTTTGTAATATCAATTGTTGTTGACTTCAAATATGTTTCAAAGTAAATTGATCCAGAAGATTGATTGCCATTATAGTTATTTAACATCATTGATAAAGAGTTTGCGGTAATGTTTCCTACTGGAATTAGTGCTTCAGTACTTGCTGAAGATTCTTTTCTTAAATTAAAATCAACTACATATGGTGTCAAATCTCTTACCCAGTGTGGTGCAAATTCAATTACTCCAATATATCCGCCTGGATTTGTGGCGGTCATTGACATTGTTGTAAAGCTTGCATAAGAATTTAAATTAATATCTGAAGCATTTTTGCTCCATGTTGTTCCATTGTAATAAAGTGCCAACTGCCCAGCATCAAACTTTGTTGAATTGAAGTTTTTAATATCTGCTGATGTTCCAGATATTGTTGAGGAACCAACTGTAATAGACCAGGCAGATGGCATCGAATGACTAATTTCAAATGTTATAATTATTTTATTTGCATAAACTGTTTTTGGATATGTAATCGCAAGGGATGCGTTCTGATCTTTTGGGCTTAGCCAATATTTGTAATATGTGTCTGAACCTGGATAATAGGTTCTATATTTAATTGTATTTGTTTTTTGTGCATCTGGAGTATATGTAACTGTAGTGGGATCTGCATATGTATATTGTGCAACATCTCCTGATACCCCATATTTAATTCCCGCCGAAACTGGTCTTAATGGCTTTACAATTGTATCCAATGGAAAAAGCTTTTTAAATGGCTGACGATTTGCAATCGTAGTATAATCATTTCCAGTAATAGAAGAACTTGTAAAGTCTACCATTGAATTTACATTAATATCAATTGTTGCACCAATATCCATAGACATGCTTGTGCTTTGAGATAATAGATTTTTTACGGCAAGGTCGTCCGCATCTGTTCCTACAGAGATCATTATACCTGTTCCATTGCAAGACTAACATCCCAAAATTCTTGGGGTGTATCTGATGATTTTGCCTTCACATTTCTTTTGACTACTGTAAAATTGCATGTTTGAAAGGAAACAACAAAATCTTCTGTTCTTGTACCATTATATGAAATTCTTAATTTAAAAGTTTGTTGTCCTTTTGTTCCATAATAAAATGATCTTAAATCTTCTGCTCCCCATCCGCCATCAACTGTCATTGTTGAATATGATGGAAGCATTGTCCAAGATGTACTAAATGTCTTTTTATCCGCCACAAATAATTTTCTAAGTGTCCCATTGGACATTCTTTGAATTTTTTCAATTCTGTTATTGTCTAAAGTTATCTGAGATCTATTGTGCTCTGTTAATTTTTGCCATACTGGAGTATCATTTGTTGAAGTATCAACAAAGAGTGCTGAGCCTACTGGTAAATATACTGTGCTCATTAATAAGTCCTTCTTCTTCCGCTCATAGCCATTTGACGATTTTGTTCAACAGTAATTGCTCTTGCAATTTCATCACCAGATAGGTTTGTTCCATTAACAGTAATGTTATTAGAAATTATAACATTTCCAGTGGTAGCTTGTCCACCCTGTGCCATAGCAATTCTTCCGCCGCCCATATATCTTGAAGTGTCTCCATATGACATTACCATTCCGCCTGCTGCCATCTTAAGAGAGTTAATGCTATCTAATGTGCCAACGCCATATTTTTGAACAGCAGATGCTTTAACAACATACTCTCCTCTAGAAAGCATTGCTGGAATTGAATCAGATGTTCCAGTTCCTGGACCAAACATAAGTCCACCTTGTGCTTTCTTTGGAAGCTGTGTAACAGATTCAAATGCTGCATAAAGATTTCCATCTTTATTCTTTTGCATCTTATATGTGTATCTCTTAAAGTTATGATCTACAGAAAATTCTGTTCCTTCTGAATATCCCATTCCTTTACCAAATTGTGAAGATACGCTATCAGAATTTGTATTTGCTTTTGTTTCAAAATTATCAAATTGACTAGCACCCCAAGACCCGCCAGTTTTTTTATTAAATGCTGCTGCAGCTGCTTTTCCACTTGTAAAGGTTGTATTACTTCCAGTTGTGTTAACTCCCTTAAAGAGTGCTACTGCTGCTGCAAAATCTGAAACCGATCCACTAAATAATTTTTGATCTTTTGCATTTTGTTCATTTTTAGATGCAAGCTGCTGAAGAACTTGTGCGTAGTCGGTTGGCTTATTTTCAAGAGTAGAACCATTATAAACTTTTCCAGAAGTTGGAGCAATTGCATTTGCCGCCTTTACACCTTCAGATCCAAGTTTTCTTAAGGCATCTAGTTGCTGACTTAACTTTATTCCATTTGCTTTAATTGTTGCTGGATCACTAGTAAGAGATGTTTCAGAAATTAATCCCGCAATAGCTTGTTGGATTGCTTGAATTTTTGAACTATAGTCTGCAGCACCAGTTGCTTTTCCTTGAAGATCTGTTGCTTTCTTTTGAGCTGCTGCTATTGATGCTGCCAAACCATCTTTTTGAGATTGTAGGGCCTCAGTTTGAGATTGTGCTTTATTATCAATCGCATTTTGAGCAAGTTGTGTCTGACGTTGTCCACTTAACTTTTGAATTTCTAATTGTGCTGAAGCAGCATCTGCCATATTACCAGTAGCAATTGCTTGTTGATATTTAAGTTGTTGCTGTTGAATTTGAAGAGATATATCTGCAGATGCTTGTTGTTCTGACAATGCTTTCTTTCTTGCATCTGCTTCTGCTTTAATTGCTTGAATTTTTTTATCAATTGCATTTGTTTCAGCAGTAATATCTCTTTGTGCTGCTTTAGCTGCAGCAGATGCAGCGGCAGCTGCATTCTTTGAATCGGTTGCTGCCTTTGTTCCAAGTGCTGCTAAACCAGAAGTTGGTGCACCAAGAGATGCATCTGTAGTAATATTTGTTGCACTTTGCTGTAATGCTGTTTGTGCTGACAACATTGATTGTGCTTGTTTGCCGCTAATGTTTGTTAAGTCTGCTGCAATTCCTGATGTATAAAGTTTAATCTTTGCATATGCATCTGCAGTGCTATCTGTTGCACTAAGAATTCCCAACATTTCTGGACGTTCTTTTAATAAGATTGCGAGTTGGTCTGCACCAATTGCCTTATTTGTTTTTGCATTCTTATTTAATTTATCCATAGACATGGCAAGGGCTTCTGTCTGTGTAATGATATGTCCAGTTTCATCTTTGCTTCCAACAAGACTTTGATAGTATGCATCTACGGAACTCATTGCTGAATCAAAAGCTGCTGCTAATTCTTTTTTATCTGCTCCAACCTTCATTGCATTATTGAATGCAATTATAGAAGATGTTGCTGCGGTTGCCTTATCTTTAATATCAACAAACGCTTGTGAAGAAATTGCTTTAACTGCCATACCAGCTTTATTAGAAACAGAGATAATTGAAAAAATCATCTTTGATGCTTCTTCTGCTGATTTTCCACCTGCTACAAATTGTGCTTTTAGTGCTGCTGCATTTGCAACAACATCTGAACGATCCATTTGATCAAACATCTTAACAATATCTGGCATTGTTTCTTTAGCAGACTTTTGCATTTCTTTAAGTTCTTTAACTGTCATATTTAATCCGCCAGTGCCACCTGCAATTTTTGTTGATTCAATTAATGCCTTGTTTAATTCTGCTTGTTTTTTAGCATTCTCCATAGCAGATTTAATATTGTCTGAAAAACTTACAACTTTAATTTTTGCTTCAGCAGCTTCTTTGCCAGTTAATTTAAATGCATCTACAGAAGCTTGTCTTGCTTTTCTAGCATTGTCCCAAAGTTTCCACATTCCTGCGGCAACCGCTAATGTTCCAGTAATTGCAAGTCCCCACGGATTTGCCATTAATGCTGTTCTCAATCCCATCAAAACTGTTCTTACTCCGCCGCCAGCTTTAGCAACATTAAATAATGCTCCACCCAATTTCATTACTGGACTTAACAATGCTGGACCTATAATTCCACCAGCAAGTCCGCCAAATGTTCCACCTAATTGATTACCAATATTTTGTCCAGCAATACCTCCAACAAGACTTGCTACAATTCCTGGACCTGTAATTATATTTTTAGCAAAGTTACCTAATTTTCCAATACCTGTAACTCCTTGTGCAAAACCTGGAAGTTGACCTTTATTCATCATATCAATGATTGGTGCATATCTTGCAGTTGCTTGCTTTGTTACAACAGACTCTCCTGGCTCCAACATAGCTGGAATAATATCTCCACCGCCATAACCTGGAAGTTTTGTTACTCCATTGGCATAAGGTACTGGTGCAAGTCCTCTGTTTCTAGTGTGCATATCGTAGCCCATTGAATCTACAACTCTAGTCATTGATGGAAGGAATCCGCTTCTAATTGCTCTTACAGAAGCACGATTAACCATATTGCCAAATAATTCTTCTGTAATAGGAACATTAGATGAAGCAACTAACTCATTTAAAACATTTGCTGCTCTTTCAGCAATTACTTTTGCTTTACCAGCACTAACACCTTGATCTTTTAAGAAAAGCAAAAGGCTGACCATATCAGGTCCAGTTACTTGTCTAAACTGAGATGCATCTGCACCAGCTCTTAATGCTTCATTAAACTGTTTAGTATTTTTAACAAATTGTGTTGGAAGTGTTTGTAAGTATGGAGATTTTGATGAAGTTGTTATTCCAAATTCAGCAAATCTATCTGCTGGAACAGATGGGGTTGATTGAGTTCCCATTGTTGGAAGGGATGCAGTTCTTGCTCTATACCCTGGAGTTAATGCATGTACTAAGAAATCATTTCCAGATGTTGGAGTAATTCCATATTCTTGAATTGTTGGATCTTGATATACCTTAGAGTTTCTCTTTGTTAATAATCCAAATGATATTCCAGTTCCCGCTTCAGATGCACTAATTGTAGAAGGACCACTTCCAGTTCCTCTTAAATTAGGAGTTCTTAATCCACCAATACCAGAAGATCTTTTTGCAAAAGCTTTGAGCATTCTTGCGGCTGCCATAGCAGATTTTGGAGTAAATCCCTTTGAATAATGTCCAATTGCTGTTCCACCATTTTGCAGTTTAATTCTTCTAATTCCAATTTTAAGTGCGTTTGATATTCTAGAAGTAATACCACCCATTCTTCCTTCGCCACTTCTTAAAACAGATCTCATATTGTAATCTTGATTTCCAGCAACTGCAGTACCTGAAGCAATAGCTGTATTGGTTCCTGGAACCATTGTCATTCTAGCTTGCGGAACTCCAGATGCAATACTAAGGGCATTCATATCTGCAATCATTGCAGCATTAATTGCTTCAATTTCGGATTGAGCTGCCTTAACAGAAAGAATTCCTTGTTCTGCAGAACGAGCAACTCTAGCAGAAGATTCTGCTGCAGTTGTTGCAATTGCCTGCATCTTTGGAAGAATAACATTAAAGTCTGCCATAAATTCTGCTGGCAATTGTCCTGTTTCTATCAAAACTTTTTCTACGGCTTGCATTTCAGACTTAGTACGCATTGCCATTGTTGTCATCATAGCATTCCACTTTGCAGACTCTGCCGCATTAATTCCAGTGGTTGCTCCATTAATCATTGTCAATCCCTGAACTTTTGCAATGCCCTGACCTGGCATCATCATTACCTGTGGATTTTCACCAATCTTTTTATTAGTAGATGGATCTAATGGAATTGCTGTATGAAAAGTTTGTTGTAGTCTTTGCTCTTCTGTTAATCTAGCTTGTGGATTATAATGTGCAAAATCGAGTCCGCCAATTTGTGTGCCACTAATTCCACCAACAAGTGGCTTAGCTGTAATAGTATGTTCGTTTGCCAATGCAGCAATTTGTTGCATTTCTAGTTTAAGTGCTGATAATGCATTTTTTAATACAATTGCTGCTTCTGCATCTGAATAAAATGTTTTTTCAATTAAAAGACCAGCTTCATTTGCTGCTCTAATATCTGGAGTTAATAATTTAAACTTATCTGCATGACTAAAGAATGCTCTAATACCAGCAAAACCTTTAAGTACGTATCCCAAGAAGTTTGAGAATACACCAGTAAGCATAATAATTGGTCCTGCTACAGCTGTTAACCCACCCAATAAAGTTACAAACTTTTTGACTGGAGATGGAAGTGCATTAAAAGCCTTAAGGATTCCATCAGCAATTTTAAGAAGATTTGTTGACACTCCCAAAAATCCAGATCCTACTGTTGCTAAATCTGCTCTTAATGATTCGAGTGCTCTTTTATACTTTCCAGATGCTGACTCTGTTTGCTGTGCTAATTCTCGTTGTGCTACTCCAGCAAGATCTTGTGTGCTTGCTTTCATCAAATCTAATACCTGAAGCGTTTGGCTTCCCTTTTTACCTAGATTGTCAAACAGTGCACCCATTCTTGCAAACTGGTACTTACCAAACAAAGCTTCTAAAGCTTGTTGTTTTTGTAATGGATTTAATTTATTTAATGCCTCTTGCAATGCCATAATCGTATCTGTTACATGGCCAGCATTATTATTTACAATAGATCCAAGATCAATACCAAAAGATTGGAATAATCCCTTTGCTGTTTTTGTTGGATTAATTAAAGATCCAAGTGCTGACTTTAATCCGTTTGCAGCAGAAGCGGCATCAACGCCTCCTTCTTTCATTGCTACCAACATTAATGCAAGGTCTTTTACATTTCCGCCCAAGCCCTTTACAACTGGACCAGCTTTTGGAATAGCATTAACCAAATCTTGAAGTGTGGTTGATGTTTGGTTTTCAACAGCGTTAAGGAAGTCAATTGATTGACCAAGTTCTGTTGTATTTTGTTTAAATGCATTTTGAATAGCGAGAGTTGCTTTCATTGCATCTTGTCTACTTACTTCACCAAGAACAGACAATCTTGTTGTTTCCCTAAGTGAAGACATAAGTTCATTGCCTTGTTTACCTGTTGCAGCAATGTCAGCTGCTAAAGCAATAGTTTCTTTAAAGTTAACTCCGTATGCAGAAGAAAGTTCTTTTGCTGTTTTGATAGTTTCATTTCTTACTTTTGTTAACTCTGTTTGTGAGGTAGCAGACAGTCCGCCATAAACTTTTGTAAGTCTTGTTAGTTCTGTATCAATCTGCATAAATGATTGTGCTGCAGCTTGTCCAAATGCTGCCATTGGAACTGTTAAACCTACTGTTAATTGGCGGCCTGCCCACTGTGTATTCTTTCCCCAGTTAATTAACTGGTTGGCCCCGTCAGACATAACTTTATTAAGGATTGACATTTCTTGCTTAGCAATTTTTGTTTTATTTGCAAGCTCGTCAATTCCAGCTGGAACATGTACATTGAACTGCATTTGTCCTTGAGCATTTCTGCCCATAGGTTGAACAATTGCATTTTGTAATGCCGCTTGTTGTTTTGCCAGATCTTTGATTAATCCAGTGCCTTGGCGATGATATTGTTGCCAAGAATTATAATAGTCTTTTAACTTTAGTTTTCCTTGATCTAAAGCTTTACCAAATTTTTCAGTATCTCCAGCTAAGGTTACAAAGTGTGTGCTAAATTGATTACTATTTTTTAATGTATTTGCAAATGCATTATTACTTGCATTTATTTGTTGACTCAGTGCTACATTTGATGCACCGATTTTTTGTTGCAAGAGAGCTAATTGAGATACCGCTTGGTGTATCTGACTTATTAAACTAGAAAAGTCAGCACTAGCGGTGATCTGGGTATTAATGTTCTCTGTCATTTTTTATTCTTCGGAATAACCAAGTCCTTCGTTTATTCCAAAACCTTTTGCTGATGCTGCAGAACCACGAAGAGCAATGATATCGTTTTCGAGTCCATTAATTCCAAGTGCTCTCATTTTGATCTCATCAAAACTTGAATGCTCTTCCTCAATGACCTCATCCTCTCCAAGGTTTATTCCCTGCAATGAAGCCTGGAATCTTCTGTTATCATCTTCTTTCTTGCCCATAGTTTTAAGTATGTGTATAAGTTCTGGCATTGAAAGATTTTCTTCTAGGTCCTCAAAATTTTTCCAAAAACCTAGTAGAAAAACTTGTCCTTCTAAAGCGGCTAGATCTAGTTCTGACCAGTTAGAACTTGAGCCGCCAGAAGGTTTGGGTCTGACATATTAATTCCGCCACAAACCTCAAGAATTCTGTTGATTGTTGGAACATCAAGTGCATCTTCAAATGCATCTTTATTTGTAACCAAATCTGGTAGCTGCTTCTTAAGTGCTACTCCACATGCCTCAATAAGGATATCTAATGTTTCATCTTCTGTTGATACGTTTGCCGTCTTTCCGATGACGACCATGAACTCTCTAAGTTCTTTAATTGATAAAGGCTTAAGCTTTACCTTATCTCCGCTTTGTAATTCGATTTCTTCTACATTATATACTGTAGTTGCCAATTTATTCCTCTTCCTAATTTCTTTAATTATATCAAAAGTGTTTTGATAAACCAAATGCATGGACCCCCATTTCTGGGGGCCATGCCTCTATATTAAGTTGTTATTAAGTTTTGAATTAAGCTTCAATTACACGGTCAATAATCTTACCGTATTCTGCTCCTGCATATGCTGCATCTGGAAGAAGACGGAAGGTTACTGGAAATACTGTTGGGTTATTACGTGCAAGTGTGAATTGTGACTGCTGTACAGAAAGTACACGACGTGCATAATATACACGCTCACGCTTCTTGTTTGCTGATGAACGTGGTGCAAGACCTACAGCGATAAGTTGACGCTCTGTTGGCTCTTGACCAAGAGCACCTGCTTCGAGTCCTAGAGTATCGTTTGAAAGAGTGTCTGCTCCTTGACCAAATACCTTAAGAACGTTCTCAAGTGTTGCTTCTGTAAATTCAGTTGCAAGCATTACTTCCATTGACTCCTTGAACAGCTTAGCTGTATCAAGAAGCTGGTCAACTGTTACTGAACCGTATGTTGGGTTGTAAGTAATTTGTAGACCGTTGTTTGTGTAACCAACGTTTGCATATGCTGCTGATAATCCTGCTCCTGACAACTCACGAGTTGCTGGATCATAAATTGAAGTATTAGCTGTTACGTTAGTTCCTTCTGGAAGAACTATTGCGTATGTTGCGTTAGTTGAATCCTTTTTTGACAAGAACAGCGGTGCTGCTCCGACAATAATATTTTTTGCTTCAAATGCCATTTATTTCCACCTCCTGGAATACTATAAATTTTTTAGTGGCTGCTGGCTAGGCATCTTTCCTCAGTTCTAATTTTACAGTTGATCAGTTCATAAAGCAAGGGTTATTTGTATCTACCTGCTGAATTTACGTCTCTTGAATACTTTACCTCAATAATAACATCTGCTGAAAGGAATCCCTGCAATTCTTCTGATGGGGCAATTGGGGATATATCAGACATATAAATTGTATGAAATCTAATAAGACTAGCATTTCCCATAAAGCTATTAATATCTCTGGCTGACTCATCCATTCTTCTAAATAGGTCAATAATGAAGTTTCTCATTTCATTGATATCAGACACATCAATTGCATATAAAGTAAACTGCATCTTTTCAGTGCATATAAGCCAATTAGAGTCATAAGTCATATTAGTTTTATCATAGACTATGTGCTTTTTACCATTAAGGAATTGATTTAATTCTGGCTGTTGTTGTACTGGAATAATAGGGATAATTATCTCCCCAACATTATCAGAATAATAGTCTGTCTCTTTGAAGATTCCCTGTGCTTCTAATTCCCGCCATAAAAATTTACGAACTTCATTAGCTGAATCCAATTTGTAATTTACACTCACATGTTTCTCCCGTTCAATTGAACTGCATTCTTTGCGGCATTCTTAACAGATGCTGGATTATAGGAATAAGATTTTGCTTTTATCATACCTGGCAAATGCATAGAGTTTGCTATTACTGCCTGAAATGATTCTTTAGCTCCAGACATAGCAATTGAATTTTGAACTGGCCCAGACATAAATCTTGTATATGCATTTGCAAATGAAAGTTTAACATCTTTACCGCCTGGGTTATTAATCTTAACAGATTTTCCAGCAGCAAGGGTAATAAACTTTCCATCAATATCAAAAGCTAAACCTGCCTTTGGATTTTTTGGACGAACAATTACTTGCTCTGCATATTCCATAACCATTGCTTTATTTTTAAAAACATATTTTTTTGGATTTTTTCCTTTTTCTGGAACAGTTGTTGTTGAAAGTTTAAAATCATATCCTAAAACAAAATTAAACCCATTTTGCTTAGATCTATTAATTGTAAACAATCTTGAATCTGATTGACCAACTTTTCCCCATTCATAAACATGGTGAAATGATTTTGGTTTAGATCTTGCTTGCATATCCATAAATTCATTTAAATCAAACTTAATCTTATTAAATATTTTATTTACATATCCTTGAGATATGCAATCTTCTGTTACCATTGAATTCATTACATTAACCTGATAATAAAGTCCAGCAGAAATTTTTTGAACTGTCCCGCCATCGTCTATAACTCCTTTTTGCTTAGAACCCACCATAAGTCGTTCTAAGCCTCGTGAAGCTGTTTCTAGAGCTATTGTATTGTTAATCAATTGTCTGATTTTCCGATCTTGCACACATCAAGTTGTATCCAAGTACTGCACCGAACGGATCGGTAATTGGAGTATTGCCAACAACTTCAAAAACAGTAGGTGTACTTGTTGGATAATTTAATTCAAACCATAATGTTTGATCTTTATCACTTCTAATATTTACAAGTTTTTCTCTGTGAGAAATAAATTCTCCAACTCTTACTGAAATTGATTCAATGTCTTTGTATCTTGTTCCATATTTTTGTCTGTCAGATCCACGACCACTTGAAGAATTTGAAATATTTCCTTTTGCAAAACATGGTATTGTTCTGTCTAAAATCCAAGACTTTTTAATTGCACCTGTGTCTGTATCCTGAAAATCTTGTTGTACATAAATGTCAACCTTCATTGACAGGATTGTTCCTACCAAATCTGCTAACATTAGATCACCAACATTTGCTTGACAACATAATTTGAAAGAATGCTGTCAGCATAAAAGTTTCCTGTTCCATTATAAACTCCTGGATCATATTCAAAATTCCAGTCAAATGTCTGAATATTCTTTACATACTTATGTTTCCATTGTGTATCTCTGTTAAAGAAATCTTTCATGAGTTCAATTGTTGCAAGACTTACTTCGTCTGGGATAGCATCCCATCCAAATCTTCCTTGGACTCTGTAGGCAACACCTTTTTGAAAGAAACCTTGAAATCCTAAATCATATACAGTTGGAGACACCATTCCATTTGCAAGGTACACGGTGTTGTCTCTTGTGATTGAAGAACCTCTATCAATTTTAATTCCATATCCAGTTGATGCTGGAATAATATCATATCCAATATTATTTATATTGTGAGGATTATCAAGCAATAGAATATCATTTGCATATAATTCATGAATTTGATTTACCTTGTAAAGAGTAGCAATTGAATCGTCGCCTGCTCCATAAACAATTTGAACATCATCATAAAGATAAAATTGGTCAAATGTATAATTCTCAATAAGTTTTCTTGCGTAAGCTTCTGCCCGCATAAGTTCTTCATATGACTTATAGTCTGGGTCTGATGGGTCTACTCCAAAATTTAAAGCATCAATTGCTTCAGAAATATTTGTATATGGAGTTACAACATCAACAAACGTAGTTTGCTGTCCAGCCTCTCCATTTACACTATAAGACCAAATTAGCTTTAATTTTCTATTTCTTTCAGTCAGATTAAATGGAAGAACTAATTCATAGTTTCCATTATCTGTTTCTAAATTTGAAGCAGCATATGTTCCCAACAATGATGTTGGGGAAAGTGCTGGAATAATTGCTGGATCTTCAGTTACATCGTAAACAGCAACAGAAACATCATTATCTGTATCTACTGGCTTTCCTGCCCAATAAATTTTTTGACGCAAAACTCCGTTGCTATTTACGTATAACTCAGCCATTTAATCTTCCTTTTAGTTGTAAAAATCTTTTACTTCAGTAGCTGTAGCCATGCGAAATCCCTCTTCAATTCTAAAAAGTTCTTCTGCTTTTTCTGTTGGCATAGCTACAAATGGATGTTCCTTTGTAAAGGTAAATCCAAGAATATCATATCTGAAGTTTGCTCTAGTCATTCTAACTAAAGTTGTATCTTCTGGTGTTGCCGCCTTTGGGTCAAACTTTGGCAATACTTCTATTGCTTCATCCGCCTCAATTGAATCATCTTCTAGATTCTTTAATGTCTTTTGGTAAATTTCCCAAGTTACGCCTTCTTCTGCGAAGGCTGCGATAATTTCTGCTTTGCTCTTTGAATTAGGTAGGTCCACTGCAAAGTCTTCTGCGATTTGTTTGAGTTCTGCGATTTTCATTGTTGAAAATGACATATAATCTCCTTTGTTCTGTTCAATTATAGCATTACGAGCTTAAAAGGTAAAGACCCTCGAAAATTAATTCGAGGGTCTTTAATAGTATATTTCCTAAATTAGGAAGCTACCTTAACGTTCTTTACAACGACCCATGCATCGGCTTGCTCAATTTGAACACCAACTCTTGTGTAGAGTGTGTACTCAACTGAGTCCTTGCGAGGCCAGAAGAAACGGTAAACAGTTACGTCACGCTTAATTCCGATAACAACGTTATTTGGGAATGAAAGGTGGATGTCACCGTGTGAACCTGTGTGTCCTGAATAATCTCCAGCTTGGATTTCATTAAGGAGTGGAACTTCAACAATTGGAATACCAAATGCGTATGGTGCTACATAACCTGCTGGTCCACCAAGTGGTGCAACTTCACCACGGATAACGCTTGATGCGATATCTTGTGGGTTTGCAAAATTGGTTGAGATTGACTGGCTATATAGGAAGTCCTGGATAAGATTAGATCCTGAAAGGAAGCGAAGGTCTGTACGACGTTGCTTGTACTTACGTGGAAGTGCCTTGAGTGCTGAGTTGAATACTGCACGGGAAACTGCTGCTCCACCTGCATCAACTACGTGTCCGTTAGCCTTAGCCTTCTTAACAACGCCATCAAATGCCTTGTAAAGGTTATCTGATGAAAGTGATGTATCTCCATTAAGGACTACATCTTCGATGTCATTTCCAGCTTGTGTTGCCATAAGACGTGCAATGTGATCTTCTAGATCTGGACCTTCGATGTTGTCTTCTAGAGACTCTGTTGAGAGTTCCCAGTCAAGACGAAGCTTCTTAGTAGTCAAGTTGATCTTTGAGAATGTGACACCAGCGTTTGAACCTGTGTCTTCTGCTTCTGACGCAACCTTCATTAGCTTCTCGCCAACTCCGATGCGATCAATCTCAGTTGTGTCTGCCTTCATTCTTACTGTACGTGCGACCTTACCAATTACGGTAGCATCAAATACGTAGTCGAGGAATCGTGCTGACTGCTCTGGATTTAGGAGACCACCTGTTTGGGTAGCTCCGACGTGGATACCTGAACCTGAAAGGCTCTGGCCGTTCATGCTAGTAGTTGCTGTTGTGTTAGCTGCTACTGCCTTTTCTAATAATTCGTTACTCATATTTTTTTCACCTGCCTTTTTTAGTTTAAAATATCGTTAACGGAACCGAGGAAAGCTCCTGACCATTTTGATTTCTTTACAAACTCTGTTGACCCGCCAAGGTCAGCAGACTTCTTAACTGCAGTATCTGTTTCAACTGCATTGACTCTCTTTTCAACAGAGTCAATTCCCTCAGCTACTTTTTGGCTGAGTGTATTGTATTGTTCTGCCAATTCTGAAACTCTTGTCTCAACACTCTTCATAAAGGACTCTACAGTTGACTTAACTTCTGCAACCTGTGCTGCGTTTGTCTCTGCTGCCTTACTAAGTGTATCTGACAAGAAGCCCTTGAGATCTCCCATAGCCTTTGCAATTTCTGAATCTTCAGTTACTGCATCTGCTGCTGGTGCATCTTCGGTATTGGCGGCATCTGCTTCTGCAGCTGGTGCTGCTTCTACAACGTCTGCTGCTGCATCTTCTGCTGGTGCTGCTACTTCTTCAGTAACTGCTGCTTCTGCTGCAGGAGTTTCGACGGTTGTGTCTTCTACTGTTGCTTCTGACACTTGTGTACCTCCCTTTACTTCGGTGTTGCTTTCTGGTTCTTGTGCAGAACTAGAAACCTTATTGATATATTTTTCATAGACATATCGAACTGTATCCGCCTTATTAACATCATTGTTCTCCACCCAACCAATGACTTCCATTTTTGTATTACATACTGAGCAACTTCTTTCAGCTGACATCTCTGAAACAACAATGTTATCTGATGGACAGAAAAAAACATTAGCTGCAAAAGTTTCTGCTACTAAACCTTTATAAACAAGTGTTCCGTTAACCTTTTCGATTGAAAGAACATTGCAAAGTTCATTTGCTGGTGAATCAACAAGCGACAACTCAATAAGATCGTAGTCCTTAATAAATCTAACAGACTCACCATTTGATTTATTAACTTCTAAATCTGATTCATTAATTCTTCCGCCAATTGAAAAACCAGAAAGTGTGCCATCAAGAACTTTTTCCCAAGTATCTTGTGCACCCTTTGAAATGTAAGCACTTACCCAAACACCATCGTAGAATGACTTTGAAATTGGATCAAAGAATGTCTCAGCTTTGAATGAAAGCATTTTACCAACTGCAATTGATTGATGCATTTCACGAATGTTTCCACGGAAACCTTCAAATGCTTTTAGGCTTGCTTCAGCCGTAACAACATCTCCAGTTTGGTCTACATTATTAAGTGTAGCGAACCCTGAAACTGTTCTGTTTTCCTTATTGACCTTTGAGAATGGAACCGCAATTGACAGGCGATTTCCATTACTTGACCAATGTGCTTTTTCAATATTCATATACAGTAAAGTTTATCAACGTGTGCTTAAAAAGGCAAATACTTGTCGACTAAAAGTTATGGAGTTTGTCTTCCATCCCCTTGAGCATTTCTTCCTTCTCCAGATTTATCTGGGGAATTAGCATCTCTTTGTTGGGTTCTTTGTCTTGTATTTCCAGCCTGAGCAGTTTGTTCTGCCGCCTGTTGTGGCTTTAATTCGACTACTTTATCTCCGCCTTCAATTGGAATCATACCCTTACGAATTCTAACTTCGTTAGGCACAATAACCTGCATGCGAAGATATCTTTCATCAATTTTAGACTGAGTATCTTCATCTGTTAGGCTTAATTCATTAAACTTAATAATTAAAGCATCTGTCTTTTCTTGAATAATTTGATTTAATTTCTTCTCTAAACGCATTTGTGCTGGACGGCAAACCTGCTCTTTAAATGTCTTATCCGCATCACGAGCAACTGCCAAATTAACACCTTCTGGAGTTCCGATTTTATTAATTGGAACACGATGAGCAAGCAAAATTTCATCTCTATTTGATTTACGATATTTATCAAATGAGCCTTCTTGGACTCCAGCTTCAATTGGCTCCATCTTAAATTCAACCTTAGAATCTGGAGTGTCTGCTGGAAGAGGAATATAAAGTGAACGATGGTTCTTTCCTTTTAATCCGACCTGGAAAAATTCTAGCAATTTACGCTCTGATTCTGGAGAAAGCTTTGCACCCTTTGCTGTAATAATATAACGAGGAACAGCTTTATTTTCAAAGTAGTCTAAATTGTATTTAGCAGCAAATTCGTTTCCAGCTAAAGAATTTTGTGCAGCAATAATATCTGGAACACCATAATACATATTTACTGGTGTATATTTCTTTAAATGAATAATTTCATTAGGACGATCTGCTCCGCCGAGAATTGGATTGGGAGTTTCTTGATCTCCAAAATTTCTAAAGTAAACTAGCTTGCCATACAGAAGCTGGATAAAACCGTCTCTAAGGCGGCGTACACGCATTGTCTTTGATGGGATATGTCCTATGTATCCAATGTCTCCACGAACCGTTCTACCGACTTCCAGATAGCCATTACCAGTAGCTTCATAGTCAGTCCATACCTTAATTAAAGTTTCTGTAAATGTATCTTCATCATTACACTCATCTAACCAGTCTTGTAAATCTTGCTTTAACTTTGCAAGCTTTCTACGTGCACGGTCTAATTGCTTTTCATCTGTGATTCCATCAAGAGCGTCATTTGTTTTTCTTGTTTCAATAAACATGTGTCCCAAGCCAACAATATTTGATGTCTTAGCATTACAAGCAGAATAATTATATGTTGAAATTTCATAAAGTCGTGAGAGATATTCCATATTGTATGTTGGTTCAATTACATCTAAAAGTGCATATCCAGTGATCGCCTGAGCTAGAAGACTCTGTTGTGTTTGTGCACCATCTTGGCCAGTAAATGCTTTTGTTAGCTCTCTACCTAATTTGCGTCTAAATGCAGGAGATAGGCCAGTAAACTTTTTTAATTCTTCAGCATCTGCTGCGAAAGGGTCAGTTGTAGTTTCTTCTTGAGCTTTGCTAAATCTAACCATATCCGCATAAGTATTAATGCGAACATCGTTATCTACGATATTGCTATCTTCTTCATAAACTACTTTTGTCATACGATTAGACCCTTCGCCTTATTTTCCTTGTATACACCCATGTCATATGGATCTGGAACAAGGCCCCATTTTAATCTTGATTGCTGTTCTTCGAATTCTTCATCTGTAACTTTTCTTCTTCCTGACAAGAACGTTGGTTTACCTTCGTAAATTCCATATCCTCTTACCGCCGTCGCAAGCATATCCATTTTGGTCTTATCGCCTTTGAATGCTTGGATTGTCATGAAGTTTCCTTCATCATCTCCCACCCATCTTCCGTCTGGCATTTCCCAAACATAAAGTCCTAGGGTTGTCTCTTCGATAAATTCAGAATTAAGTCTTTTGATATCCATTAGTTTATTTTACCATTTCGTGGTGTATAAGTCCAGATTTTGTCAGGCTGTGTGACAAATTATGCACTGGAAACCACTAACCACTGATTATTATAGTAGTTTGTGGATGATTCTGTCAAGGAGAATGACGAATCTGATACTGATGTTGAAGGCTTTCCTACATAAAGGTTGTAATGAGTATTTACTTGGGTTGAGGTTAATTCATATAAATAAATAGCCAAATTATGATAATTGCAGGCTGGTCCATAATTAGATGAAGATAAATAGTTAAATTGTAGAGTATTTTTAATCGGTTCCGTTAAAACTAAAACAATATAATGAGGTTGTCCAGCAACTAGTTCATTTTTAATATTTGCAGATGTTTTATCTACTCCATTAATATATACCTTAGAAATATTGGACTTTAATGTACCCGTTCCATTCCACCCCAATTTTGTTTCTGGATAAGAGCCATTTGCTGTAGAATAAAACAAAATATTATTTGCTGTAGTTGATGGAGTAAACATAAGCTCAATTGTTTTAATTTCTTGATCTACGGCAATATCAAATCCGCCTGTGCCTACTGTTTTTAATCCAACATTTGGATGTCTTAGCAATACTGGATAATTAAATAAAGATAAATCATATTCTTTTGTAGAGGTTGCAAAGTATCCGTAATTTTGTGCATACAAATCTTTATTAGCATAAAAATAAATTTTAAATCCAGATAGTCTAGGAAGATCTGTGGATGTGTCTGAGGATGTCATTGTTATTCTAACATATAAAATATTTGTAGTTATTGATGTTTCTTTACTGAATTGTGGAAGAGCTGATCCATTTGTACATTGCACATATGTTGTTCCGTCTATACTTGTTTCAACTGTAATTCCTTTATCCGCCCGCCATTCAATTTTAGAAGAGTCTATTGAAAGTGTTGATGGAATATTAATAATATCTTGACCAACAAATGTTTTTGATTGAACATCTGATGTTTGAACAAAGGAAACGTATCCGTATGTGGAATCATAATAAACAGTATCATTTAAAATTCTCTTCCATTGTTTTTCAGTTTGATATTCATATTTGAATACTGGTGCTAAATTACCACCATGCAATGGGAACAATATACCTTTATCTGGAGAAACAATTTGAGAAGGGTTTGTATGTTCTACTCCAGCATAAAAATGATTTGTCACTTGTTCTTTATTTAATGCTTTTCTGTAAATTGCTGGGGCATCAATAATAAATGAATTGCCAGATTGAGATGGTCCAGAAGCAAAAGATACTGAAGAGTTGGTAAATGAATACTGAGATAGTTGTTGAGCTTTTACCAACGACCCATCAATATAAAGTTCCATAGCATAAATACTATAATTTGCCACAATATGCATTGCTTTATTTGAAAAAGATAATTTATATACTAAAGATTGTCCTGGAATCTTAAAAATAATATTTCCATTTTGATAAAATAGTCCTACTTGATTTGTAGAATCAGCTAAGATTGGATTTAAATCTTGAGTTAAAATATTTTGTTTAAACCATATTTCTAAAGCAAAATCATTATCGGAGTAGTCTTTTGTTGCTAAACCGCCTTTAGCAGTTAATGAATAAAAATCTTTTGTTGTTGAATATGTCACATATGAAGTATCAGTAATTAAAATAGAGTTTGATCCCCCATAAACCAAAGGCATAATTTTGTTTGAAAATGATCCATTGTAAGTTCCATTATTTCCGCATCCAGAAATATCATATGCGGTGGTAAATGTAGACTCATCCAATGGCAAAAATGCTATTGGATTATCTTTTATAATTTTAAGGTAGTAAGACATTATTATCCATTATATACTAATCTGAACTTTTGATCCAGTAGTTTCAATTCCGTAATCTTCATTATACCCATAAGCTGCAAGTTTGTAGGTTCCAGAAGATATACCGTTAATTGAATATGATCCAGAAACTGTTCCCTGAGTTAAATCAAATCCATAATCTATATAACCTGCACCAGTAGCAAGGGATCCATCTAAATTTTCTAATTGAATTCTTATTCTTGCATCATTAGACCCTCTAGTTGCAGAAAAGTTTATTATATTTCCAGACTTTGTTGCAGAATTTAAAACTGGTGTACTTGGTGCAGCTGAAAAAAATGTTGACAATACTGAACTTGTAGTTGAGTCATTTGTATATTCTGAATTATTATTTCCAAATATTTGAACAAAGTAATTTGATGCCGAATCTAAACCAGTAAATGTCGTTGTTTCCTGATTAGTAATTTTTGTAGCAACATAAGAACTTGTTCCAGCTTTGTAAATTCCAACAAAATAAAATGGTGAATCTCCACCAGACCATTTAATAATAATTGAATTTGCAGCTCTTGGATTTGTAATTCCATATCCAATTTCTGATGGCTTTACTAAATTTTTAATTGGTCCATATGAAGTTCCAACAGGTGTTGCAACAGAAGAACCAGCAGCATTTGTAGCTGTAACCTTAGCTGTAACAGATCTAGAAACTGCTGTTGCATTTGCAGTAAAAGTTGAACCTGTAGCATTTAAAAAGTTATTTCCATTAGAGTCATACCATTGATAAGTATAAGATGTTGGAGAGTCTGTCCATTGTCCTGGATTTAAATTAAATACAGAACCAATATAAAGATTATCATATGTTATTGAAGGAAGAGTTCTATTTGTTGGAGCCTGCAATGTTCCAGTAAAGTCTGAATATGTAATTGAAATAACTGTATTAACAAGTGATGCTGTACCAGCAGATGGATTTTGAGCATATACAATTCCATAATTTTTTGTAGGATCAGATTGTGTTACTTGAGTAATATTAGAATATCCAGCCTGCTGTATTTGAGAAATAGCATTTGAGTAAGATAACCCAATAACATTTGGAACTGTTCCATATGAAGGTGCTGCCAAATATGTTGTGTAGTCAACACGAATTGTTGATCCTCCAGTTAATGTTGATCCAGCAACTGGAGACTGAGCACTAGTGTATCCTCCAGAATAATTTAAATAAAACTGGTTATTTGAAGCACTTACTGTTCCATCTCCATAAACATATCCATTTGAAGTAATAATTGTTTTTGCTGTATTTAAAGCAATTCCAGTTACATCTGGAACAATTTTGGTTGTTGTCGTAGGTTGAGTTACAGCAGCTTGTCCTGATCCAACAGAGTTTACCGCTCTAATAGAAACTTGATAAGTTTGTCCTGGGGTAAGTGCAGAAACTGTAATTGGTCCAGTGTTTGTAAAATCATTTGTCCAAGTAGTTCCTCCGTCTATGGTATGCTGATATCTTATAATATCTGCACCACCATTATTTGTTGGCGGAGTAAGATTGATTCTAAATCCAGTGTTTGTAATAAATGAAATTGTAAATGTTGGTGCACCTGGAATTGTTATTGTTCCACCACTTGATCCACTAGTTGGAGATTTAGTTACTCCAGCAGATGAAGCAGAATTTCCTTTTGCATTTACAGCTCTTATGTAAAAAGTGTAAGAAACATTATTTGTTAATCCAGAAACAGTAAATGTATTATTGCTTGGTAAACCAACTGATATCCAAGAAGCTCCGTTTGTTATAGAATATTCATATCTTGTTATTGCAGATCCGTTATTTGAAGGTGTTAAAAATGTAAGAATGACAGAAGAGTCTGCTGATGAAGCATTACTCCAGAACGGTGCATTTGGAACTGTGCTTGTATCAATGGGAGTTGCTGTATATAAAAGTACATCAAGTCTTACGCTTGAACCAAACTGAAGAAGAGTTCCTGATGATGCTGAAGGTGCTGGAGATTGTGCAGTAACATATCCTCCAGATGCATTATATGATTGAAAGTATATTGAATTTGTATAAGAATAAACTGGATCTGGAGTAAAGCCAGAATTTCTTAAAATTAAAGATGCAGTATTATAATCAATATTTTTAACAGAAGGAACATATCCCAACAAAGAATTTTGTGTAGCAACTCTAATTAATTTTCTATTAATATAGCTATGTGCATCTTTATGATTTAAGTTTATTTGACCATAATTATTATTATAGTTTTGATTCCAATTAAAAACATTTTTTGCTTTGATGTTTAGAGTATTAAGAACTTTTCCATATTGTTTATACGCCATATGGCACTCCTAACTTACTCTACAAATGGTGGGTTAAATATTTCCACTCCAGAAATAATAAAGTTAAGTCCATTTGCTACGTTAGCAGATGCGTACAATTGTTCTCCTGGATATGTAACTTGATTTAAATCAATTGTAAGCACTGTATTTCCATCAACCTGTACGTCACCAAAAATTTTATATTTATCTTGAAGTGTCATTCCTGCTGGAACCAAATACATAGAAAATGTAAGTAGTCCATTAAATACGTTACTAACTAGTAATTGCTTTAATATTGATACTTGATCAAATGTGTATACATTTACAGGATTTGCTGTTAATGTAGTTGGATCACCAAATCTTACTGGGACATAAGTTGTTGCTGTAGTTGCCACTTAGTTTCCTTAGCTTCCATATGCAATTGACCACTTAGACATCATATCACGTTCTAATCCCGTGATTTGTGATGCAGTCAAAACTCTGTTATAGATTAACAATTCTCCTAGTGCAAAGCTACCAAATGCTGAAAGGTACTTTCCTAATGCCTGTCCTGACATTCCAGACAAAGTTCCTGATGCGGCTCCAATTGCTACGTCAACTGCATTTCTACGAGTTTTTCTAGCAAAGCTTGTTCCGTCAAATGTCATAACATAAAGTTCTGGAACACCTGCATTAACTACGTTAACAATAGAGTTCATGTCATCATTTCCAAGACCAAATTTAAATGTATTTGAAGATACATAACCAAGGGTAAGATTATTTCTTGTTCCTGTTCCCTGTCCACCAATTACAAATTGATTTGCTGATCCCGCTGTTTTTGTAGCAACAAAAGCGATTGTAAATGAACTACCCGCAATATATGCAAGAGTCTGGTCTGAGAAAGGCATATTAAATGCTGCACCATCAAAATAGACTGCACCCAAACCATTAATACCAGTTGCCAAATAGGTTGGCTGTTGTGCTGGTGTTACTTGAGTAAAGTTTCTAGCATTAAGAGTTTTGTCTTTCCATAAAGAAACTTTATTTGAACCATCTTTTGTAACAGTTCCTGGAAGAGCGGCATCTACCCAAAGTTGTAAACCAGTTTGCGTAAAACGATTTCTTTTAAAAATAGAACGTTGATTACCTAACATTATTCTGCTTTATCCTCCAATGGCTTGGTTGGCCATTCAATCGTTGAGAAAGTTTCTGCCTGAGCTTTAATAGTCTGCAAGGCCTTAACATAATCTTTTGCAACCTTGTCTTTTCTTCCTTCCATTGATAGAAGTTCAAAATCAACATGTGCTTCAATATTTGACTTGATTTCTTCTTTAGAAAGTTTTTCTTTTTTTACTGAATAAACTTTTTTATCTTTAATGTATGGTTCTGTAAAAACAAGTTTTTCTATATCAGAATCATGCTTTAAAGTTGTAACAACTTCTAAAAGGTTGTTTTGTTTGATTACTTCTTCTAATCCGTTTTCACCAATAGATACATTTAGTATTTGCTCTACAGTGCCGTATGCGACAATTTTATTGTCTTCGATTACGGCGTACATGTTACGCCGTCTCTTTTACATAGTATGTAATTAAACAGGTACCATTACCGCCACGACCTGATGTTGCACCTTCTTGTGCTCCACCGCCGCCTCCGCCAGTGCCATCTACTCCTTGAGATCCAGAAGTTCCATATGGAGAATAGTTAACTCTATTTCCACCAAGTCCTCCTCCAGCTGATCCAGACCCAGAACCATGGTCTCCACCACCTCCGCCGCCGCCGCCAAATCCATATAATCCCATTCCTCCATTACCGCCCATGCAGTTTTGATCTGAAGAAGATCCTTTATACATTCCATATCCTCCACCAGAAGCACCTTCTGACTGTGAAGGAACATGTGAAGAGTATCCTGGATAAATATACCAACCGTTGTTTTGTGAGAAGCATTTACCATTTTGTCCAGCTCCTCCAGCTCCGCCGCCTCCGCCGCCTCCAGAGTGAGTTGACTGTCCGCCACCGCCACCGCAAGAACCACCTGGTGATGCTGGTGAGTGGGTTCCATATGAACCTCCACCGCCTCCACCGTATGCAGTTACAAAAGAACCAAATGTTGTGTTTCCACCATTTCCACCATTTGTATTAGTATTTCCTGAAACTGAACCTCCGCCTGCTCCAATAGTAACAACAATGTTTTGACCAACAGCAACAGAAGAAATATCAACAAAACGACGAACTACTTGTCCTCCGCCGCCTCCTCCTCCAGCATGACCAGAGTTGTGAGAACCTCCGCCTCCGCCGCCTCCTCCAACTGCTAGAACTTCAACAGAAGAAGTAGTATTTGCTGGACGTGTCCAGTTTCCAGTTGCATTAAATTTGACAGTTACTGGTCTTAACACCTTGCTTGCAATTGCACCAGTTGTTGCAAGAACAGATGCCAGTGTAGAGTTTGAGTTTAATGCAACCTGCATATTATTTTGCATAGTTGTATCAATTCCTGGCAAGACATATTGCGTTGTTGTTGTACTAACTGCCATTTAATGTTTCTCCTTATACGTTCAAGTCTGCGAAAGCGTAAGCACCATAAATAGTAACTCCACCATCACGGGTGTAAAAATTTAATACTGTTGTATTTGTAGAAAGAAGTGGTGCTACGTTTGAAGCTCCACCGCCATCCCACTTAACTGCTGAAGGCCATGTAATAGAATATGTTCCACCAGACTTAATTTCAACTTGCCAAAATGCTGCTTTAGCTGTTGAAGGAATATTTGAAAATGCGATTGTTGCATTTCCAAGTACTGTCATAGCAAACACATTGTATGAAGAAATATCACATGTTGCTGTACCGCTTGCTGCAATATTTCCAAGTGCTTGTACTGCTGATGGGATATTAAAATATGTATATCCTTGACCATTAATTGGTGCTTGCAAATAAGTATAAGTCCAAAGTGCTGGGCTTACTGTTTGCGGAATAGATGTAATTGGCATTAGTTTGTTCCTCCTGGAATTTCTGGAGGGTTTTGTCCTACAAAATTGCCCTCTTCTTTATCTTTTTGAAGCATTGCAATAGCTGCTGCAATTTCTTCATCTGTAGGCTTTATATCTGATACTGGTGCAATAAACTTACCATCAATATAATCCCAGCCAGCACTAACATTACTAAATGTTTCATGTTCAAAATCATCAGCATTGACAAGTTCTACGTCTGGCATATCTTTCTTTAACATCTCTAAAGTCTCATCATAATTTTCTGAACTAAGGATAATTACATTTTCAACTTTTTTATTTTTAATTGCTGCTACTCTGCTAAATGACATTATGCATTCTCCTTTAACCAATATGTAATGACGCAAGTGCCGTTTCCACCACGTCCTGATGTTGCACCATTATCGCAGCCTCCGCCACCGCCACCTGATCCATCAACTCCTTGAGCACCATTTGATCCATAAGGATTTCCGTTGCTTGCTCCGCCAGTTCCACCACCATTTGATCCAGGACCACCAGCGTGATGTCCTGATCCTCCACCGCCTCCACCAAATCCATAAAGACCATTACCGCCTCTTCCACCAGAACATGTTTGGCTTGAAGATGATTCGCCACGTTGTCCTTGACCTCCAGATGATGCACCTTCATCACCTGTAGGAGTGTGAGTTGAATGTCCTGATCTAATATACCAACTGCTGTTTTGATATTGACATTCTGCTTGTAATCCTGCCTCTGATGCTCCACCGCCACCGCCACCAGCTGAGTGAGAAGATCTTCCTCCGCCACCACCAGTAGAACCAACTGATTGTGGTGCATGGTTTCCATAACCAGCACCTCCGCCACCGCCACCAGCTGTTAAAAATGAACCAAATGTTGAAGCTGAACCAGTTCCCCCATTTGCAGATCCATTACCACCGACTGCTGCACCGCCTGCACCAATTGTTACAAGAATTGTTGAAAGTGGTGCAACTGAAGATATATCAATATTTCTTCTTACAACTTGGCCTCCGCCACCACCACCTGAATCATAGTGTGATGAATGGCTTTGTCCGCCACCGCCACCGCCACCAACGAGAATAACATCAACTGATCCTACTGTGTTTGCTGGACGTGTCCAATATTGAGTTGAATCTAACTTGACTGTTACTGGCTTTACAACCTTAAGCGGAACGTTTCCTGCAGCTGCGAGAACAGACAACAATGTAGCGTTTGTATTTAAAGATGTATTAAGGTTATCTTGTACGCTTTTATCAAGCCCAGGTACTAAGATTTGTGTAGTTGAATTTGCTACAGCCATTTGTTAAACTCCTCTAATTTCTAATTATGAATTTGTAATCTTTACGCCAGAGATAAAGTATGTAACACCAGAGTTAACTGATGCCTGTATTGTAATTGTCTCTGCTGTATTAAGTACTTGCTTAAAGTCTAAAACTGTTAAAGATCTTGGTGCAAGATCAAGGTTCTTTGCGAAATTGATTCCAGCCATCTTTAGTGTTACTTGATTAGCTGCATCTGTAATGTTATCGAAGCAAACAGAAGTAACTACATCTGATTCTCCGCCAGGAACTGTTAAAATTGTTGTTTCTGAGGTTGTTGCTGTTCCTGCAGCAAAACGTGCTGGTAAGCTTACTGTTGCCATATTAAATTACTCCCATATTTGTGTATAAAGTATAGTTGCTAATCTGTGCTGCTAAGTTAGCAATGTTTTGTGTTCCAGCTGTATTTACTGCAGCAATTTGTGTAGCTCCAGCTGTTTGAACGCTAGTGATTTGTCCTGTTCCAGAAGACTGAATTGAATTGATGCTAGATGAAGTAGCAGCGACAATATCATTTACCCCTAAAAGATTTCCCATTGCTTCAATTGCTTTTGCAAGAAACACAAGGTCTTGAGCAGTAAGGGTACTGCTGCTTAGAGCATCTACTTTTGATTTGAAAGTAGTGATCTGACTAGATAAACTGTCATAACTTGGCATATATTTCTCCTGTACTAAATTATAGCATAATTCGATTATTGTTTAGGTTTCCGCCAGCCTACAATACTTCTTATTATACCTTAGTAAGTCTTAAGAAGCCTACTAAAGCCCTGTGGTATATGTATGGACTATCCCCACCAAGATGACCATTGATACGACTCCTACCAAGACCTTGTAGTAATCCTTAAATGAAGCCCCAAAAATTTGTCTTCCTAAAAGCATGCATTTATGCATTGGGGATAAAAAGTATCCAGCCCAATTTACTGCAAAAAGAAGTGGGAGGTACTGAAGGCCAAATGCTGCTGAAGAAATTCCAATAAAACCTGAAAATTTTTCGCTACTTCCAAGCAACCAGCTGATTGCAAATGAGGCCAAAAGTACTACAAATAAAAGACTTGTTTTTTGTGCATTATCAAACATATGCTGAAATGCCTCATGATGATATCCGACAAAATTACCAGCGATCAACAATCCAGTAACAACTAATATTGTTTTTAAACCATCTTTAAATGCCTTAGCTGGATTCATATCCTGTCTCTGGCGTTCTTTTCTAAAGTTAATTTCAACATCTTCTTCTTTTAAAACACCAAAAATATACCAAAGTGCACATGTAATTGCTGTAGTCAAAATAGCCCATGTGCGTCCTAAGAATGTCCAATAACTAATATGTAGGGCAGCCATTGGAATAATTACCGTCTGCTCTAATGGTGACCAAAAATAAAAATGGTGTGTTGCTAAATAGTCAATAACGGCATACTTCTTACGCTTTTCTTTATCTTCTGGAGCTACAGTATTTAAAACTCCCGCTGAAATTACTACACGACCATTAATTGGAAGTACTCCAGAAATAGCTGATGTAATTGCAATTACTGCCCTTTTAGATTTAAATATTTTAGAAATTGTTAAATAAAGTGGTTGAAATATATCATACTTTTTGGCGTTATATGAAAGAACTAAAACAGTTCCCAACATAAGAATGTAATACCATTCTTGAAATAAAATAGATAAACTTGGCATATTATTTTTCCACAACTACTATATACAATCCATTCCACCAATCGGTTTCTGACTCTAAACTATTTAATATTTTCTTACTATATAATATTGTTAATCCAGATTCAACTATTCCCTTATGAGCACCTTGAACTACTTCCGTCCAATTTGCATCATCAAATATTAAAATAGACTGATTAGCGAATGAGGGGGAATAATATTTGACTGCATTTTTTGTGGACTCAAAATCATGAGGTCCATCATAAAAGAAAAGATCAATATCTGAAATCTTAGAAACATTAACCTTAAACATATCAGAGTTAGATATAAATATTTTATTACTGCCTATGTAAGGCTTAATATTATTTTTAAATTCATCAAGTGTGTTGGTGACTGGTGTCTCCCACCCCTCTCTAACGGCTTGTGGGGCTTCCTGCCACATGTCAACAAAATAAGCAGATAGATTGTTACCCATCAATGCACTAACAGCTGTAGCACCCTGATAAGAACCAATTTCTAAATACTTAGAAGATCCTTTAGCCAAACCATTGATTAAAGATTGAACTCTTGTTGATGTAAGTCCTGGTATATCAATTTTAATTGGAGCATTTACAGAATCAACTAATTCTTTTGCAACAAGTTTTACCTTTGGATGAATATGATCTCCATATTTAACTGCCATTATTTTGTCGCAATATCCGCAATCCCAACAATCAAATTTGCAGTTTTTGATTTTATTACGCCACACCGTAATTGGTTTATCAATCATATTAGTTTCTTCAATAAAATCATTAAAGCTATCAAATAGTATTTCTTCATTATTAGCATATCTTTTAATAATATCCATAGTTTCTTTAAGTCTAATATGAGATTCCCGCCCATGCATTTTAATTACATCAATACCTAGGTCGTCTAAAAATTCTTGCCAATCTTCACGCCAAGGTGGGAAATTAGCAGTTTTTAAAGCAATTGAAAAATCTTCATGATTCCATTTAGGGCAAGAAACTCGACTTATTGGGTCATTAAAATATTGAGGACCATCTGTTCGAGTATTGTTAAACTGATAATGTTCATCCATCATAATACATCCGCCTGCACATGATTCATTTGCTAAAAGTGATAACTTAACTTTAAATTGAGTCTTAGCTTTTTTAAACCTTTTAAGCTTGTCATGATCTCTCATAAGATCTCTATCCAGATTAATGTAATCAAAACCAGCCTGTGCCAGTTTTTCTATATCTCTTGGTTCTGACACATTTCGAAGAATAGTATTTTTTACAAATAGCTCTGGGAAAGCCTTTTTAATTTGTCCAGTAGCCATCCAATGAGTATGGGGAATTGTAGCTGACCTAATTCCAGCATCATATACTTCTTTAAAGTTTTTAATAAATAAATCTAAATTTTGTTGATCTGGTCTAACTTCAATATTGTTAAATACAGCTGAAGCTGTTATTCCAGTTTCATTTTGAATAAATAAAGCAAGTGATATTAAATAATCATAATCTTCTTGCCCACCAATAAAAACATCGCCCATAGCATCTTGATCAAAAGGGGAAACTCTGCACGTAAAATAAAAATCATATATAAAAGGTTTATATTCTTTTAAAAAAGAAATAAACTCATTTAATTGATTTTCATTGAGCTTTGGATTTAACGGTACGCTAAACATTTTTCCTACAAATCTACTGGTTGTGTTTCCATATCTGGAGAATAATGAACTCCAAAACGTTTATGTAAAAGTATACCAGTTTCATGCCAATCTTGGCAAGCATCTATCTCGCTCATAATCATTTTTTTCTTTTCAATAAGAACATATTCTGATTGCCAGTTTTCATCTTTAAATATTTTTGGAGTAGACAAAGATATACATATTTTATTATAATAATATTTATTTAAAAGAAAATGCATTCCAGCTTTATGAAACAAGCAGGCATTTGTTTTATCTTCATCAGTTAAAGTATATTGAAACTTGTCTTTATATGGGGTAAGTAGTAACTTATCCAATTGTTCGTATTGAGGCATTCCTTCTCTTACATTAATTGTTCCTTTATATTTATTTGCAAATTTATATGCCATTGCAACTTTTTCAGGAATAATTAAACATTCTGGAAGCTTCATATACAACATTAAAGACTCATCTATTGATCCAACCAGAATTCCATTCCAGTCTCCAACTTCATTAATATAAGGACGTTTATCGTCAACATCATATAAAAAATATATCACTCTATTTCTACCCAATTATCTTCTTGAGGTGCACTTAATCTTAATTGCTCTATTACTTTTCCTTCAATTGCTTGAATTGTTGTTGAATTTGAAATAGCTTTTGATACTGCATTTTCTATTGCTAACATTCTAATATTTTCTGGCAATTGATCTATTGCTTCCATGTTTCCATTATTTACTTTTCCATAAAACATTAAATCATATCCAGCTTGAGCACCTAATCTTGTTGCCCACAATTCCGCCTCTAATCTTTCTTCTTCTTCTGTGTCTCCAATAATATCCATTATTAATCTTCCATCTGGAAGTCTTCCTTCTGGAGACTCATTAAACTTTGTAATTAAAAGCATATACTTGTCTCTTTCTTCATAAGCAAGAGATACCGTCACCCTTTGACCAGAAAGTTTTCTTTGTAATTCTTTTATTTTAAGGTCATGAATCTTTTTTTGAACTGGAGATTCTGTTTGATCTTTCATTTCTAACTCTAATTCTATTTCTAATTTAGTTTTTTCAAGACTAAACTCATGATCAATAATTGCATTTTCTCTTGATCCTAGTTCTAATAAAAATTGTCTTAGTTTTCCAAATGGTGTATATTGTGCATTACCAACAAAATTATCAATTTTAAACACTGGGCTTCCCCATTGTCTATTGACTGCATACAAAAGTATGTCTTTTTGTTCTTTTGAGTACGCCTGAACATCCGATGTTAAATCGTTAATATAACGCATTTTATTTCCTATCTATTAAGAACGCTGTGCAGAATATGCAGAGCTTCTTCCACTTACACCTTTAGACTGCATTGTTGAAGATCCTTCAAATCCAGAATCTGTTGCATAATTAAATCTCCAAGAACGATTGTTCTGAGTGCCGTTGTACATTCCCAACATGTATTGGTGATCTTGACCCATATCAAAATTTTCTTCACCAGAGTTACCAATAGGTTTTCCTGGATAAGAAACAATTGATTCTGTAGTAAAATTCCATTTTCTAAAGTTATTACCACCTGCGTAATCGCCTTCATTTCCAGCATAACCAAAGTTTACCTTTGAAGAAATTCCTTTTTGCTGTCCATAGTTTCCAAAAAATGCACCACTAGATTGTGTTTCTGTTGCAAATACTAGTTTCATACTATAAGAAGATGAGTTTCCATCTCCCCAATTCCATCCAGTAAATTCTCCATAAATTGTGCTACCGCCAGTTCCAGCACCGTCTGTTCTTCCATAACTTGCTGTTGCTGTAGACCATGTTTTTGTTGCAAAATTAAATTTAAGTAATGTACTTGTTGTACCTCCAAATGGAGTTGCCCAAGCATAGGTTTGTTCTTTATGCATAAATGTTCCTGTATTTCCTACAGTAACTGGTGTAGCAGTAAATGAAACACAGGTGTTAGTACGCATATTATATTGCCCTACACCAGTACCAGAACCTCCAACACCGCCGTTTAACTTTACTGCATACGCAAAAGTGTCGTCAGAAAGTCCACCTGGATAACCAGTAGAGTTTACCATAACGTTACCCATATCAATTGTTGTATCGGTTGAATGTGTTACCTGATTAACATTTGTCCAAGGGCTGCCAGAGTTATATCCGCAAATAACATAACCAGTTGTAATAATTTGTCTTAAAAGAAAAGATTTAGCTGTTGGTGATGATAGATATCTGGCTGGTGGAAAAGGCATTACCCCTCCACATTATACTTTAAAGTAATAGATCCAATTCCTAATGAAGGCCATGTAATATTAAATGGATCTTCTTGAGTTGTAATATCTCTTAATGCTTGACGATATGCAATAATTTTTGATTGATCTGACTCTGAAAATTTTGCAAATACATCTGGCATCATTAAATAATCTGTTGAAGCAAGTGTGTTATCTCTGTGATATTTTACTGTGCTTAATTTAGCTTCTTTTTCTGCTGTTTTTTCTGCAGCAGTTAAATTTAATACTTTGTAATATCCCTTAACTGCTCCTGCATTCCATTCATATGTCCATACAATTTTTTTTGTTGAGTTATTGTATTCTGGAATAGTAATATCGTCTTGAGTTACATACCAGTTATCAAAATCTTCTAAATGTGCTTGAAGGATTGGTGAGGGAAAATGTGTTGAAGGATAAAGCTCTCTTAAAGATTGCTCGTCTACAACTTGAATAATTTCTTCTTCTATAACTTGTGCATACATTATTTTGAGTCCTTCATTGCTACTGTGCCTCTCCAAGATGTTCCATTATCATAAGTAATAAATGTAATAACATCAATTCCACCTGAAGTTAAAGCTGGAGCTGTTGCTCCTGGATACTTTGCATTTGTAAATGTAATTGTATAAGCTCCTCCACCGTTAAGTTGTAGAGAAAATCCAACAACTCCAGTTGATGGAGTGTTGGTAATATTAAATGTTGTATTTCCATTTACCGTTGCTGTAAAATCATTTGAAAGAGATAGATCTAAATTTACTGTTCCAGAAACTGTACCTAAATCTCTTCTTCCAGTTGAATATGTGGTAAGAGTAGCACCAGTTGTAGTAATATTTGTAAAGTTCATTGTTGCGTTAACAACATCGCTATAAAGTGCCATTATACTAATCTCCAACCATAAGTAGAACTTGAATATACAAGATGTAGTCTAGCAGAGTTTGTATTTACAGTCATATCTTGAGCTGTACCCATAATTGGCTGACCATTTCTTGCAATTGTAAAGTTTGTTGTTCCTGCAGTTCCTGCTGTATCAACAATTCTTACTGCTTGTCCAATTGATGGAGTAATTGGTAATGTAAGTACCATGTTTGCTGCTGGAACTACAAACACTCTGTCTTTATCTACTAAAGTTGTATTTGAAGTAACAATCTTCCATGCATTCCATCCTCCAAGTGATGCCAATGCTGATGCGGTTGCAATTGATGAAGCTTGTGATGTGCTTGTTGCTTCAAGTGATGTTACACGAGGAGAAAGGTTTGTATATGATGCTTGCAATGTGTTATATGATGATTGTAAATTAGATACCGCTGTACCATTTGCTGTTCCATTAACAGTTGCAATTGTTGATGTTCCCGCAGCTTGAATTTTAGTAATTTGATCTGCTGTAGCAGCAATAACGTCTTGAACACCCAGAGCTGTTCCAATAACCTGAAGAGCTTCTGCTAATAGCAATAGATCATTAGCACTTAATGTGCCAGATGCAGTCAATGCATCAACTTTTGTTTTAAAAGTTGTTACCTGGCTCGATAATGTACTAAAATCAGGCATTTATTCCTCCTATTAAGCTTGTGCTTCTGTCCAAGATAGACGGCAAGTAATGTTACCAGTTGTAGCACCAAGGTTAGTTGCTACGATTGTAAGAATGTCTGGACCATTTGGGAATCCTGGAGCAGATGTATTACCATTTCCAGAAAGAATAGATGTTCCAAGATCTCTTACCTTTGAAAGATCAAAGTTTGTAACAGAAAGGTTATCACCACCAGAGTTTTCAGTATAGAACGCAAACACCTGGTCACCTCCCGTAATTGTATTTGTTGGGTTGGTAATTGTTGTACCTGGAATTCCAGAACTATCATGGTAAATTACCTGTGCGAGTGAGCCACCAGCAACTCTTGTTGTTTCCCAATCATTTGGTATTGAAACTCCAGAAAGTGCTGCTGGATTTAAAAATCCTTGAATAAGGAACTGTCCAGATGAAAGAATACCAATTGAGCTTAAGTTTAGCTGCATATGGTTAATAAGTTCACGAACTCCATAGTTTCTTCCCAAACCATTATCTACAGAAGGAGCAATTCTAATTGATACTAATGGTCTTGCTTGTGAAGATGTACCAAATGATTGTGTGGCTGTACCAGATACAATCAGTGTTCCAAATGTATTAGCATTTGCAATATTATATGTAATTGTATTTGATGTTACAGCTGTTACAGAGAATGTTCCATTAAATGTTGCAGATTCTGTAACTGTTCCATTTAATGCGGTATAGCTAACGTTTGTAGGCCATACTTTTGTGTAAGTAAATGTATTTGCAGAAGGAACAGTTGCAACTACATATGTTCCATTAAATATTGTATTAGTTGAAGCAATTACACCAGTGATTGCAACTGTTTGTCCAGCCAAAATATTGTGAGCACCAGATGTGGTAATATTTGCTGTATTTAGTGTAGTAATTGAAGCTGCAGTAATTGTAGCAGTTGTATTAACACCAGATATAGAAACGTTATATCCTGGCTGGATTGTATGTGTTGTAGTTGTTGTAAGAGTTGCTACACCACCTGTTGCTGAACGAGATGCAATCTTTGCAGTAAATGTACCAGATCCTGAAATCTGTAAGAATCTCTGCATACCAGCAGTGAAGATGTATGATTTATCATCATCAAATCTTCCATCCATGATAACCGAGGATCCCCAGTGTGAAATAACTGGTGCACATTGTTGTGAAATTGGTTGTACTGAAACTTGTACTGTTCCAGCTCCTGAAGGAATTGTTGCATCTGGAGAAAATACTATTGATGTAGATGTTCCAGTTAAGTTAACCATTGAACCTGAATAGTTGATTGACATTGGCTGACGACGTGCAATATTTACAAGATATCCACCTGCTGTTGCATTATATGCACCAATTGATGAATACGAAACGATTTCACAGTTTTGATCATCTTTAATCATAAGGTATCCATCTGTTGGCCAGAAGTCTACGTTATCAACATACATTGCAATTTCTGTTGGATTAAGATTTGCACCACTAATTGCTGTTCCGCCTGCTACTAAACGAGCAAACTTTGTTGGCTCATTAACAGCTTCATAACGAGCTGGAAGGTTACCAGAACGCATATAAGCTTCTGTATTAGTATTGTTATTAGGCATCTTGTGGCAATAGTAAATATTTCCATCTACTGCTCTAAATCCAAAACGAATAAATCCTGCACCATACCAAGTGTAGTCAATATAAACCATCTGCATACGACCTGGATCAATTACATAACCTGAAGGTCCTGTTCCATCCATTTTATCAATATTCCATTGAGATTGTGGAACCTTAATCTGTTCTGTCTTTAAATATCTTGCCGAAGAAACAGATTGAGCCTTGTATGCTGGAGCAATATACATATCTGTTTCGCTATTAATTTGAATAATTTTATAATGAGCACCTCTAATTGTAATTTGATCTCCAACAACGAGTTGCTTTCTAAATCTTGTATTTACTCCCTGAACATAATTTGAATACTGTGTTACATTAAGTCTTCCAAATAGTTCCTTCTTTGTGTATCTACGAACTACGTAGAACTGCCCACCATCGTATTCAATAAAGAATCCGTTTTGATCATCAAAGAGTCCGCAACGAGTTGCTGCACCCTTCCATTTTGTAACTGTAATCTTAAGGTCTGTTCCGCCTGGGAATTGATCTGTTGAAGGAATAACTGATGTCAAAGTCATTTGATATTTAAATGAATTTGTTCCAGTAGTTTCTGCAACTACAAAGTTATTATTCCAAGGATTATATGAACCAGTTACAGTTGCATTTTCAACTCTAATTCCAGCTCCTGGCTGAAGTCCATGATCTTGTCTTGTTGTAACATAAACATTTACAACTCCAACTGAATTTGAATCTGCATAAATTGAATCAATATCGTATGTTGGAGTAAGCTTTGCACCAGTTGAGAACTGAATTGACTTACCTGATTGATAACGGAAATAACGACGTGTTTGACGAACTGTTTGAACTCCGCAAACGTTATTTGCTGTTGTTAAAATAACTCCGCCGTCAAATGGACGGTGATCTACGTAACCTTCTGGGCGAGTAAACAAACCAACATTTGAAGTATTAATTGGGTTTGTTACCTGAAGACCAGATGCGACTGTAAACTTAAATTGATTTGGTTGAGAAACGTTTGTAATAAATTGGTTTCCACCGATTGGAGATGTAAGATCACCAATAAGAATAGGAGTACCTGGAAGAAGTCCATGAGGTCTTGGTGTCTGAACTGTAATTACTGAAGGAGTAGCTTGATCAGAAATTGCTGTCCAAGAGTTATAGAGTCCATTTAATCCACCAGTAATATGTGCATTATCATAAATTCCGCCGCCGTAAACGCCAGTCATATTTCCGTCTTTTACGGTACCAGTGGCAACTCCACGAGCTGTGTATGTAAATGTTGTTGAGTCTACCACCAGAATTGGGAAAGTTCCATCTGTAACGTTTCCTGTTGTTTCTTGAACTGAAACAACATCTCCTGTACTAAGTCCATGTGCTGAAGCTGTTACAACTGTAATTACTGATCTTGGAGAAGCTCCATCTCCAGTAATTGAAATAAGGTCATATGAGTTTCCGCCTGTTGTTCTTGAGAAAAATGTAGGATAATTATCGCATGTAACTAAAGCTTCCCATTTAGATGGCTGTACACCATATTCAAAGTCTGTATCCATCAATGACTGTGGTGGTGCTACACGAAGCTTTTGAACAGCATCTAGGAGTGGTGCTTCAAAGGTTGTTTGCTGAGATAACTCATCATAAATAATAGCAAGCTTGTCTGTTGCAAGCATTGTTGAACAGTTGTACTTAAGAACAATTGTTGTCCAAGGGTCGTTTGGAAGAGTATTATTTTGTGTAAAAGATACTGCACCCAAATTTGAATCAGAGAAGTTATAAATTACAATGCCTTGAGTAACGTTAGTGATAAGCATCAAACGCTCAGGCTTAATTACTCTAGGAACTACAATAGTATTTGTACTTGGAGTAAATGTATAGTATGTATCTTCTATCTGTGTTCTTGCCATCTTTTATTCTCCTAAAATAAGTAACTGCTTGCAGCAAATCTACTGTTTAGCTGTGTTTGTGTTAATGTACTTGTGTACTTTGGATAATAAATACCCAAATTAAACTGTGCATCAATTGCATAAAGTTGCATTTGTGCATATGTTGAGTTTGCTAAAGCACTTCCTGAAGGACCTGTTGCTCCAGTGTCACCTTTTGGACCTTGTGAACCAGTTGGACCCTTTACGTTTCCTTGCAAAGACCATGCACCTGAACCAGATGCATCATAGATATACCAGTTTCCAGTTGATGTTGCAAGATATTGATCGTTACCTAGTAAACCAGATTTTGCTGGACTTGAATCTGTTGGAGCATTTATACCAGCATAGATATAACTTCCTCTAGTTCCAGCGATTCCTTGAATTCCTTGTGTTCCTTGTGCACCTGTTGCACCTCTAGGAATATTAAAATTAAGTACTGCTGCAGTTGCTGTTCCAGAATTTGTTACAGTTGCATTTGTACCAGAAGAAGTAGTATTAGTCGAACCAATAGAAATAGTTGCATTTGTACCAGCTGGACCAGTTGCACCAGTTGGACCCTGTGGTCCTGGTCTAGATCCTGCTACGACGACCCATGAAGAGCCATCCCATCTTTTAAGTGACATAGTATATTACTCCTTTACAAAGTATACCAAAGTTTTTATAAAAAGCCCATCCAAATTAATGCTTCGTTTCCTCTAGAAACTGTTGTAGTTAAATCTAAATCAGTTTTTTGTGGCTGAGGAATCCAAGAATTTCCTATTGAAACATAAACTATTCCGCTAGATCCATCTACAGCCAACATTCCTGGCTTTGTGGAAGCTGATGGAAAATTAGTTATTGAAGCATATGTTGGAAAATATAAATTAGAATAATATGAAGGAGTATCTAAATCTTGTGTGTCAACCCATAATTGAACTAATGCTGGATCTGGACTAACTGAATCTATTCTTACAAGTTCACCTTCTTGATCATCCGTCTTAATCCAAAGGTCTCCAACGTATTGTGGAGTGGGAGCAACTGTGTCACTAAATATTAATTCGCCAGGAGCAATACTTGGGTCAACCCAAAATTCATACTGAGTTGGATCTGGTGCAGTTGTTCCAGTAAAGAATTGATTAAATGGAATTCCATTGTCATCAATATCAAACCAGATGTCTCCTGGTAATGCCGCTGCTGTTGGCGGAGCAATCATTCCAAAAAATAGTGTTGCTGGAGTTGCTGTTCCATCTGTAGATACACTTGGAAGTCCTCCTCCACCTGCACCTCCCGAAACATCTTTCCAAATTATGCCGTCAAAGACTCTAAGCTTTTCTGCGGCAAGATTATAATAAATTTGTCCTTCAACTGGATTGCTTGGAGCAACATCCATTCCCATAATAATACCTTGATTAAAAGTATTTTTAGTTGTCCAAACATTTTCTGTAGTTAGACTTAAAGCAGTTGAAGCATACTCCCAATTTGGAGTAAATGAATATAGTGTCCAGTTTCCTGGAGCTCCTGGTGGATAACCTGGGTTACCAGGGTTTCCTGTTCTAATATAAAAATCTCCAGCAGTTCCATATGGACTACCAATTGGAATAGAAATAACATCGTTTAATGCATAATACCCACCGTTATTATAGTCTCCCTTATAAGCAGCTGGGTACTTATTATAAATCTTAAGTGCTCTAACACCGCTTCTAAATTCATCTGTATCTAACCAAAAAGCACCGTGTGCTGGACTTGATGGTGGGGTATCTGACATAACAGCCTTAGATGGCTCTGTAATAGCTTCTAAAATAAGTTGATTTGATTCATCATCATACATGATGTTCATATTTTTGTTGTTGGCACTTTGGAAAAGTGGAACAATATAATCTTGAACCTGTTCTTGTGTAAGTTGTGGACTTACAGTTAAAATAATCTTATTATTTTGATCGTCATATGTGGCAGTAACATTATTATGGTTTGCATGATTAAAAAGAACTGCCGAAGCATCTTGGGCTGCTTCAATAAAATCTGTTATATCTGTAGATACATGGCCATGACCTATGTTAGACTTGCCTGCTAAATTATTTGTTACTGTAGTAGCAAAATTAGGATTTGAACCTAAAGCATCTGCTAACTCTTTAAGAGTATCTAATGCTGCTGGTGCTGAATTAACAAGCCCAGCAACTTTATTATCAGTATATGTTCCAGCTGCTGCTAATGTTGCGGCATTTCTAGTTTCTGATTCTTGTGATGCTGCAGCTATAGCATTTTGTTGTGCTGTATTTGCTTTTGTTGTTGCGTCTGCTGCTGCGGCTGCAACTGCAGTTGAAATAGCATTGTTTGCCTTTGTTGTTGCATCTGCAGAAGCAGCTGTAATTGCGGCTAACCTAGCAGCATTGCTTGCTGTGCTTAATTCTGTATCTCTTGTTATTGAATCTGGAATTTCAGAATCTCTAATAAAACCATCTTGATCTAAAGTTGGAACTCCATTAGGTTGATCTTTTTGTGCCTCAAAATTAGAGACTGTTAAATATCCACCAAGGGTATTTGACAAGCCATCTGAAAGAACTACTCTTGGGCCAGTAGAAAAAATAAATTTATTTGCTGCATCATCATATACTACACTTATATTTTGGTGATCTGTATTATTAAATGATTCAGCAATTGCATCTTGGGCCCTTTCTTTAGTAAAGAAAAGATAACCAGAGTTTTCAATAATCTGAGAAGTATTTATATTGTCCACAAAAGACTTTAGTGTTGTAAGTCTATTTTCTATAGAAGTAGCATCTGTTGAACCGCTTACACCAAGTTTAAGCTCTATGGCATGTAAAGCATCGTTTACCTTTGAGTGTTGAGCAGCATGAGATACGGCTTTTACTGAATCAGTAGATAAAGGATTTACAAAAGTATCTATAGAAACTGGATAATCTGTGGTAGTTGAGCTCATCTATAAATTATACCATTTTGAGGTATATAACCCATTTATTGATTATCCTGTGCTAAAGGGACACTTTCTTCTCTATTTGTTATGTCTAAAAAGTTTTGACCATCATAAAGCCAACCACTCATATTTAAATTAGGGTTATTTTCATAATGTTCTGTTACATCAATTACTTTAGGCTCACTTAAAAATATTGCTGCAAGTCTATCATCTGTATGTAAAACATCAACAACTGTTGCATCAATAACAAAAGCGATCTTGTTTGGGGGTGTCATTCTTGATGGCTCAAATGCTGGAGCGTCTCTTCCTGGGCCAATATAATCTGAATCTTCAGTCATTCATTTCCTCCTTGTAAGATACTCTTTCTTGTTCCCATTTATGTAATGGGCATTCTGCATTAGGCAACTTTACCTTAGCAGACATAAAGCAACCACACTTTTTGCAATTGCCAGTCGGTAATAATTCTGGACAAGCTTTGCAGATTTCAAGCCTCTTATCTGCAACTTGAGTTGAGACTCTTCCAAGATTTCTATTAAATAAGTCCCATGGTCTAGCTGGGCGGTCAAATGGATCTGTCATTTTACACTCTTTCTTTTTTTATATTGTAGCAGAAAAGTTGGATACTGTCGAGCCCTGAATATAGTCTGCTGGAGATTTAATAATTCCAGTTATACCAGTTTTATTTGGAGAAGTAAAACTATCTGTTCTTGTTCCTAATTGTGTTAATAATGCAGAGTCTGAATATGCTGTTGAAACTACAGAATTTCCAGAAGAAGCAATTCGAATAGCAAATGGGGCTGTTGATAGTGCAACATCTGATCCCACTGTGCTAATTGCACCTCCTGAAGATTGAATTACTCTAAGATAATAATTATTTACTGGTGTTGGAGTTGTTGCCGTATAACATCCATAAACTGCTGGCACTGCTGCAACTTGAATAGTGCAATTTGAACCATTTAATGTTCCAGAATTACAATAATAATATCCAGCAACTTGACGTGTACATGTAGTTCCAGATATTGAGTCTGATCCAGAACAATAATAATATGCTCCTACATTTACTATACAGTTAGTTCCAGATACAGAACCTCCAGATGGGCAAGAGTATGATGATCCTACGCTTACTGTACAGGTTGCTCCAGACAAACTTCCACCAGATGGACATGAATATGATGCACCAACATTTACTTGACATAATGTTCCTGCAAATAATGTTCCTCCATAATCACAGGCATAATATGAACCAGTTTGTCCAGTTGCTCCATAACAAATATTTCCAGATAAGGTTCCGCCAGAAGGACACGAATAAGATCCAGTTCCTGGGGCATTATATGTACAACAATGTTTATTTTGTCCAGTAGGACAACCACAAAATCCTGGAGCACTTGTTTCTGTAACGGCATATCCATTATATGTTGTAGGACATCCAGAAAAAGCTGTATAGCAACCAATTGAAGTTGTTCCACCGCCTGATACTGTATATGTAGCTGTATAATTATATGAATATGATGTTGAAGGATGATAAACAGCAGAATATGTATAAGAATATGCATTATTATATTGTGCTGAATAAGTATATGAATATGGAGCATTATATTGTGCAGAATAACTATAAGAATATGCCTGTTGATATGATGCACCATATGTATAAGAATATGCATTTTGATAACTAGCAGCTACAGAATAACTATATGCTGGTTGAGTTGCAGAAACAAGAGAAGTGGATGAACAACAGCTTCCTGAAGCTGGATTTGATCCAGAGGTTACATATGAAGCATTACAAGGATAAGAGGTTGTTGTATTATTATATGCTACTGTAGCATACCAAGATTGAGCATCTGTTATCCAAAATGCTACCCCTGTTCCGCCAGTAACATTTGCTGAAGCAATTACATTTGTTGAAGCCATTTTGGTTCCAGCTAAAGTATAAGTTTGTGCGGTATCTGAAGAATTTGCTAAAGTTCCTGTTGATGACCAGGTTCCACGATAAGTTTTCCAACCATTTTTTAAACCTGAAGTAAGACTAAATAAATCTGCAAAAGTTTGAAATGCTTTTAAACGAGACGTTATTACACTAGATCTATTTCTTTTAAACATTATGCATCAATGTCCCCTACTAAAATCCAAGAATTTGATGCTCGTTTTTCAAGTACGGCAGAAGAATATTTTGTTCTTGTTCTTATGTAGGAGTCAGTTGATACAAGTGTTGCTGGTGAAGTAGGAACAAATTTTAATCTTCCGTCACCCATTTGTCTAAATTCAACTGTTGATCCAATTGGATAAATTGAATCTGTTGGGTCTGATGGAATTGTAACTGTTATTTCTGTTGTGTTTGTAAGTTCTGTTACTTTTGATGTATTTGCAGATGTAATTAAATATGTGGCTCCACTTGCTGCTGTGCCATATGAAATTAATTCAACATCAGAAGTTTTTGCAAGTTTGTACCAGCCACCAGAATGTGCGTAATAAGCTGAACCAGTCCCATGAACGTGTGCAAACATTCCATGTTTTAATGTTGCTAATGGAAGATCTGCTTCAGTGTTGTAATGTTCCCAGTCTAAAAGAGAACTTTTAATTGCATTATCTGGAAGAATAACTGTTCCAGTAACTGTTAAACCTACAGCATTTAATTGTGTTGTAGATGAAATTGTAGGAGATGAAATTGTTGTTGATGTAAGATTTCCAACGGCAATGTCGTCTAAAACAGATTGACTCCAATTTATTGTAGTTGATGGTTCATCTGTTACGCCTTTAAATAATTTCCATTTATTTGCAGAGTGATCTCTTGCTAAACCTGTATGTTGATATGTTCCGTTATTAAAACTTCCAACTACTCCAACATCAATTATATTTGCTTGATTATTACTTCCAACATAAATAAGTGGATTTGTAACAGAAAGATTTTGTGTTGATTGAGTTGTTGTTGTTCCTGTAATTGTTAAGTTTCCAGAAACAGAAAGATTTCCTGTAGAAACAGTACCAGTAAATGTTGGAGAAGCAATTGGTGCTTTTAAGGCAAGTGCTGCTGTATTTGCTGTTGAAAGTGGTTTGTTTACATCAGATGTATTATCAACATTGCCAAGTCCAACCATTATTTTTGTAATGCCGCTTACGGTTCCAGTAAATGCAGGAGAATCAATTCTTGCTATTCTTGGAGAAATTTCTATATCTCTAATATAAGAATCTTGATCTAATGTTGGTGTTCCACCAGCAGAATCTAATTGAGCATTAAATGCAGATGCAGTTAAATAATCTCCAAGTGTATTACTTAAACCAGTTGATAAAACAACTTCTGGAGCGGTAGCAAAACTAAACTTATTTGTTGCATCATCATAAGTTACTGTTATATGGCTATGTGTACCAGCTGCAAATGCCTCGCCAATATAATCTTGAGTTAATTCTTTAAGTTCTGATGGAAGAATATTTGCAAAGGGCAAAGCTGACCATAAGGAAGTTCCATCACCAAATTTTATTTTATTTAATGTTGTATCTAAAGCTATTTCGCCTTGTTTTAAAATTCTTGTAGATGCTGCCCATTGCGATGTAGTTCCTCTGCGAACTTGGATTGTCATATCCATTATGCGAGTCCTCCGTCAATTGTATTTGTTGATTGAACATTGAAAGATCCTACAGAATAAATATCTCCATCATAAGTATGAATGTGTTCTAAAATGCCAGTTTGATTTCCACCAACAGAAATCCAATCGGTTCCAGTATATACTCTTAACTCTTGTGATGTTGTATTGTAATAAATATCGCCAATGCGACCTGTTGCAGGGTTATTAGCTAATTCAACTGTATTTAAGGGTACTAATCTTTTTACAGACATTTATAAACCCCTTATCCAGTAATAACGACTCTGTATGCTCCAGCTGCTGGTGCTGTACCAAATCTAATTGTTGCTGTATTTACAGTTGTTCTTTCTGTATCAACTTCAACATTGCTCCACTCTGCAGATGATTCGTAAACTTGAATTTGAACATCTCTAGTATTTAATCCGTGGTTAACAACAAATACTGTTCCGCCACCAGATACCGTTACATATGTTCCTGCTGTTAAATCTGCTGCATACTTGCGGGCTACCGCAAATTGTCTTTCTTCAACTCCGTATCCTGGCTCAAATCCCATTTCCCAACGGTCTGTTGTTTCATTCCATGTAAAGTAGGCATCTGCTTCTAATCCACGGTGAACAATAAGACCTGAATCAAGAACTGGTGATGCAGATTCAGACTGATTAGAGTTTAAATTAATTTTATTATCAACGATATTAACCTGTGTAGAATTAACAGAGTTAATTGTTCCAACTACATCGAGGCTTCCATTAACAGTAAGATTTCTAGAAATTGTTACATCTTGTGGAAGACCAATTGTTACTGATGATCCTTCTCCACCTGAATTTGTAACAGAAATTTGATTTGTAGTTCCTTGAATTCCAGCTACATAATCTCCAGTAGTGTCTGTTCCAAGTGCTACGGAGTTTGGTTGAACTGTTGCGGTAATTGTTACGTTACCGAGGTTTGTCATTGTAGCAGAACCAGCTACATCTCCTGTAAGTGTAATTGTAGGATCATTAACATCAAAGTTAAGCTTTCCTGCTGTATCATCATAGGTTACTACAATACCGTTTTCTGTATTTGGAGATGTAACCATAGCTCCAACAACATCTTCAACGGCTTCTTGGAAGTCATTTACTTGTGTTGATGGAATTGAAATATCTTGTTGTGATGCAGAAGTTAATTGTCCTTGTGCATTTACTGTTACTGTTGAAGTTTTTGTTGCAGAACCATATGTACCAGCTGTTACACCAGTGTTTGTAATGCTAATTGATTCTGTATTTCCAGCATCATTGTATGTTGCTGTAATTCCAGTTCCGCTTTGTACTAATCCACCAACAATATCTTGTACACGCTCAGCATTTAATGTTACCGCTGCACCTGTTACTGTAAAGTCTGTTGAGTCAAATGAAGCAACACCCTTTTGAGATGATGTGGCATCTTTTGCAGTAATTGTAATTCTGTTATCTGTTACTGCTGTATCAATTGCTGAATCACCAGTTACAGTCAATGTATCTGTAAGAAGGTTTACTGTATCTGTGCCAGTTTCTCCAGCAATAGAAAGATTAGTTGCTACGTTTGTTTCACCAGCTGCAGTTAAACGACCTTTTGAATCTACTGTAAATGTTGGGATCTTTGTTGTTGAACCGTATGATCCAGCTGTTACGCCAGAATCAACAAGAGAAATTGTTGCATTGCCAGTTGTGGCATCTTTTGCAACACCAACATAAGAAGATGTTCCCAAAATGTCTGGGATTGAGTGTGTGTGATCTGCTCTTGCAACTGAGGTAGAAGTTCCATCAGATTTTGTATTACCAAATTTTAATGCTGTTGTTTGTCCTGAAGCACCAAAATCACCTGAAGCTCTTAGCCAGGTTGATCCGTTCCAGAAATAAAGGAAATTGTCTGTAGTGTCATAGTAAATTTGACCTGTTACAGGACTTGCTGGTTTAGATGCTGTAGGAAGGTTTTGAACTCTTGCATTCAATAACTCATTCTTATTTAAGTCTAAACTAACTAAAAATTTTCTTGCCATCTGTTTTATCTCCTTTTAAGACAGGTAAGCTGTCCCAGAAAATGCCTGTGACATTGTTAGTGTCAAGACATCAATACTATTATAGTCTATTCCCGTCTCTAATACGTCGCCTGTACTAGATTTAACAGTAACATTTGGCTGAAAATGTAAATTGTGTTCTATTCTTAAAGAATATATTCCATTTACTGGGCCAGTAACTTGAGAAAGCTCCCATGGATATCTCAATGCTGTTTCTGTATAAAGTAAATAGCTGGTAACACCAGTCCATGTTGTATCTACTTCTTTGGGACCATAAAATCTGGTTGTATCTTTATCATAATAAAAATCTCCTGCTAAACCAAGTCCTGGGGCTGGAACTCCGTGACCATTAAGAATGGTGCGACCTCTTGGACCTTGCAGACCAGCAGAACCAACTACTACTTGATTTACAGTTTCATGAACAACTACTTTTTCTGCCATTAAATTGTTACCGATCTATTGAGAGTCAAAAATCCTTCAAGCAGTCTAATTTTATTTCCATTTGTATCTGTAATTACAAGGTCATAGGCTGATTTTGGATAAATAAATTTATTTGTAGAAGCGGCGGGGATTACAACATTAACAATGCCATTTGGACCATCAATAGTAATTCCACTTGAATGTGGTGTTGAAACAGTAGCAACTAATTGCTTTCCACCTTTTAAATCTCTAACCTGCATTTTAGCAGTTGCTCCAGTTAAATCAATTGGATTATCTAGAGAATCTTTATATTCTACATAAAATGAAAAAGTAGCGTTTTGATCAACATCAAAATTTTTGGTTGCAGCCACAATTACCACCTTATATAAATAGAAAAGCCTCTATGCTCATTTTATCATAGAGGCCGTTCTAAAGTATTTGTTAATTACTTAGTAGCACCGATTCCAAAAGATCCGTCCTTTGGATTTAATGCACGTAGTAATGGACCTGCAACTGCACCGAGTGCTGCCATTCCAATTGACTTAGCATCTGTGTGCCCAGCCATATACATAGCGATTCCTGCTGATACTGCAGTACGTGCATATGATGCAAGTGCTGCTTGTAATTGCTTATTCATATATTTTCTCCTTTTGGGACTTTGTCCCTAACAATATTCTACCACTAGGCAGAAATATCTACAATCTCACAATTCCCGTCAGATGTACAGGCGAGTGTTTGTGTTCCGCTGGTTCCGTCTTCTGTCTCATAAAAAGACAAATCTTCCCAACGAATATTAGATGGCATTTTAGCCAATAACTCCAAATATTCAACCTCTGTTGTTTCTTGATATGGAGCTTGCTTATATGTATGATCAGAATAAGGAAGGAATGAAATTCCTGATACTTCATCAAAATGCTTATAAACCCAAGCACCCACTTCCATCCACTCTTCTTCTTTTACAGAAACTGTAATTGAAGGCTTATGCTCACACCATGCACGTTGATAAACTAACCATGTATCAAGATGTTCCAACGCCGTTAAATCATTTCTAAGAATTGCACCTTCGGGTGCTTTTACTGGAAATGAAAATACATAAGTGTCATCTGGCTTCATAACATCATCTTCCACTGGAATTCCAACTTCTTTAAGGAATGTTGAAAGTGGATCTTTTTTGTCTCCACGTACTGTACGTGTGTAATATTGTGAATGCCATGGATGCATTCCTGAAGATACCCCGACCAATTGAGACACGGTGCCAGAAGGCTTCACACAAGTAATTGCGGCAGACTCAGGAATCCCAATTTTCCCAGCCTCTTTAGAATTTACATCTCTTGCATATTCACGAAGACCATTAAGAGCTGACTCAAGTTTATCTAATCCTTCTTTACCAGAAAAGAACTTATGACCAAATTGTCCAGTAAGTGAGACTCCTAGAAGTCTTTCTTCTTCTGTATTGTCTTTCCAAATTTTACGAAGATACTTAAAATCTGTTAATGTTGATTGCCATGTTCCAAGAATTGTTGCAAGGCGTACTTTGTTTGATACATCTTCAACTGTATCTTTTTCACGTAATACGACTTCTGAAAGATTACAAAACTGATAAGGACGGAGAATGATTTCCGAGCAAGGATTTGTTCCGTAATGAATTTCTGGATCACGAAGACCATATTTCGCTGCTTGCTTTTGGGCTGCTGCCACATTGTAGATGCCTCTTTCGCCTGACTTAGAATCATATAAAGATTTCCACTCTGCAATAAATTGCTCCATGTCTGGTTTGCGGGAATACGCAACAGAATTATTTGATAATGCACGTTGAGAATTGCTTTCCCACCAATTACCAGATTTTGCGGCTGCCATTTCAATATCATTAATATTTGAAAGTGAAATCATTGCAGAACGACGAACTCCTCCAACTACAACAATCTCTCCAATCTTACACATAATATCGTGTGCCTCAATTGGCTTTAATTGACGACCTGCTGCTGATTTAAACTTTGCAATTGTAAAATCAAAAAGATTAATTAGTGGTTGAGGACCTGATGATCTTCCTCCCATAGTTTTTAATCTTGCACCAGCTGGGCGAAGCTTTGAAACATCAATTGCTGGAATTTGACCAGACCAAAGGAGTGCTAAAAGCTCACGGTATGCTTTTGCCCAACCTTGTTTTGAATCTTCTACAACAATTGTAGTTGTTGATTTTTCAAAAGTCTCTGGGACGGAAGGAAGTTTATTAACATACTTATATTCAACAGAAAATCCTACTCCTGTGCCGCACATAAGGATATACATTGTTTCGTCAAATGATCTTGGTGAATCAACTGGAACAAAAGAACAATTATATCCTGCAACATGGTCTCTGCTAAGAGCTGGACCTGAAGTCATAACAGAACGCATTGATGGCATAACGCTTCTATTAAATACTGCAGACTTTAACTCTTCAACAAGTTTTGCATCTGGAACATACGAATGATTTTCGTTAAGATGGTTTAACATAAAGTCAAAATATCTATCTACTGTTTCTCCCCATGTTTCACGACGATTTTCTTCAGAGATCCATCTCGCATATCGAGATAAAGCAATGAAGTTTTCATATGGGTTTTCAATAGTTCTAGACATTTTTTGAGTACTCGCTTCCACCTTAACGGTTAATAGTTTTTTGTTGAGATTCTAAGTATACCTAAAGTTTTTTTAGAGGGCAAGGGCTAAGAAAATTTTTTATCCAAATCTGCAAAAGCATTCTTAGTCAACTGCAACCAATTAAACTTATCATGTACTCTAGTTGACTGAGAAAAATAAAAGTCGGAATACATTTTAAAATTTATAACTGCATCATACATAAGAAACTCAAGATGTTCTTGATCTGGCTTGTACATTTCGCCAACATATGTATGTCCAAGTGATTTTGGTAAAGTTTCACTTGAAAGTTTAGACTTTAACTTTAATGGTCCAAGAAATTCTTTGTAAGGTGACCAATCATAAGTTGATATTACTGGCATTCCAGTTGCTAAACCTTGAAGCGGGATAAAACCAAAACCTTCTCCCCAACTAGGATACAAAAGTATATCGTGAGAGTGAAAAAGATTTACTAGTTGACGAGGTTCATATTCTTCTGTTATAATTGATATATTATTATATATATTAGGTAAAGATAATATGTTATTATTTGTATATACTCTAATAGTATTATTAAGATGGCACTTGATAGTTAAATGATAATCTGGATTATTTCCAAACAACTTAATAAAAGTATCTACAGCTTGTTGTCCGCCTTTTCTTGGTGAAGGTTCTCCAACATGCAAAAATTTAATAACATCTCTTTGAATTCTTTGTTTTGGTTTCCAAATGTCTTCAATTCCATGCATGTAAACTTTTACTTTTTTATCAATACCTGCATCTTGAAAAACATTTGCAGTCCATTGAGAAGTTGCCCAAACTTCATCACATGCATTAAATTTTGTAATCCAGTCTTTGTCAATTTTTGTTGATTCCCATGGAGTATAACCAATTTGATATTGATTTTTATGAAACTTAAAATTATCTGGTTGTGTAAAGTTTAATTGTAGATCAGCTTTTGGATTTGCATAACTTACTGTATGCCCAAGTTCTTGTAATGATTTAACTATGTTTTGTCCTGCATAACCAAAACCAACTGCAGGATTTAATCCCGCTTTAACTGTATAATAAGAAATATTCATTATAACTTTCTGGTCGACTGGCTTGACAGAGTTGTTGTAATTCTGTAAGATTATATTTACTGTCTCTAAAGGAGGTTTTGCCAATGGAGAAAAGTATGAAACGTTTGTATGAGTTACTTAGTAATTCTACCATATTAGTAATGTTTGCGGTAGCAGCTATTTTTGTAACACATACATTTGTTCCTGCAAATGCATTGTCTTTGAGCAAGTCAGAGATTATGCAACAAAAAGCAGTCTATTTTGGTTCGGCAACGAATTTAACAGATTGCGAATTAGTGGAAGTTTTAAGCATTGCTGGCTTTAATGGTCAGGCTCTAAAAAAAGCGTGGGCTGTGTCAAAGACAGAGTCTAACGGAAGACCGCTTGCTTATAACGGAAACTTAAGAACAGGGGATCACTCATACGGGATTTTTCAAGTAAACATGCTTGGGTATCTTGGAGTGGACAGAAGAGCACAATATGGGCTCATTTCCAATTCTAAATTATTTAACCCCATTTTAAACGCAGAGGTCGTTTATAGGATGAGTAAGGCGGGCAAGGACTGGAGTTCTTGGCCTAGTTACGGAACTGTAAGATATAAGGAATTTCTAAAAGATTTTCCTGCAAAGTGTTTAACGATGATAAAAGAATAGAGACAGTAGAATTAAAACACAATTAATCGTTGAGTATCAAAAGTTGGCGGGGGAATTAAAAGTTCCCCCGCTTACTTGTCCAATAGATCAAAGTCTATTGATGCCAAATTTAACTTTAGAAGATGAACTTTATCTTTATTGCTTAGATTGTTCCTACAAAAATTTTGTAGGCATTGAACTTTATGACAAGGTTTTAAGGTACCTTGAGAAATTTGGATTGCTATGAGAAAGCTAATAAATGGCGAAGAAGCATTAGAACATAATCAATCGGTTCATCTTTCTGTAAAAACAAAAGTTCCTTCCAAATGGATATTAATTGATTCAGAGACTGGTCAAGTCTATAAGGGTGCTGATAAGATAACTGCATATGGACCCTGGACATGGGTTAATAATGCAACTGAAATTCCAGAAGATATTAAATTAATCCTTTCTAGGGTTAACCCTGCTGTATAATAGTTTAAGGCGGTAAAGGAGCTAAAATGCTAAGAACAAGATTACTTGCAATGACAAACGTTGCACAAGAACTAACTATTGACGATCAAGTAGATACACCAAATGCTTTGTCAATTCAAAATGTATCAGCTACAAAATATGCTTACCTAGGAAATGAATCTGTATCTACAACAAACTATGGACACAGACTTTATCCAGGACAAACATTCTCGATTGAACTTTTGCCTAATGACAAGATCTATGCGGTTGGTGAAGATGGATGCACATTAGCTGTATTCATCATTGAACAATGATTCATGTAACTAATAGCGTTTTAGATGGTGTTGCTGGTCCCGCTGGACCACAAGGTATTCCTGGACCACAAGGTGCTGCTAGCACTGTTCCTGGGCCAAAGGGTGATACGGGTGCAACTGGTCCAACTCCAGTTATTCCAATTACAAGCAAAATTTATGTAGATTTTTTAAGATCTGATTCTTATACATCAGTTGGATCTAGAGAGTTTCCCTACAAGACATTGGCGGCAGCTTACACAACAGCCTCAAACATTGGAAGTTCAAGTAATCCAATTACAATTGTTTTGCTAAGTAGTAACTCAACACCAGAAAATGTAACATTTTCAAAAGGACATATTTTCCTTACTGCAGAAAATTCATCTGGAACACATGCCCCATTATTGTTTACTGGTTCATTAACTTTTCAAGGACCAAACACATCTATCAGTGAAAACCACTTTGCAGTATCTAATATTGAGTTAGTTGGAGTATCTGGAACAGATGTAGTAACTTTTTCTGGATCTTATCCACAACGTCTGTTTTTAAAAGATGTCTGGATCACAGTAAATGGTGCCGCACATGGAATTACAATGACAAATACAGGCGGAGGATCAACTGTTCACGCTAATGATTCTAAGTTTAGCCATAATGGTTCTGGAGATTATCATTGCGTAAATGCAACAAAAGGTACAGCAAGTTTAGACTCTATTGAAACTTCTGGAGTCAGCACTTCAGTTATTTCAGTAAGTGGCGGAGCATCTGTAAACCTAACAAATTCAGACCTTCAATCTGCTGGCTCATATTGTGTTGAAGTTTATGCAAATAGCTTATTGACTATGGCAAATGTAAAAATTACAACAACTGCAGCTAATTCTACAGGAATTCTTTTGGAGCAAGCTGGTTCAGTTTCTTTTGCTGGACTTGTAACATTTAATGTTCCAGCTGCAGGCACAGGAAGAGCAATTGATGGAGTAGCTGGATCAGTTCTTTATTACGGTCCAATGTTCTTTATGCCAGATGGAGTTGGTGGAACAACAAATACTAAAGTAAATCCTCTAATTACAGCATTACCAATTTCTACAACAATGACTAGGGCATAATGACAATCTATAAAAATACCGCAGTTAATTTTGCAAATGTTCAAGAAGATATTCTTCCTACACTAGATAATACAGTTTCTTTAGGTAAATCTGGAAATCGTTTTAAAGGTGCCCACCTTGGTCAAGGAACCCTCTACATTACAGATATTACAACAAATGCAGATGCTGCAATTTCTGTAGACAATGGTGTATTTAAAATTGACGGAGTTGCACAGGCACAACTTGCCAATGTTAAAGTCACCAATTTAACATTTAATGATAATACCTTACAAACAACTGCAGCAGTTGCTCAAGTAAATGCTGATTGGAATGCAACAACAGGCAAAGCACAAATTCTTAATAAGCCAGATATTGCTTCATTAAATGCTCCAACACCTACAGCGTACAATCCTGTAATTTCAAGTGCTGGCGGATCAACTCAAATGGCTTTTACAGGAACTCCCGCAACAGGATCATACATGAAGCAGGGAAAGCTAGTAAACTTTAGAATAAGAGTTTCCTATGCAACATTTACAGCATTTGGAACTGGAAATGGAAATCAATATTATATAACTCTTCCATTTGCCCCAGCAGCAGATTATGTATTCAGAAATGCTTTATACAAAAAAGATGCAACTGGTGCTAATTATGAATTATCAGTACATGCTGTTGCAAACTCAACAACAATGTCTTTATGGCATTCAGCAGGAAGCGGAAATGAAAATCCTATGAATCATACATATCCTACATCTCCAGCTACTGCAGACTATTTCTATATATCTGGAACATACGAATCTATTTAATATGAGCCTAAATTAGTGCGAAAAAAAGTGCTCGGCGGCGTAGAAGCACTTTCCATTAATTCATCCATTTGCTATAATAGAAAGATAAGAAAGCATTTAGCCTCACATAAATATGTGCGGGGTCATTTAAGAAAATATTACGAAGAGGCGAGAAATGTCAGAAGAAGTAAATAAAGAAAATATCGAAGATAATTTAGCAATGGCTACATATATCCAGTTAGCCCGAATCTATGACATTATGACCATCATTGCAACAGGAATTACAGAGAACCCTGATCTTGTGCAGAATGTGGTCAATATGCATGCAGAAGGGCAAATCCTGGGTCCAAATCCAGCATTGGCGGGACTTTCAGAAAATGATGACATCAAACCCTAATAACCCATTAGACCCTAAACTGCAAAGAACACTATTAGCAGAATTTAGACAAGAGATATGTATACCATGTACTGAGTTTGATCCTGTTGAGGTTAAGTGTACTATGCTGGATGTATATTCAAAGAGTTATTACTCTGATCCCGCCTTTGATTGTCCAATTGGAAATTTTTAATGTGTAAGAGTTGTGGAGATTGTTCTAAAGAACATACTCATAATATAGATGATGGTGTAGATTTTATCGAAGCTCATCCATGTATCTAGTTGACTAGAAATTACACTTATGTTATTCTTATAGTAGTGTTTGGTTGAGAACCACCATTCTCCCTTACATTAGAAAATCCCCTAGGATCCGCCTCCGAAGGGATTTTCGTTTATCTAAACAAATATT